ACTGCCCTAGCTCATTAATATCTTCGCATTTAGAGGCTGCGCATATAGGTTCGTTGTACCATTTACAATTATTGCAAGTTTGTTTCTCAAAGTCGTCATAGATTTTATCTATATGTTTTTCTATGTCCCCTCTGTCGTGTTGAAAAAATTCAAAATCTTTTGCTTCTTCTCTAGTCATCTAACAGCTCCTTATCTACCCTTTTGTTTTTAACAAGCTGAGTACTCAGCTCTTTTTTAGATAATATCATAATTTTCTCTTTGATATAAATCTTCTGATTTAACTGGTTTAGCGTATTTCCAAACATTTGTGCTACTAATAAAATGATAACTTTCATCTATACCATAACCTTTGAAAATATGTAATTCCCATTCTTCATCTTCATCATTTCTAAACCAACAAGGTTTATTATACATATTTGGGTCTTCATACCATTTTGATGGTTTGATTCTATATTTAACTAATGTATCCCAAAGTGGTGAACATTCAAGATCGAGCCATTCGCGCTCTTCTTCATAAAACCACTGAAATTGAGTATCTGGTTTTTCTATTTGCAATTTGCGTAGTTCTGCTTGTTCATCGTTTACTATATAGTATTCATTTGAAGACCATATAGGATTAGATATAGATTTCCATATATCATCTTTAAAATGACTTATAGTCCTTACATATACTTGAGGTCTTCCTGCATCCATCCATCTTTTAAATTCTTTCATTAATTCTTCATTAGTCATTATTTCTCCAATGTTTTATATGCTTCTAGTGTCCATTCATCATATCTATCTGATGAGAGTGCTTTGTAATTGCTATAAGAATAACCATTTCTTTTACCATCATAGGAATAACTACATTTGTTTTTAGCATCATAAAATTTAATAATTTTTTGATGAGTGCAACAAATATCCCAACATTCGATAGGCTGTCCATCCCATAAATCTCTTTTAGGATCATAAGCCACATCTTCCCATCTATTATCAGTATGTTTCATAAATGTGTCAGAAACATTTCCTACATTTTCAACTTCACTACCGTTCCATACCGTAATACCCACTGTCATATCAGTAAATAGTACAACTTCTCCTGAATCTTTCCATCTTTTAAATAATGGATATATGAATTCAGGTTCTACTTTAATTCCTAGTTGTTGTAACTGTTCTTTTGTTAATTCTACTGTGTATTTTTTCATTTTATTTATCCTTCTATTGTTTTTCATTTTATTTATCCTTCTAATGTTTTTAATGTTTTTGTAAATTCTAATGGGGCTATATTATCCCATCCTGATGCACTATACCCAACAGCATCTTTATATGGATGGGTATCACATTTAACTGTGCTTGAATATCTCCCTATATAGTAAGAGTCTATTTCATACCAGAATACACATAGTTCTCCAACTTGTGGCTTCCATAAGGCTACTTCCACATCATAATCAGCACAAGCATAATGCTGCCATATGTCTTGTTTATCCGTTACCCAATCACCAACTTTAAATTCAGGTTCTTTTGGTTTTATTCTATACTTAATAGTATTTTCAAAACATTGCCCATAAGAACTCCAATCCCTCCATTCACCTTCTATTTTAGGTTCTACATTATGTATTTCATAATAAAATTGAATTGTCTTACCATCTGCTAGTGCTCTCCGATATTCACTGTACTCATCGTTTTGTACATAAATGTCTTTATAGTCAAATGCAGGTTGTTCACATAAATACCAATTATTGGTTTTATGATCCTTTTTCCATACCATTTTATCTGGATTATCACAAAACCATTTTATGGCTTCCCTATGCTTACTCACTTGTTTGGGTGTCATTATTTCTCCTTTAACTTAAATAAATTATCTACTTTTCTCATTTTTAGTCCCGCCTCTAAATGGAATTTCGAACACATGTTTCATATTGCTATTCTCTCTTATATATTCAAAGTACACAGGGTCAACATAGACACCATCTTCTTTAGCAACACTTATTACAGCATCACGCAACCTCTCTACCTTAGACTCCAAATCCATTTCAACTCTATATAATTGAGAACCTATTGCCACTACTACAGACACTAAGTAGTTTTCACCATTTGTTTCCGGATTAATTCTCATTAATTTAACCACATTGCTGTTTATAGTATTGAGGATTGTCTCTAGTCTATCAATACCTATATCTCTTGCATTCCAACCAATATTTTTTGATACTGACTGTACCCTATCTACATAAGAAGATACTATGTCTTCTCTACTAACAGTATCTACTCCTGTTACTAAAGGTTGTGCACTTCTACATAGCCATAACTCTTTCCTTGGATCTTCTGCTTCATAGTAGATGCACTCAGGACAATCAAGCCCTATATCTATTTCTTCTTCTAAAAACGAACACCACAGTTCCGTCATAATTTTACTCCTCTCTTTTCCTTTTATACTAGGTCAGCCATTGTAAGATTGCTAATATATTCTAAGCCCTCTTCGTATTTAGAAACAGGCAACTCATTGTATCTAGGAAGGTGGAACTTCTTTTTAAATAGACTCCATACTTTTCGGTGCAATTTTGTAGCTAGTTCTTTATCATCCTGTGCTAAGCTGTACACTTTTGCATTCTTTGCATCAGTTAAAGCTTTCTGTTGCCAGTTCTCTATCTTTCTATTTGCAATAATGTCATCCATCTTTTGCTCTACTAGTTCTACTCTTTCATTAATCTCTGTGTGACCTTGTGCAATAAGTATAATTTGCTCTGTCACTGTAAGTTGTTTTACAGCTGTGAGATCTTCAAGCTTATCTATCACAAACATCAACCTTTTGTTGTCAAGTTTTGCACCAACAGCCATTGCTTGTTTCTTAGTTAAAAAGTATGTTTCTAGCTTCTGACCTTGTTCGTTGTACACGGTCGACATTTTGGCGACCGCCCCAAAACTAGGCTGTTTCATAAGCTCTTCAACCTTTTTCATTTGCTTACTGTGTTCAAGAGGTCTTTCATTGCTCTTAGCTCTATCTATATTAATAACATCAACTATTTCTTTTAATGTTACAACTCTTTTGTCATTCTGAGCATTTTGTTCAATTGCATTACCCATTATCGTTCTTCAGAATCTTAGGATTTGTTTTTTCTTTTGAGTGTGAGTTGTTGTACGGAGATTCCAAGCTTCGGCACAACATAAAACACTTCAGAGAGAGTAGCTGTGCCAGGTGCTTGGAAACCTTTTGTTCTACTCTCTCTGAAATGATTTTATTATTCTTTGTTTTTTATGAGAAAATTTAAAATAGAGACACAAAGCACTTTTGTTTATACATAGTGCTTCATGCCACCTGCAAACGAATTATACACTAATTCGAACAATAAGTCTAATTTTTATGCCCTGTCAATCCAAAATTACCGAATTCGTCCTATCTAGTAGGCCTCTTGTAATGCTTGCATCTTTAGGGTGCATACGGCTAAGAGCATTTTCCATTGAAGTTTCTAGGTTCCTTGCTCTAAACTTACCATAGTGCGGAGTTTTCCCTAATAGCTGTCTTTTGCCTTGCTCTGTAAGACTTCCAATATACCTTCCATTCTTTTTCCGTAGATTAAATCTAGGCATCATATCACTTTCTGCTTTATGTACAGTTAGTTGAGGATAGCTTGACCTATCACTACTAGGATTTTTCATTAAATATAGTAGGAATTGCTGATTTGCGACATCCATCAGTTTCTGTTTAGAGACAGATGTCCTCTGTAGCTTTTCACCTTTTTTTTCAGAAATCTTAATTGTTTTTCCTGTACTACTCTTAACATGCTCTTTTACAGCATTATATACTTTTTCTCTTGTGCTTTTAGGAGCCTTAACAAACGCATTCACTGTATTGTTGTAGGGATTATTTATAGCTATTCCTGTTGCACCATGGTCTTTAAGAGCCTTATGAAAAGCTTTTCTTAACCCTATGTTTTGCGTCTTTTCTCCTCTTATAACAAGGCCTCTTGTATCTTTATCTTCCATTTCTCCTACTCTCCTAATTATGTCTATTTGTTATGCCCCGCTAGTATAAGACCCGAGCTATTTGCAAGATCTTCAGCAGCCGCAGCTACAGGATTCATAATCAAACTTTTTGTACCCATCTTGATTCTATTATTTGCTTGACCTTGCAAACCGTTATTAAATGCATTTTCCACAGGATTTAGTACTATTTTCTTTTCTATAGGTTCTTTTACATACCCTTTTATTTTTCCATATACACTTTGAGGAGCATCATTTTTACTCCCTATTACTCTTTTAAAACTATTTACTGCTAATGCACCTGGCTCAACCTGAAGTGCAAAGTTTCCTACCCCCTCGCCTAAGGCTTCCATCTTGTTCATATTACCCACTGTAATATTGTCAAGCTTCTGTTTAGATAGAGCGTCTGTTAAGCCTGAAGATACTTGACCAAGTTTGCTTTGCTTAAAGTTATTATCAAAAGCCTGAGCTCTTTTAGGAAATGCTTTTAGGTAATTTTGTACTCTACTCACATTCATTCCAGGAAGTGCGTTTCCAAGCATACTATTTAGTGCAGGGCTATCTCGGAATATTTTTGAATTAACAGCTCTAGATATGTTTCCTTGACCTATTTGCTGAGCAACTGCCCTTTCTGGTCTTGTCATTGTCTTAATAGAACCCACAACAGGTTGTAATTCATCTGCAAGCATAGCTTTTTCAGGAACGATTGCATTAGACAATCCCCTTGTAAAACTATTTCTTTTGTTTGTTTGACCTTTAATAAATCTACTAGCTAGAGTTACTCCACCTTTTTTATTCAACAAAGTTCTTTTTGCTGCTATGTTTTGTGCTACATGTGCTGCAGCTCCTGTGGCAAGCAACTCTAATATTGCTGTTTTTTCTAACTGATTCATTCTGTTGGTTCCTCTTCTTCTATAGTCTCAGGAAGACCTATTACTTCCTCTAACTCTACATTGTATGAGTCAAGTTCAATTTCGCCCTCCACAAGACCTTCGGCGTGCATTTCTTCAAGTACACGAGTAAGTGCAGCAATGTCTGACATCTTATTGCTGTCTGTATTCGCAGATGCTTTTTGTATAACATTAAGAGTTTCCGATTTAGCTTTAAGTCCTTTTTGAAATTGGTCATAATCACCACCGTCTCTCTCAAACACTTTCTCTTTCCAAGCGAGTACCTTCTGTGCAGTATCTTTATATGCTGATAGAGAGTAGTCAAAAAGATTTATGTTAAACTGTTCCATTATTACCTCTGGTCCACCAAGATGTGCTTCTCTTAACATGCTAGCTCTTGAATACTCTTGTGTATTCTTATCGTTTTCAGACATAATAATTTCATAATACTCAGTCTTTCCAAGTTGACCTCGGAGCCTAGATACTTCAAAGAAGATACTTTTGTATGCCTCAATAGATTCTTTCTTCATATCTATACACTGTCCAATTAAAGCAGGGTCCCCATCGACAAATAGCATAGCTTCAACAAACCACTGCCTAAAAGTAGTTTCTCTAATCCACACTATGTCTTGAGCAACCTCACTTATTTCAGTAGTTTGACCCTTGTAGTATGCGGACAACTCTAGAGCGTAATCAAAATGATCATCGTTTTCTAGAGTTCCCGTTAAATCCCAATGCTTATCTAAAACGGAAAGGCTATACATGTAGCCTCTTATTCTATTATAGCTGCGTCTATAGTAAAGTCAGTTAATCTGTTCAACAGAGTTTTACCTCTAGAAATAAAAGTATCTAGTTGCTTGTCTCCGATTTGATCACGGAAGTTATTTCTTTGCACCTCTATCAACAATAAGGTTTTCGCAAGTCCTATTACGCCTCTTTTGATATCTTCCATATAACCCATTGTAACTGCTTTTGCATCAGGAGTATCAATAAGATACGAAATGATAGAAGCATTCAACACATCTTTATCCGCAATCCCTTGTAACTGTTCTAGCATCTCTGGAGTCATTTGTATATTGTATCCAGCTTGCTGTAATTGAGCACTAGGATCTTGCTGTGTCATTGGACTTTGTTGAGCATTTGGATCTTGCTGTGCGTTTGGATCTTGTTGTTGCGTAGCTTGTTGATCTTGTTCCATCGGAGAACCTTCACCAGGTTGCTGTTGTTGCTCTTGAGCAGCTTGTTGCATTTGCTGACCCTCTTGTTGCAACTGAGCAAGTATGTCTGCTGGGGCCATACCTTGCTGTTGCCCTGCTTGCATTACTTGTTGTGGATCTACCCCTAGTTGCTGACATAACTCTTGTATCTGCTGAAGAACTTGTTGATCATCACCACCTTGAGTAGGTTGCTCTTGTGCTTGTTGAGGTTGTTGAGCATTAGGGTCTATATCTGTTGGTTGGTTAGTAACAGGATCTACTCCACCACCTTGCTGAAGCTGTCCAAGTTGTCCAAGGGCTTGACCTACTGATTGTAGAGTAACCTTATTCTCAGCAAGTTCTGCAAGTATCGCTTTTAGTGTTGTGGAAAGCTCAGCAAAATCATTTGGAGTATTCGGAGTCTTAGAAGCAGTTTTAATCACATTATGAATACTAAAATCATCAAACCCTTCACTTGCCATTTTCGTGAAAAGCTCCTCTCTTGCATATTTAGCACCTTTATATAGGAAGCCTCCAGCAGTATATGTAACATCAAAACTAGCTGTTTTTACAAGAGCAGCGTCTAGTTCAGTATCTAATAAAAAGATTGATTTGCTTTTCGGTTTATTTCTTTTAAAATCTGACACAGGTTTTACCTCATTGCCATTCATCTTCTCAACAAAGATTACATTCTGTGGATGAATATAAACATTGCCTTGTGATTTCATATATCTGTATTTATCACCAACAATTATTGACATGTCATCCCAAGTAGTCACAACCAACTCTGAGCCTACCTTTGTTACAGTGCTAATATTTGCAACCTCTATATCATCAGAACTATGAACGAGAACTATTTTATCAGCTTTAGTGGGATTAACTTCAGCTCCAAACACTCCAATAATATGAGCACGAGGATCTTTAGTAATCATACCTGCTTTCATCCCAAGCATATTTCCTTCATTGTCTCTTCTGTCCCTGTCTGAATAAGCTGATTTTATTCTATAAGGGCGCACTTCTGACACATCTTTTCCAACAGCCCAATGTTCATCACCATAATAAGCTGCCTTATCACCATTACTTAAATCTTTTGCAATAACGATTGGCTCTAGGCGCAAATCTTTAGTGAGAGCATTGTATATTCCAGGTTCAGTAAGAACTTCCAGCTCTGATTTAGACTTAAGAAGCATTTCACCGTATGATGGAATATGAGCCAAAGCAGCCTTAGTGGCTTTCTTCTCTGATGCAAATTTAAAGAAACCTTTTGTTGCTATTTCGTGAGCTGCTTGTCTTCTCAACTTGGGAGATATATCTTTGAGCTCTGCTATTTTTGTATAAACTCTGTCTGATGCATAGTTTACAAGACCTGCCGTTTTTTGTATGCTTCTAACTTCTCTTAGCTTATTGAACACTTCTTGAGGATATATATCCCTAAGAACAGGACTAAATTTTGCGTCGGAAGCAAGTTTTTCAAAAGCAGCTGCAAAGATTTCATTATTTAACATACCTAGCATAACTGAATCTTCACCTTCTGATGCAACCTTAGGAGACATCGTTTGTGGAGTTGCAAACAATCTTCCGATTATACCTTTATCCACAAGTAATCTCTCTTGGTCTTTCTCGGAGATTGCTTTACCAAACTCAATTTTTGTAGTGTTAACCATTTTCTTATACATTTTCTTAGTAAGACCATATAATGCTTCGTTTTCCACATCTCCAATATAAGAGATTGAATCAACTCCACCATTGCGATATATAATAGGAATAAACACGAGTCTTTCCGATAGAAGAAAATATGCTGCACCAATTGCATAAGACATATCCTCTTCTACATGATCTACTTCGATTTTAACTAATTTTGGTAGCAAATCCTGGAAATTCTCAGCTAGTTGTTTCATTGCTTCTTCATGAATAAGTTTTTGAAGCTGTGCTGTTACTGTACTTTTCATATTTTTTTGTCCTTATTTGTATTTTAGTGTGGGTCTTGGAATAAATGCTGTCGGAGTATGAGGAGCAGTGGGTACACTTGTATTAAACTTAGCAAATGCATTAGGTTTAGCTACTGGCATTTTCTGATGAACTAAACTTTTTTTAATTCCACCAAGAGGTCTTGTTAGCCCTTTCACTGAAGAAGAACCAAGAGGCTTAGCTCCTAGTCCTTTTATTCCTACTGAAAAAGCTTTAGCTGCTCCTAACAACCCTGCTTCTTTAACTGTATCCATGTTAAAACCTTAAGCTACTGCACTGTTAGGGCTCTTTGAAAAATTATTGATAGGGCGAGCTAGGTTTTTCTCTGGCATTGCTCCTGTTGCTCCCACCGTCTGAGCTGTTCCAATTTTTTTAGGTCTAGTTAAAGTTGAATTTGTCATTCTTGATTGTTCAAACAATACATCTTTAGCATTACCATACCTTTTCAACTTCGGCTTAGGAGTTTTTGTTTTTAGTGAGCTGTCGGACCCTTTCATTTTTGGTCTGAGTCCAGTTTTAAACTCCTGTGTACCATTAGTGAGATGATGGTAAGAAGGGTCAGTTTTAAGAACTTTTTTTCTTAGTCCATTTAGATTTGCATCTGCCACTTGTTTAGCTCGCTCATGTCTTGCTAGATACTCTGTCGCTTTTGGTCCTAGTGGTCTGTTGCCTTTAAGCATATTAACTGTATCAATTTTTTTTCCAAGATCTCTAGATTGGTCAGCATACCCTCCAGCACGCTCTGCAAGGCGTTTAGCCTCTAAAGATTGAATTGGTCTAGGTAATGGCTTTTTCTTCACGAGGTTCATCATGCCACTCAGGAGCCCTGCTTCCTTGTCCTCCACCCCTTCAGCACCAAAATCACCATCAGCCTTAGTATTAGCACGACCAGCACTATCGCTACCTTCATCACCATTACTTTCTGTATTATGCAAAGCTTTACGCTCATATCTGTCTGGGTATCTTGGTTCTAGTGTTGCTCCACCTTGTTGGAATAGTAGGGTGTCTTCTGGTGCCATTCTTGTAAAAGCATTCATTGTATATCCTCTCTTTTGTTTTGTTTTGCTGTAAGTATAGCATATTTTTTCCTATTATTCGATATACTTTCATTTACAATATACATCGGAGGTATGACATTATGAAAAATTCTTTTACTCGGAAGAAGCCTAAAAATAGGGATTTAGACTTGGTTACACCAGAAAATGGCACAGACATCCCACTTACAGAAGATAAACTTAGTCTTGGTACATACAATGCGAACAAGCAAAGGTCTTCTCGTAGTGCTAGAGCAATGAAGGGTATGTCTAGACCTCATCGTATTGCTGGCAAGTCAATGGGCATCCATGGTGCAAGAATGCAAAAGTGGTAAAATGTTCATTCATTGCTCTTTTTTTGGCTTAAGGTTTGTGATTGGGACTACCACATTTCTTAAGATTTTTATTTAATTTTATTTCTTAAGAATCTTGTAGTCCTACTTTTTGTTACCACTATTGGGATTTTTGAAACCAAACCTCGTATTTTAGGGGGGTTGGTTTTTTATAAGTTTCCTTAAGTTTCGAGCTTTTTTTTAGATTATACAGACTCTTATTAGATATTATTGCTTGTTTTAGACAGCTTTTCCTTAAAGACACAAATATTCTATTTAACCATATCTTTTATGTGACCTGTAGTGCAATGTAATCCTTAAAATAAATGACTACCTACTTTAGTTATACCCTCATTCAATATTCTTTTCTTTATTAGTATCCCTTTTTCTTATAAAAAACTGTTCTGTATTTGCACCATCTACTCTTTATGCTCTTGAGACAAGGCTAATTTATGTTCGTATATCGCACGGACACACATATATATCCCCCTTGTTCGTAGTATATACGGACATTATTTAAACATTAATTAGGTATAATAACGCAACTTTTCTCAAGGATTATGCATGTCTGTTTCGTTATCAGATCTTAGAAGAAAATTACATTCACTTGGTTATTCTTTTCAGGACCTAGAAATAAGCCTTTCTAAAAAAGGTACAAAGATCTCAAGACTAAAAAAACTTCGGATAAGAGACAACTATGAAACTATTCCTTGCTTTACTCTTACTAATGCTTGTTTTGAAGGTGGAGTATTTAATGTATCTAGAGCAACTTTACATCCAAAGCGAGATGTTACTCCTTCTATAGTAAAGAACTATGTTCTTACAGCTTCTAGCGTTGTCATTCCTGCAGGTAAAGTGTATGTTGGAGCTTTCCATTTTATATCCAACTCTAAGCATCCTGTATTTGCTGGTCAAAATATGCTGTTTATCCAATGCCCTGATATAGTTGATGCTGTCACATTATCCATTTGGATGTCAGACAAAGATGTCGTTGCTTACATTAATAGCAAACTTTTTGACTGTGATGGTAGTCTTTACAATCAGAAAGATATTTTATTCAAACTTCCTGTTCCTGTTGAACCCATATCTAAGCTTGTGCTAATACAGGCCATTAAATATAGTAAGAAAGCTTTAGAGAAGTCGAAAGAAATCCAAGAACTTCTACAGAAAAAGTCTGACCTTTCTTTTGAAAAACTCCAAAAACAGTAGTTTCTTCGGAAGACAAGGGACTTTTAGACTTAATTAAACTTATAATGCTACAATTGTGTTCAAAAATAATAGACAAAGGATGTAGCATGAGTGACGGATTTAGACCACTCTTAGATTTAGTGGTAATAGATAGAGAAGACGAGATGGCCTCTGAAACAGGAATAGTAGTTTCTATGCAAAAAACAAGATACCCTGCAGTAGGAATTGTAAGATCTGTCCCACAAGATTTTTCAATGGTTAAAGTAGGCGAAAAGGTTTTGTACCAAAGTGCCTTACTAGAAGATTATATTATTGATAGTAAGATTGCAGATCTTGTACCAGAGAGTGCAATTCTTGGAATTTTAGGAAAATAACATGGCTTCTGACAAAATAAAATCATTAGAAATAAATAAGATACATTATGCTTTGAATTCCGTTTCTTTTCGCCAATGCTCACCTAAAAGAGATAGATTTGCTTTCACAAATTCTGGGGCAGGAACCTTCGTGAGTTTTGGTCTTTTCAGAAAAGATATACGCACATCTGAAGTTTCTACATTTCTTCAAGGGATAGGCTTTACAGAAGAAGACATCTTTACAATCTCAAATATTTTAATAAAAAGTATCTTTTCCAAAAAAAATAAAATGTTCTTAGAAAAATGTAATGGCAAGCTTAAAGAAAACAAAGTCAATATTGACAAATACCATAAAGACCTCCTTGCTAAAGAGATTATTAGAATTTCCAGATTAGGTGGATTAGGGTTTACAAGACAATCTCCAATTGTTGCAGGTTTAACTTTATGGGATAATTTATCCGAAAGAATAGAAGAAGGTGGTACTTTCTCAAGAACATGGAATAATATTTGTCAAACAAAAGCGTCTCAAAAAGAAGAGTTTTTAGCACATTACTTACATAGAAAAATTTTTAACAAAGCCAACGCAAAGGAGACAACTAAGCTTTATGGTATAATGTTAGCAACAATTCTTGAGTAAAATTAATAGGAGAACATTGTGGCTCAAAAAAAGCAAAAAGAACGGTATGGACTACAAGATGGAGCCACTGAGATTGGTGCAGGAACCCTAGGTATAGGGATGCTTTCCAAAGGTGGAAAAGTAGGTTTCCTAACTTCAAATTCATACAAAAACAGAAAAAATCTTGGTACTCTAGGGAGAAAAGCTGGAGTTCTTCTTGGAGCAGGTGCTCTTACTGGTGCTATGCCTATAGCCTCAGGTTATCTCGCTAATAAATATAAAGGCGATCAAGAGTTCAATGGATCTCATTTTGCACAAATACTTGCACCTTCTGTAATAGATGGCGCTACTACACAAATGCTTTGGGACCACGGAGCAAAAGCAATGACACATGCAGAACAAGAACCTATGAAAAATAGTTTCAAAAGGCTAATTAGTAGAGACGAGCTTAAAAACTCTTTTAAAGAATATGGAAAATCATTCAAAGACGCTGGAAAAATTGGAAAAATTGGTTTTATGGGAATGACAGCTCTTTCTCTTATGGATCCTCTCTCTTACTATATGAGAACTCACTCAAACAAAAAAGCTTTACAAAAGACAGCGAGTGATGAAAAACTTCTCAAAGCATTGGTTACTCTCGCAGCTGGCTATGGTATTTATAATACCTTCAAAAGAAAAAAAGAAAATGTTAAAGATGGCTTAAAGGCACTAACTTTTCAACCTGTTGAGCCGATAGGTCTGACTATACCTGTAAATAACGGAGAATACTTATGAAACCAAACACATCACTAGAGGATATTGATACCCTAATAAAAGCAATCAAATACTCTCAAACTCTTGTAAATCAAGCTGATGCTGGAGTGGAATTATCTCTTGACTATTTAAAAAACTATGCTTTTTTTGGAAAAGTAAATATTTCAAATATCCCTGGTATAGAAATACATGCTCCATCTGTGGATTTAGGAAATTACTCCCCTAATCAATTCTTTCAATACTCAGCATTCGAACTGTCTAAATACTTTGCACTTCCTACAAATATTATAGGGGCAAAAGCTACTTTTGAAGAAGTCACTGACAGACATCTTTTGAGTATAGATTATGTGGACAACAATAGTCTTCTTTCTGAAGATATATTTTTTAATTACGGAAAACCGTATTCTGAAGATATTACTTTTGATCTTTCTGAAGACAGTAGTTTAACTCTTTTTCCATTGTCTGTGTATGATGGGTATTTTAGCAAACAGGGAGAAACTATTACTATCCCTGATAACCAATGGAGTGTTAACATTGGAATAGGAACACATGGACGATTTATAAAATCACCGGACAAAGATATTTGTTACTTATCACACATTGATGGTTCTAGTATAATTTCTTCCAAAAGTGTTTCTATGACTGACTCTTCTTTAACAAAAGAACAAATATTAGAACCTGTCGTAAAAGAAGACTTATATATTAGTGAGCATGCAATAATGTCTCCTGAGTCTCACGAATTATCTAATATTCTCACTCTTGAAAAACTTTTATCAAAAGACTACACCTTACCAAGTGCTGAAAAAAAATTAGCTTTTACAGATCTACTTACAGCTGAGGAGCTCTCTATAAAACTAACTGATTTTCTTGAATCTTCTAATGGTTCTGTTCTTTTTCAAGGCGATGATATCTTTTTGACTTATGAGCAATCTATCCAGCTTTTTGCTCATTTAATTTACAGGATCTCAGGATATCAAATTCCTAGCGCAGAATTATAGATAAGGGCTATACCCCTATCTATTGTTATTAAAAAAAATAAGTAGTTCCAAGACTATTACTGATATTAGCAAAAGTTCTGTGAAACCTAAAATCCCTGAACTTTCCATCTCTATGTAACGATAGTGTACTTGTTGTATTTAGATATCAAATATTCCATCGGATCTGTAAACTCTTTTCCACCATCTTCGATAGATACAAATTTCCATGGTTTCAATTCACCTTCCACTAGTAATGCCATACTTCCTGTATGCTTTGTTTTGACTTCGTGGTTTCTTTTTCTGAAGTCGTCGTATGCACCAAGAACACTTAAAGTCATCATGCCTTCTTCTACTGTTTTTACAGGGACAACGAAAGCATCATCTTTGCTTTCGTCTTCTAACCACACAACTGCTTGTGAATATTCTTCTTTCATTTTTTATTCCTTTCTTGCTTAAGATACTGAAGAATAAAAAACAGCAATCTGATCTACAACATTACTGTCACCTAGTTTTTTCATATCATCCCAAGAAAATTTATCAAGCTTAAAGAACTCAATAAACTCTTCTCTATCATCTATGTCTAACCCGCTATCTTCAAAACGCAACAATTCTTTCAGGATATTATTTTCTACTGGTACCTCTTGTTGTAAAGGAGCTTGAACTGTCTCAGTATCTTCCGGAACATAATATTCCCTAAAAGTTTTTATATTGTTGACGACATCTTCATCTGTTCCACTCGTATGCTCAATTACAATGCCCAATTCATCTCTCATAAACTGATAAAACAAATGCCACTCATTTTTTTCCACTCCAGCAGCTTCATATCTCTCTCTCAATGCGGCAACTCTAGCACTTACTCCTTCAGAAGCAGCTTTTATTACTGCGGCCCTTTTTGCATCTTCATTAATAGCTTCTACCTTTTTCTCTGCAATATTCTCTGTGGGTTGCGTCATTTCCACAGTTTTTTCCTTTGGGGGTAATTCTACCTGTATGTCCTCTCGAATCTCTTCATTTTTAGGCTCTAAACCTTCCTTTTTATCTTCTATAGATTGTGGATGTACTTCTGTAGCTTCTCTTTCATTGATATCTCCCACGGCTTCTTTTCTTGTAGGCTGTGGTTTTGTTCTGGGGGTAACTTTTATCTTTTTACCGTTAACTAAAAACTGCGATGCTTCATCTCTAGTCATAGGTGATATCTCATCACAATTGAAAATTCTACCGTCCTGAACCACAATACTAACTTCACCAGACTCCTCATCTGTTACAGCACCTGTTGCTACACATGGGATACCTCCTGATTCTATCATTACGAGTAGCATTCTTTCGCTTAGCTCATCGTACCATTTAGGAAATGATTTTGATTCCCATTCATCCTCACTTAAGTCTTTTAAATCAAGAGCTTTCTTACTTCTTTTATTTATAATACTTCCTTTGTCTAAAATAAACTCTGAAGAACCTTTATAAATCACATCGCATTTTCTACTGTGCAATAACCCTATTGCTTCTATTTTTGTCATACCTTTTTCCTTTATTTATGTTTTATATTATACTAGCATATTTTACCTTAACTAAGGCTTTTTTGCTTACTCATCTATCCATAATTGATCTTCTTCAAGAATCTCTGCTTTAAGCAAAAACTCTTTTATGTTTTCCATAGACAGATCACCAATGAAATCATTTATACAGCTATCAAAACTACTTGCAAGATAATTTTCAGATATGTTTAGCTCAAATTCTTCAACTTTTTTAAGTGCTTCTTTTTTTGCTTTTTTACTTAACTTGAGCCCCTCTATGATATCTGCACATCTACTTAAAAACATTCTTCCAGCAGTATCCATAATGCAATAAATAATATTATTTGCATTTTTTTCTTCATACTCTCTCAAAGCTTCTTTTACATCGTCAAAATCAACCCCATACTCTTCAGCAATTCTATTGATATAGTCAATATCGAGATCCCCACAATTTAACATTGATGCTATAAACATTACATTTCCTCCTTATAAGCTCTTCCGTTTATAATTTCTATTCTACCTACATCTCCGCATTCTTCACCTTGATATGTAACGGCTCCTGAGATCTCTACGCCATTTGGTTTGAAAATTTTCTTAATCAAATAATTTAGCCATTCTGTGTAATGATAGAATTTTTCACTTTCATCCCACACTAAGCTATCTCCATCTATAACCCATTGCAACCAAAGACCTGGCTGACTCTTCGGAGGCTTGTTATACTCCAAGATGCTCGGATCTTCTCTATTTTGCCCTGCAAAACTCCAATACTCCGATTTCTCTGTAGGATAATAAAATTCCCCCTCTTCCCCGAAGTTTTTTATTTCCTCTTCTGTATAACATCCAAGTTTGCTCAGATCGCGTTTCATTCTTCTTGTATCAGCTAAGCCATTTACCAACTCAGTCACTTTTTTTCTTGTTGCCTCATCTTTGAATTTTAACTCAAATTCACCTGAAAAATCTGTTGTATATCCCATATTACTTTCCTTTATTTTTTGTTGTATATTCTGGAGAATATTTCTGTTTTAAAAGACCTTCTTTTTGAGTCTTCCACCTATGAAGTTGGTTTCCACTTAAGGTATCCCATTCCATATTGCTTAATCTATAATCGGACCTATCTGAGTTTAAATGATTAACTATAGGATGATTTTCTGGGTTTTTTTTGAAATGCTGAGCGACCAATCTATGTATTCTTCGCTCATGCTTTTTTCCATCTTTCATTAATGTAACTTTTGGATACCCCATCCAAGTTCGCCCTTTTAACACTTTTTGAGTTTTAGCATTGCGTATTCCATTCTCAGGGTGAATTTCATAACTATCAAAATCATCAATTCTAACCCATGCATTTTTTTTATCACTCATTGTGCGACCTCCTCAAAGAAATACCCAAATTATATCATACTGACTACTATAGAGTTATTTTTTTTAGAATACTCTCTATTTCATATAGTCTCTTTTTACTTAAAGTAAGCTCTTTTTCGGCAAAATTTATTTTTGCATATACTAATGATTCATTAAATGTTATCACCCCTGATAAATTTTCACTGCCAAAACAGTAACCCCCTAGACTTAAGTGCTCTCTAACATCCCCATTTTCCTCAAAGACCTCCTCTTCTAGAATGCGCTTCATCTTTTCAAGCGCCTTAAGGTTATCCTCTTTTTTTTGAACATCTTCTTCTGCTCTCTTAATATCTTCAATTGTCATAATTAATCCTTTTTTTATTACATCTGGGAGAATTCCCACAAAAGGTTCACAGTAGTCAAAAACCTTTTCCTTAAAACCTTCACAACTCGAAATCTTTGCGTGATATTTATTATCTTCTAAAGTCAGAAACATTCCAACCTCTGGGACGCCCCCACTATTCCAAAACCAGCAAATTGATTCGTTTTTAGTAGGTGCCCACAGAGTGAGGATAGTGTCTATATTTTCTGTTGCCTTTAGCCATTTTCCACTCTCGAATTCAAGCTCTGTTTTCCCAAGAACAGTAGTTATTTTAGTAAGTTTTTCTGGGCAATCATAATCATCTTCTAAAACAACGAACTTCCCTAGAAGTGGGTGTATTACTTCAGACTGCTTTTTTATTGCTTTCTTGTTATAACACATTTAATCTCCTTTCTAATTTTTTTAACTCTTCCAAAATCCTTTTACGCTCTTTTTCCATATGACTCTCAACCTGCTTTTGTGTTTTAAAAGTTGGATTTATGTCAAGAAAAGGCGTTATCTCTGTCGGAACATACCTTTCGTCTATATAGAAAACCCACCCGTCTCCAAGATCATCTACAGTGACTCTAAACTCAAATCCGAAAAAAGTGGCTTCGTAAAAATCAGTGTCTCTTCTTTCCCAGAATTGCTTAGCTGTCATTTTTATCTCCTTGTTTTCAATATTTGTCTAGTTTTTTTCATTATCTCTTGACAGTTTTTTTGCTTTCTCTACAAATTCAGATATCTTTCTCTCTCTTTTTCTTGTACTCATAAGAAAAACATCCTTTGCCCCGTAAGAGAAAAGCCCTTCTCTTAACCACATATACCAGCTTTGTATCTTTTTATCATCTGTAGCAGCAAGCTCTTTAGCAAATGCATATTCATTTTCATAGTGTTTTATTAGCTCATAATACAGACTGTGAGCTTCTTCTATGGTTTCGTTATGCTCTTTGTTGTACTTAACGACATTTTCAACAATAACATACAGTCTTCCGTTGATCTTTTTGAGAAAATTTGATGGAAAATCCTTTCTATGCATTTGAACATATATAGACCTTAAACTTTTGTTTTCTCCATACTCTTTTACAAATAATGGCAGCTCTACAATACTTTTCATAAACTATCCTTTATGATTGCTAAGAGTTCTTCTTCTACACCCTCAAACATTGCATTTATTATTCTTTGAGCCATTTTCTGTGCTTCAAACTTTGGCAAATCCACTATCGTTCTATCCAATTCTGCTTTTGGAATACGACATTCAGCTTTATATGGAACAGTAACCTTGACTGCAATATTTCCGTTTTCTAGTTCTACTTTTTCTTTTAAAAAAAACATGATATTTGCTTCAACCTCCCATTACAACTTCTGTCTTGTAGATAGCTTCTCTTATATCTTTCCTTATTTCTAGATTTGGTACAAATGCATTTTCCACAATGTAAATGCCACTCTCATCTCCAGATAAAACCTCTGCTGTAGGTGCAAACATACTAAGTTCAAGCCCCTTACTTTTTGTAGCTTCTTTCAGATTGTGGTATTTCTTATAAATTGCATTTATAGTCCCTGTTAAGTCGTACTCTGCTTCTAGTACTGTTTCTATCCAGTACTCGTCCTCTCCAGATTCTATAAACTTTCCCCAATCTGTAAGGTCAATCTCCCATCTAGCTAACTCATCCTCAAACGCTTCGAGCTCTTTTGAAGCAAGTTCAACTAGCTTTTCTCTTTCTATTTTATCTACTTGTGCTCCATAATACATATATCCCATTTTGTTTTCCTTTTTTTATGTTATTTTTATTAAGATTTTTTTTAAAAAATCTATTTCCTTCCTATGTGTTATTCTTATGCAACTTACTCTAGAATCTGTTTTTACTCTATTTGTGCTCCTACACTTACATTTACCCCTGATGCCTCCTTAAGATCATAGGCTAAATCCTTACCTCTTTCTATTGCTTCATCTTCATTTGATGCTTCAATAGACAATACATCCTCAAAATATGGAGTGGATGCATCATCGTCCAAGTCCATTAAAAAAACCCTGACTTTATATTCAAATGTAGCATTTTCGTCTACATAATCCTGAGCATCTTCTTTAGTCTCAAATGTTTCGACAATATTGTCATTTTTGTCAACAATTTTATATATCGTAACTGTTTCATCTTGGCAACACCATTTTGCATCTTCTTCTGTCGAATACTCCATGCTACAAATAGGGCAGTGATACTCTAGTTTTGATGGCTCGTAATTGTTTTTTGTTTCCCTGTACGCAATAGGGTCCATTTCTTTTAAAATATCTGAAGCATAAAATGTTAAAAATCCCATTTCATATGGTTCATATAGTTCGTCCAACACTTCGTCAAACTCCTCATCCGTCATTTCTAAATCAGGCTCTTCTACTTCCTCTATATTTTTATTTTCAACTTCTTCTTCTTTTATAAATAATTCCATTTTTTCCCTTTGCTGTTTTTTATTTATATTTCATTTACTAAGATAGGCTGTTCTTGCATTGTCCGCATAAAATATTCCTTTATCAAAAATAAGATTTTTATCTTCTTCAATGCCTGTTCTTACACCTGCTTGAACATATTCCTTGTCAACATACATAATGGGTGACATTTTGATGTATCTTACCGCATAGGGACAATTGATTCTGTGAGCAACTATGCTTATTTTTTTGTTGTTCAAGAAATTTGATTATATTAAAAATATAATTTAAACTCATTTCAAGCAATTCTTTTCCATTTTTGCCATCGTTTAGCCATATTCTTGCCAAACTTAGAACATCAGACATATGTGAGTTCTCGTCGCTTTCTTCTTTAAACTCATATTCATCTTCATATAAATATACATTTGTTACTTCATCATTTTCATTAAATAGTATTGCATCAACATTGGATAATCCTAATAATTCTTCCAACTCTTGATAAGTGCAATCTGATTTTAATAATTCTAATATTTGTTCTTTGTTCATAATATCTCCTGTAAGAATAAAAAAGACATACTAATCCCTATAAGGATCTGATATGGTATGTCTTAGTTTTTGCTTTAAATTAGTTCTTATGGGCGACTTTAATTGTTTAAATTAGTTTAGCCTATCACTTACTAATTCTTAAAAAACAAACTAAAGTCTAAAAATATTGCTGTGTATTCCGTTTTTTCTCCTATTTAAGAATCTTCTGAAGTATTCCAAAAAACACATATGGCCATAATACGGATAGCATTATTTTCGCTGTAAAGCTGTAGCATTTTACATTATAAGTTTTATCTGCCTCCAAAAAAAAGAAACAGCGTTATCAAAATAAAAAGCACATATAATATTATTCCATTTAATATTATTTTCTTTTTTCTCCTATTTTATCTTGTAGCGGCTAAAACTTCAACAAGTTCGAGATCACCACTCCACTCGTCTGTTGATATATAGTCCATTAAAGAATCCTCACCACATTCAGGACAAAACTGACTAGCTCCTTCGTAGTATCCAACCCAGCCACACTTCTCACAAACAAGCATTTCTACACCACTCATTCTGTCAAATTCAAACTGAGCTTCTTCTATTGAACTTGAACTAAATATCGTTCCATTATCATCTTGTATCTTATACATTTTGATTTTCCTTTGTATGTTTATTTTTTGATGTCCTATTCTTCATTGTTTTTTTTAGAACAAACCAATAGTTTTTCTTTTGCTTCTTGAATAAAACTATCCATCTCACATTGAAGAATCAGACTTCCCGCTTCTCTACATTTTTTCAACACATCTTCTCCAACTTTACCTATAGTATAAAAACCACTTGCTTTTACAGGGCTTTTTCCTTGCAATATATAATAAGCTAACTCTATTGTGTCGTTCATATCCATTCCACCACCTGTCAAAGCTATGAAGTGGCTATCTAATGGTTCCACATACATAACAGAACAATTTGGAGCAAGCTTGTATGCAAGCTCTATTCTGTCTTCACTTGGCTCAAAGGATAAAAGATCCCAATAATATAGAGGGCTTTCCAGTCCTCTAACTAGCTCGTCACAAGCAGTACTTTCTTTGAATGATTCTATCATCTCATCTTCATCCATCTCTGATGTATCCATATCTTTAGTCCAATATGAAAACTGTTCACTTTTTTTGAGAAGCTCGTTGTTATCCAAGAGCATTTGCTCTGTTAAATTTTCTATGTCTTCGTACAGTGTAAATCTTTCTTGGTCAATTTTAACTTCATATGCCATTTTATTTCCTTGTGTGAATTTTTGCAATCTTAAATCCGCTACACTGTAGCTCATCGCCTACTATTCCTATCTTAAACTGCTCAACTTTCTGCCCATCCTTGAGTAGTTCAGGGTCTATGTTTCGCTCGCATATAGTGCAAAGCGAAAGTTTTTGATCAGCATTTGCACAAGCACTTATTTGTTCCTGCATTTTTATTTCCTTCTGTTTTTTTTTCTTGATGCTTTTGTCATCTTTTTTTTCTTTTTGGCTTTTTTATCAGCAACCTTCTTTTTGTGGATTTCGTTTGGTGAAATCCACGATAAACCAAGTAGTGCACTTGTAGTTAATATATCCACTTTATTCATTTTTCTTCCAATCTTACAATAACCATATCTGCAAGCGTACACAAATCATCATTGTCTAGTATGCCATAATGTTTCAAATCTCTTATTTCAAGATCTGACTCAAGAAATTGCGTTACCGCCTGCTTCCATTGCCCGTTTATTACTGACTCAGAGATTACCTCTTCTTCTGATTTATTTTCTTCCATTTTCAAACTCCTTTATTTTTTTAAATATTTGCTCAGACAGCCCAAGCTGAACAGTCTCGTTGTATTCTGATACACCTAAAGATGGTATCGACAGGTTCCATTTTCCTCGTCTTCCAAAAATTCTTTTTAACGCTTGGATATAGCCAACACTACTTTCAGTGTCCCTTTCGAAATTATACATCTCTACTTGTATATTTTCTTTCTTGAGCCACCTATCAATCCATTCGTTTTGGCGACAAGCAACTAGTCTTTCAAAATCTTTGTTGGTTATTTCTGGTCCATACCACTGGGGATTCTCTTTCTGTAGCTGTGAAAAACTTTTTGCACCTGCGTAAAGTTTTTCGTTTGCACATTGAATACAAATATATTCTTCTTCTTCAAAAAAAGAATCTTTCTCTGTTTTTCCACATTTTATACATGCCATTTTCCCACATCCTCTTTCGACAGTGCAATCCGAACTTCTATACAATACCCATCTTTTATCCTTACATTGTATCCAGCTTTTTGAAGATATGGCTCTAGTTTTTTTTTAAGATATACTGTTCCTAAAATAAAGTCATTGTTAACTCTTCCAACTTCAAGATATTCCGTATATTTAAGTATATCATTTACAGTCTCTCCTAGCCCTTCCATGCATGACTTCAAAATACTTATTTTTTTATTAAGAATAGAGTCATTTTTTGGCATAATATTTGAACCATTCATTTCAAACATACCTCTTTCTATAAGATGTTTTGAACAATACAAACTATTTTTTCCAAAATGCTTTATTGCTACTTTTTCTAGAAATTTTTCACTCATATATTCTTCAATTTGTGAAACTATTTTTGAAATATCTTCTTTAAGTTTTTCCTTTTCAAACATTCTTTCAACTGCTTTTGCCTTTATTTCCTTAACTTCTTCTTCTAAACTCATTTTCTACCCCTCTACTATCTTATACAAATTTTTTTTGTTTGTATTTTTAAGCTCTTCTATAAATCTCTCTACAGCGTTGTCGAACAATAGAACAGCTTCGTCTTTACGCATCAAAGATGTCGCTATATAATGTGCTTGCAAGGTTGTGATACCTCTTAGTGCGCTATTCTCTTTTAGTATTTTTTTTATTTGGATATACACACCCAACGGATAGCTCTGGTCTAAGCAGCTTATGTTTCCGAACCTGTGTATAATCTCACCATCTTCTTTTATGCAGATCTTTTGTGCCATATTGCTCATCTTACCACCCTTGATGAATATCGTCAGTAGCAGGTGGAGTTTCATCATAAGTAGCATCCTCGTCAAAGGATAACTTTATGGGTTTCCATTTTCTTCCCCTTAACATAAAGTTTCGTGCCGGCACCTCAACGAACACACCTTTCTCAAGCATATCGTTTGGCGTTTCTCCACACAAACTGTCTAACTCAGAATCGTATCTACTAAAGCTTTCTATCCATTCAAAGAAAGGTTGTTTTCCTCTTGTGTATGCATAAAATTTACCCGTTTTTATATCACATAAGAACTTTCCGTGTTCAAGATCTATCCCAAGCTCTCGCAAAGGAATTCCCATTCTTTCTGCATCCTCACTTGTTATTCCATTCATCTTAGCAAGTTCCTCATATGCGTCACATTCCCCAAAAACACCATAGCCTCTGTAGCAGTCTTCTTGTATGTGCGTTCCATCTGGAAGCAACAAGTATACAGATTCTTGTACCTCTATTTTAATTTGTTTTTTTTCATCACCTGTTATCCAGCTAAAATATCCCATCTTATTTCCTTTTTTTGTTCATTTTTCTAAACTTATCTCTTGTGCTTTTACAACTAGTTATGGCTTGTCTACATCATATAAAAATGTAAAGTTTTGTATAATTACTCTTAATGACACTATTCCTTTCTTTTTAATGTTCGTATTATCTCTAGTGGAGCAACATATTTAAAAACTCCTGAGATATTTTCAGAAACATATCCTGTAGATAGATCTTCTTTGAAAAGATTAATAACTAAAGAGCCACTGTTTAATTCTTCTTCGTAATCCCAAAACACGCACCATTCACCTTCTTTAGGTTCCCATAGTTTTAATTCTGAACCATAATATTCATAATGGAATCCTCTCTTGTCTGTCATTTCAGAACCATATAAATTAGGTCCTACAATATTGTCTATCTTAAAAATAACATCATCTATAATAACCTAGTCATCTTTTACCAATTCCTCTTTATCCATTTTATATCCTTTTCAAATCTTCGGCATATTTTTTTGATTCTGCAACAGCATCAATTCTTCGCTTGTGTTCTTCTGTTACAGCAAATGTTGAATCCAAAAAATCATCGTAAATAAACCCTGCCCATTTTCCGTTGCATTTTCTTTCTACTATTAATGTCCATGTTTTCTCCATCAATCCATCTTTGCTGTATTTTTCGTGGTCTACAACAGAATATTTATTTTCAGCTAATACAGCTAAACAAGTCTTTATTTTTCTGTATAATTCTCCAAACATTATAGATACCTCTCTAGTGGCTCGTAACCAGACGAGACCACTTGTTCCTTCCCGTCGTAAGTTTTAATACCACAAAAAAATATTGAGTTACAGTCTACAAATTCTATCCCTAAATGTTCTACGGCTTTTGGGTTGCTTCTCTTCACTTCCTTATACGCCTCAATAAGCCCTTTATTAGCTCTGTCTTTAGAAAAAATCTCAAAACTTTCATATTTGTCATATTCGATTCCAAGTTTTTTACACATTTCTTTTGGCACCCTAAATGCACCATAGCTAATACTGACTAGTATAGGTATTTTTTTGCCCTCCAGCTCTCTGTTAAGGTCTAACATCTGTTGCACTTTTTCGTACACAGAACAGTCCTCATCTACTTTAAATGCTTGTTTTTTTGTTGTGTCTTTTATTGTCTTGTCCATTGTTAACATATCTTCTCCCTTTTATAATCCGACCAGCTATGACTTTCTACACCTTTTTTTAAATTTACAAGTTCTTCACAAATACTTTCAAGTTTTTTAACCTCAGACTGCTCTTTTTCAAATGACTCTGCAAGAGTGTGTACAGCTTTAATTAAATCTTGCATTTCTTTGTTTCTTCTCATAAAAATACCATATGATTCAGGTTTATTCAGATTGTGTCCATCTTCTTTTGCATACTGCTCATATGCTTTTTCTGTAAGAAAGAAATTAGCATTGTATTTGCAAGCAATTTTCTCTCTGTCTACTTCCAATATCATTCCATCTATTTTATCGACAACAGTGCTGTGCTTCAGAGTATAGAAATCTCCAAAATCTTCTATAGTATGGATGAGTTTTTTATCTTCTAGAGATATTTCTCCATTATAGTCATAATATTCTTTCAGGTCTACAATAAATTCATCCCATTCAAAATACTCCTCCTCATTCCAATATAGCATCAGCTCACTCCCATATCCATCTGGACGGAGAATTGTCTCCTCTTGAAGTAAAATAAGCCCATACGCATTTTTGTTTGTGCTTCTACTATCTTGGCTTTTCATTTCTTTTGATAAAGACATCACAAATTCTCTTGCTTCTTTAAGTTCCATAACTACTCCTTTCTTTTACTTTCGACATACTCAATAGCGTCATCTACCCCACTATTCTCAGAAACAATATCTCCTTGAATAGAAGAGTCGTCAAGAAGAATATCTTTATCGTACTTGAACATTTTCTCGGCTTTTTCCATCGCTTCTTGCTCACTAGAAGACACCACTTCGTATCGAACACTTGTCAACATCGTGGCAAATACTTCAAATTTTTTATCCATAATTTTTCCTTATCTTATTACTTTTTTTTAAAACACCGATAGCTATAGCACTTAGAGCCATTGCTGCCTTTCTGACTTGGTTGCTTTTATGCTTCCCGTTACATGCCCATTGCACAAAATGCTCGCAGTTGTTTGTTACCGCATTATACTTATCCTCTCCAAGTCTTAAAGTTGCCCTTTTTACAGTTTCATTTTTTGAAAACTTTGAAGCAACTTTTATTTTTTCAGCAGTTCGCCCGTCTTCAAAATCTACTAGGGAGGTTTTTTCTATTTTTCCGTTTCCTACTAACCCAGAATAATGAATTACACTATTGTTACCAGCATAGATCCCATAATGTGTAAATAAGGTATACTTTACTCTTAAAATATCGCCTTTTTTAAAACTATCTGTTTTCATTTGCTATTCTCCTTTCTAATTTGATTTTACACAACTTCTATTATTTCTAGAAAACCAAAGCGATATTCTATATCATGCCAATGTTGTTCTCTCAATAATTCAATTCCGACTTCAGTAAATCTTGTTGCAAGGTTTACTGATCTACATGTTTCTAATTTCATTTTTTGCAAATTTATGAAATCTCCGTCAAATGTTCTCACTATGTAAAACCTATCCATTACTTTCCCCTTTTATTATAAGTTCAAGATACTTTTTAGGTGTTGCTTTTTTTATAGCAATTGCAACTTCTCTCATTAAAAAATATGCAGCTCCAGAATCTCTCAATTCTAAAAAGTTTTTTAGCGATCTGAGATTTATTGTCCACACTACATCAACTGCCCAATTATCCGTTACAATCCATTTTAAATTATCTCCAGCATTCCTTTTTGCCTTTGACATTAATAATCCATCGTATATCAATTCTGGCGTCTTTCTCTCAAGAACGCCATTTGTAAAAGCATCCTTAGATATAACCATCTTTACGAACATGGTTGTTCCAAGATGAACTCTTTGCCAATCAAGCTTTTCAAACAGATTTCGAATCTCTATATCTTCAGCATACCCTTTAACAACAAATACATTTAGCTCTTTTATTTTTTCTATAAACCATATCAATGAATCTTGCCTCTGAGTATTGTTAGAAAATGATGCTATGTATGCGTAGATAACCAAGCTCATTGTGTATCTAGTTGACTGCACGGTTGGTGAAGCTATCCTGTGTCGTGAAAATTCCTGCAGACATCCTCGACTCATTCCTTTTATTATATATTGTAAAATACAGTGCTCTAACACAGAATGATGAAAATATGTCCACGCTAAATTATCAAGCAGGTTTGAGTGCTCAATATCTTTTATTTTATCTATTGATGTCTCTGCATATTCTGAGTTAAATATCTCACTATTCAGTACAAGATCTAAATTTTGTATGGCATCATTTTCACTTTTATCAAAACTACTGTACGCCGTTCTTGCTCCAAATTCCGCAACACCTAGCCCTGTGTCATTCAAGAGATACGCTTTTGGCTTCGTGTATTTCACCCCTCCTTTAACTAACATTTGAAGTCTCCATTACATCGTATGCACTTTCAACATTAAACATTAGTTCTAGCATGACTTTGTCTTTTTCAACAGGAATTTTAACTACAGTAAAACCACCTGTTGACAGTATCATACTCTCGCTTTCTAAACTCTCTCGCACCAACATCTCTGCTTGTTCGTGTAGCTCTTCCACAGTAGGAACATTGCCACTTTTCCATTTCCAATCTAAAAACACCATTGTCTTATGAACCTTTTCAAAGTTAAACACATCTAGAACCTCAGATACTACTTTCTCTTTGTCTTCTTTGTTTTTTTCAGTAGATTCCTCTTTTTTCATATACTCATTTAAACTTTGCTCTACTTGTTTTGCATTACACGACATCCAATTACAATCAGACTCGTGTAACTCACTCTCTTCAGAAAAAACAACATCTTCTATATCTTCTTTTTCTGGGTCATAAACTGCATCTACAAAACTCACTTCTCCTGTGCTACAATCTAACACAATTACTGTTTCTTCTAGCATCTATTTTCCTTTTTTATTTATCTTTTGGCCAAAAATCAAATGAATCACTCAATAACCAATCTTTTATATGTTCACCTGTATCAAATTCATCTTCTTCAGCAACAATATCTAACATAACAGCATTTTGCCCTTCTATATAACTAGTTATTACTGCATCCCTACCTCTCCATTTTACTTTTAATCCAACTATTTTTTTCTCGTAATTTATTTCAAAGTATGACCATGGATATCTCGGATCGTCAAGCTTATGAATTATAGCCTGAGCTTCTATCAGAGAATATGCCATGTCTCTCCCACCTACAGTGTCAAACAATACTCCATTTCTATAAATTTGAGCAGTTGCTGATGTCCGAAAACCATGTTTCCCCCGATAAACAGCATTGAAGCATTTAACTCCCCATACAGACCAGTCGTTTGCATCAAACTCCCTAAGATTCTCCATAGTAGGCTCTTCATCTCTTGGACATATATATACCTTAGAATTATCACCTATATGTAGCATGTATGCCTGATATTTCACATAATAATCCTGAAAAATTACTTCTGAATCATACTGTTTATATGGCATTCTTTCTGAGCCGACCTCAGTGATATTAACTTCTAAATAACTATTGCTCTGAAGTTGCACATCCCAGTTTAATTTTGACATTTTCGGAATGTCTGTTTCTTTAAGTTTATAGTACATAATCTTCTCCCGAATCTTCATTTTTTTCAAACACATAAATTTCATTCCACTCATGACCACAATCATTACAAACTATTGGCTGCCATGCTTCTTCGCCTGATCTTTCAAAGTAACTTCCACTAATATCATTACTATGACAATTAGGGCATTTATCCCTAGGTACTTCTAAGCCATAGCTACACATCTCCAACTCATGTTCTGGATGAAAATCCTCCATTATAAGCCTCGCAGACCAATAAAAAGCTTGTAATTCAATAGATGGCTTCTCTTTTTCCAAAAGATATTTTATGAATTTTTTAGCATCATCTACTGTTTCTATATAGAGTTTATCATCTTTTTTTCTAAAAGTATTCTCATCTTGACAAAACAATATCCACTCTTTTAAAATATCCTGCTTAACTCTCTCCGTTAAAAACATTGGTTTCATTCTCACTCCTTCTTCTTGGCGCTTATCGCCCTAAATATTTTCTACTGTCTATCAGATTTTCTATCGGTGACATTCTCATAAGAGTATCTGCTTTTGCAAACAAAGACTCTGATGGTCCTTTTTCTCTAAACTCCTTTTCTATTTTTGACAATCCATATAGATAATTTGACAATTTTACTTTAACTACTTTCCCCGCTGTTTACTAACGACAATCGTACACTTCGCTTTACTTTTGAGGTGCTTTTGCACCCACTGTGTAATTGATTGATTAATCAGATCTTCCTCAGGAACACTTAGTTTTATAATCTCTCCGTCACGGTAGGTTGCTTTTTTGCCATCAAATGACACTATATCCTCTGAAGAAAGTTCTTTTTTTGCTTTTTCAGATACTAAACTCAATAATGTCTCCCCAACTAATCTAGTAGGATCAATTGTTGCTGTTTTTTCTTTACCTTTAGTTACTAATACTTCTATCATTTTTTTTCCTTTTTATTTGTTTTTTATAGCCAATACTTCTTTTTTATCTCGTAACCTTTTTATATATTTCCTTATGCTTTTAACATACTCACTGTTTATATCACAAGCAAATCCTTGATTATAACTTGCAACCATATGGCTCCACACTCTGTTTACTTTTCTAGATTTCCAATAATTTTGCCAATACTTTAGTTCAAGAATTGCTGCAGCTATTGAGAAGCTTTTATCTGAAATAAGTCTTTCGCACAACCTACTTCTATTCCATAGAGTGTCTTTCATTTTCGTCCTTTTTATCAGGAACCTAGGCATCACATGCATTATTCCACAAGAAGGATCACTTAGGTTTATTGGGTATTTTCCAAGCTTAGATTCTTGCCAAGCAATCGCAACCAGCGTATAGCCTAGATCAAAAGGCTTCCCTTTTTCGTACACGAATCTCGCTACATCTTTTTGCTCTTTAGATAAAGCATACATGTTGACAACTATAAGTAACAACCCTACCAATATATTCTTCATATATTCTCCTATTTTGTTGGTATTTTTTATTTTAAAATTAACCATGCTTTTTTAGGCTCAATATTACCGCCAACCTCTTCAGTTTTTATTTTCTTCCCTTTCAAGTTTCAACTCATCCAAGACTTTACAACATCTCTCATAAGATTTTTGAGCTTCTTTGAACAATCGTTGTTTTTCCTCCATATTAGCCAAAGTCAAAGTCTTTTGAATCATATAATATTCAGTTCTTGCTTCGTTTCTAGTTCTATAATAGATACCTTCTACAAAGTCTTGTAACCCTAAGTCGTACTCGTAATCATCAGCAAGTCCAATAAATCTTATTACACCTTTGCGATCTATGGACAGTTCGACTTCTATTCTTCCACTTGCACCAACCTCGTGTACTGATTTCGCTATGTAAATAATTCTATCTTCGAACTCTATTTTGCTTATCACTTTGTGCTCTATAATATCCAACGATAGTGGATGCCAGAGTGTGTCATTTATTTTTAATTCCATCTTTATTTCCTTTTTTAATAGTTATGTTTTTTTACAGCTCATCCCAATTATTCATTTGAAGTAGATACTTCTGTGATATATATTGTTTTTTTTCCATGAGGAATTTTTAGATAATAAATATCCAAATATCCATAATCTTGAAACAGACTTCCAATAAAAGCATAATCACAGACTAGGCCGCTTTCATCTACATCACTTAGTAAAACATCCATTTTAAATTCATCAGATAGATAATCTTTGAGTTGTTGTCTGTTTTCCCATCGAGTACCTACTATTTTTTCTATCTCTTTAGAAATAAAACCTAGTTTTTCCTCTTGTGCGAATTTTTCAAGCTCTTCTGAAACAGATTCTAAAGAACAGTATCTTCCTGTTCTTGTATTTTCTATCTCTTCTTCACTTTCAATATCTTCCAGATACCCTTCGTACATTTCTGCCATATAGAATGGATCTCCTTTTTTTATCTCATCATTATTTTCACCATATAATTCTGATGTCTCAATGATTACTGCTCTTAAATTTAACCCCTCAAGAATTTTATTTGCTTCTTTTGCAAAATCATCAGGAGTCAGAGAAAGTGCTTTTTTCATACATGTTTCACATATATATTGAGGATCGTCGCTTTGGCACACATGCTTGATTAAATCAATTTGTGCATCTTCGCATTCCTCTAGTGGTCGGTTATAGTGTTCTGTATGCTCATTTGTTTCATAACATTCATCACACATACCAGCACCACATCCATCACAAAGAAAGTGTTTTGATTCATTTTTTCCACAATATATGCATTGGTTTTCCAACTCTTCATCTTCTACATAAACAACCATTTTTACATTTTCAGCATTCACTTCTTTTCCATTTACCCAAAATCTTACTGAGCTATAGTCATTGATCGCTTCTGCCTCAGTTGCAATCACTTCTAGTTGTTTTCCATTGAATATATTTTCCGTCATAATCTGTCCTTTTTTTAAATAAAAGATACACCTATCCCTACAGGGATTTAACATAGTGTGTCTTCCCATATAGTTTTTTTTGATCGGCTTTTGCCATAGGACATCATTTATTTTTAATTCCATCTTTGTTTCCTTTTTTAGTAGCTATATTTTTTATAGCTCGTCCAATTCGGGATTTTTTTTACAAACTTCCTGATTTGTTTTCACATCTACACCTCTATAAATATATTATCCACCTCGATTTCTGAAAAACCCTCTTCTTTATAGAACTTATACTCTTCTTCAATTACACACACAATAATATCTTCATCTTCTAAAAATACTTCAGAACGACAATCTTGACTTATGCATGTTTCATTTTCATACCAGTTCAGCCTATTGCACTTTTTACAAACTTTCAAATCACTCGGTTTTTGTATACAACCCTGTAAATCCATCTCTTTCATGCCGTTTCCTTGTCTTCGCATTTTTCATACACAGTTTCACCATTACTGAACCGTGCAGCAACTCTGTATGCATCTGTGAACATTCCAAAAACATTCTCCACAGTTGTTCTTAATTCTTCTTCTTTTTCTCTAAGTTTTGTCTCTGCTTCTTCGATAATATTTACAATATCCTCTTTTGTTTTTCCTTCAGGTATCTCAATATCTCCGTACTTTAAACAACCAATCAATTCTTGGATAGTATTTTTTGTATCATCTGAATATTGTCCAAACTCATCTCTAAACTTCACAATATAGTCAAGATTAGCTCCTTCATAATAACCACTGATGCAAAGCACTTCGATTATAACTTCCACCTCGATATTTACTTCTTCAATGTTTATACTTGTGGATATTTCACCCAAACTATGGCCTGGATAGCTTCGCAAAAAATCATAACCATGATGTACAGAATCTGAAATATTCATTGTATTTTTTTTGCTAACAATATCTTTGAGTTCATACCATACATTATCACACATGTCTTCTATAATAAACTCATCGTTTACAGGCTCTCCATTCTCATCTTCGTAAGATGTGTCTATTGCGTACACACATCTTGCATCTTCTGTACAAAAATTACTTGTTCCCATTTTTTATCCTTTTTTTAACTTTTATCACTTTATTCTTCTCGCGTCAAACAGCACTTTTTGTATTTTCTACCTGATCCACAAGGGCATTTATCATTTCTTCCTACTTTTGGGTCTTTTCTAATAAAAGGTTCACAAGCTCCAGTGAACATTCCCTTGAAGGCTTCTTCCATAGAATTCCTTATCTGATATGTCTTTGTATCAAACACATAATCTTCAAGTAACTTCATATTAAAGTTGTCTGGATCTTTACTGTAAATTCTCCATAGCGGATGAAAAGTAAAGATGTTATGTTCGTCTCCTTTTAACTGTCTTCCCATTTCAATTTCCACTTCTGTAGCTTTCTCTTTCGAAAATTCACCATGCCATTCACCTGTATTACACTCTGAACACAAAAATCTTCGTTCGCTTCGCACTCCTGTTTTATCATACTCTTCATCAAAGCCATACATATCCATCTTGCTTAAATTCGGAAAGTCTTCAAATTTATCCAACCCTATTGTGCAACAATTTGTATTGTCTACACATTGACATTCACTACATATAAATAAACTCATTTTTAATCCCCGTATGCGACTTCGATATATATATTTTCGTCCTCTTTAGCACCTGTCCCCCATGGTTTTTGACATAATACATAGTCAAGTCTGTTTACATAATGCACCCCATTCAATAGAACAAGTTTCCCGTTGTCGCCATCCACTCTAGTCCAAATATGCTGATAGAGTTTTGTATCCCCATTTTGATATGGCTCAATCAACTCTTTCGCCATCGCTTCCATGTCGTCCCATTCGGAAGTGTCGTAAAACAATTCTTGTCCTGTTTCTTCTTCAAGGTCTTCATCAAACTCCATTAATGGGCTAAACTCTTCTACCCACTCATCTAAATCTTCATAATAATCTTTCATTTTCTTCTCTCTTTCATAGTTTGCTTTCTTCAATCAAAAATATACCAATCTGTGTACATTCCGTCTTTATCCTCTTCATATACCTCTTTTAGGTAGTGCATGTCCCAACTGTCGAAATTCTCAACTTCCTCAATTTCAGCTTCTTCCCATTCCTCTAAAAAATCAGCCAATGTTTTACGATACAGTACACATCTTCTTTCTAAAGGATCTTGTGAGACTAAATCTGCTCTCTCCACTATCGCTATCGCTTTGTGAAAAACACTCATGTTTAAATACTTTACATCTACTTGCAATTTTTCTCCTTTGTTTTTCGGAACTCTTCTCTGATTTTGTTAAATCCTTCCTCGTCATCGCTGTAAGCAATATACTCATTTGTATTCAATGAACTATAAATCTCCTCGTCTGGAAGACTAAATAAATATTCTAGGTCTTCTTTCATTAACCATCTGTCTCCTTCTGATTGCGTTTCGCTTATCCATTGAATCAAGTCGTCCACTACTTCTTCAGTTTCTCTAAGTTGGTATCCAACTTCTTCTTCTATTTCGTAATCTTCCATTAAAATTCCTTTATGTTTTTTTTAAACCAAATTGGAACAGGGGCAATATCAAATCTAAAAATTGTTTTTTTTGAGCATTTACTACACTTGTAAATATAATATCCCTCTTTATCGACAGCAAATTCGTCCTCGTTGATGATACTCTTACAATTATGGCAATATATTATAAAACCATATCTTTTCATTAATTTATCTTTTTTATCCTTTTTGCATTTGGCTAAATACGCAAAAACTTTCTCTTTAATTACTCTTGCTATCTTCACCCTTAGCTCCTTCTACTATAGCAAACATACTCAAATCCTCGCTAAGTCTTTCAGCAACATCAAAAATGGCTAATCTTTTTGTCTTAAAATACTCTGTAAACTCATTTGAGCTGTCGTCTCTACGAATTACCCCACAGAATCCTTCGTCTTCATCATATTCTATCTCTATACTGCACTGATTTCCTCTTTCTAGCTCATGAACCATATCGTCCTCTTTGCCAACAGAAAGCTTTATTTTGTGTAGACTATACGATACACCAAATTGATATATATTATCTAAAACAAACACTACTCCTTCAGGCATTCCTTCTCCAAAATACAACTTATCGCCAAACTTTGCTTTCGCTTCGCTAATCATATCTTCTGGACATCTACACCTCTCAAACATTAAACAATCCCCCGTATCAACATTTTCAATGTCAACATCTGGTGATTCATATAATTTGCTTATTGTTCTAGTATCTAAAAGGTTTAAAGACCCTATGTACTCACTTAAATTTTCTAATTCATACTCAGTTACACATCCGCAGTTTTTTCCCAATATCCCATAGTCAACAATCTTATAATTATACTCTAGACCACTAGTACAAAAATCGTACGCACCACATACAGAACAACTAAACACTTCATCTTGGTAGTACATATCGTCGTACCCATGTTTTGTCGCCCATTCGCTTAAATCAACCCCAATAAGGCCCCATTCGCTTTCAGTAGTAGTACTCTCAATAACAATAATTGTATCTCCATTCAGCATTGTTGCCGAGTCCACTATCCCAAGACATTGATTATTTACTATGTCGTAAAACATATCCTCTGTTAGCTCATCTATAACTTCTGGAAGAAAATCTGGGTGCTCATATTCAACAATAGCAGTTAAACAATTCATATCATCTACCTCATTCGTAGCTACAATTAACATGTTGTCTCTTTTTTCTGAAACAATACTTTTTACCTGCCCCTGTCCGGTCCCAATATTTTCCTGTTTTGCAAAAGCTGATGCTTTGTCCAAGTCAATGCAATCTTTAACCCCAAAATTATCTACAATGCGATAATCTGAAATATCTCTCCCACAATTAAACACTTTCTCTAAAGAAACATATCTATATTTTTTCATACTTTTTTCCTTTTTGTATATTTTTCTCAAGTTGCCTAAAACTACATAGTCAATTTTTTATACTTTTTCTTTACGCAAATTCAACAATACAAAATTTACAAGCGCTAATTAATAATCTATAGCTATCAAAGATTATTTTTACAAAAAACTCTTCAATAGCTATTTTCTCCATTAATTCAGGGCTTATTCTATTTTCTTTTTTTTATTTTTTTCATTTCTTCAAGCTGATTTATCCTTAAAGCTTCTTTTGCCCGAGCTAGTAGTAATTCTAGCTCCCTTACAGTATCTGTACCCACATTAGCGTTTGATGTCTTAGTAAACTGTATATTGTAGATTCTTTCAAGTTCTTTATATATAAATTCCACAAACCAATTGTCTTCACGAAGCATGTCGTTTAATTCCTGAGAAAGAGCTTGAACTTTTTTTCTTGATACAACATTATTTATCTGTGTTATATTAACTTGCGAATTACCATGAAGATAGATAAAGTCAACTCTAAGATTGTTCCCAATAAAATGAACTTCCCTATCTTTTTCATATTTAAAAAGCTTAATATCCACAATATCATCTACCCAATCCCCGTGCAAATCGTTTGCTTCTAGCAAATCTTTTATTCTATATTTATAATAGTCTTTCCAACAATTAAATATCTCAGGAGCTATATATGCTTTCATCTTGGTTGTATCACAATCGTCTTCTATACTATACTCTACCGTTTCTTCCACTTCTGTTGTAACTGTATTTATTCCATCCCAATCACAATCAAATTCAACAAAAGGGTTTTCTCCTTCTTCTATAACAGATTCTACCTCAGAATATGCATCTTCAACAGACTCTGCTTCGACTCTAGCAAGACACGCATTCCAACACACCTCTTTTGCCTCAAACGGCACCAAATATTTTTTCATTGTTGATCTCCTTTTGCTTTTTCATAGGCTTCTTTTGTTTCTGTATAAGCTTCACACACTTTCAAGAGTAAATCTTCCTCAAAATTATCAGATTCAGACACTTCTTTTGCACACTTTGTTAGTACAACATTATCTTCTACCTTTTTCCCGTTCAGCAACCATTCTTTGATATATGTACCATCCTTATATCCGTTTTGCTGTCTAAATACATTAAGTAAGTACTTTGTTGAATATTTTTGGAACAATGTTTTTTCAGTAAAACCAACCATTGAACAGAGCTGTAACGCATCTAACAACAGAATTGATGCGCTCTCCTTAAAACTATCTTTGATAACAACTTCTATATGTTTTTGCAAGTCATTAACTCCTACATATTTTTCTCCACTTAACAGCTCTTCGAGACCAACAGAGTTTAAAGAAGAATCCTCCATTATAAATACTGATAAAGCAAAATGTAGAATATCTATCGCTTCAATCTTTAAATTTTCTTCATCAACCTCACCTTTTTTCCACCATTTCCAATCAGTGCTGTCAATCGCTTCTGCACATTCCTGCCTAATAGCCCTTCTAAAATTCAGCCCTTTTGTTTTCCACTTCGGAATTGTGATCGTATTTAACCTGTCCTGTTTTAACAATAAATCAATAATTAGATTCATTACTCGTCCTCTTCAAATTCAGTAAAAGGCTTAAAGCTTTCTTTTGAAATATCAGCAACGCCCTTATACCCTTTGATCTCTGTTACACCCGTTGCATCAAATTCTCTATCAAATGCTTTGTACTCTAAATTATCTATCCCATTCTCAGCAATGTACTCTCTCATAATATGTTCTGCTTCGGCCTGAGAATTTGCTTCAACGATACTTTTTCCTGATACACTTAAATAAAACCCTACTTCAAAATTTTTCATACTCTTTTCCTTTTTATATGTTGTTTTTTACCCATTCATAAAACTTTTCTTCTTCGAAACCATAGCGTTCTGCAATAGCATCAAAACTACCTTTTAAATCCTCTAACTCCATGAGCATTTCATCCTCAACTGTTTTATGAAAAGATTCATATGCTCTTTCATTGTTGTCCTGCTCTTTCTCATATTTTGCAAGAGCTGCAAGATTTCCATCACCTTCTGTCATCAAAATTCTCTCCAATTTTCATTAAACTTTTGCCCTGTATGGTACTTCACTACTAACTCTTTAAACTCTTTTGAATACTCATCTTCAAAGTCAGTTCGACAAGCATGAATATTTCTCGAGGGACAATCCCATAAACTGTAGTCGTGAAAAACAACTATATTTTCATTCTTATATTCACTAGCCTTCTCTATAATCTCTTCTTCTAAAAGTTCTGACGCTTTAGTGTCCCCAGTTATTGCGAGAAATTTACCTTCTTTTTCTATGATGATTCCATTGTTCTTAGAACACGGATGCCATGTCTGGTAAAGAATTCTTATTTTTGTTTTTTCTGTAATCTTTCTATAAGAAGAATTTTGCAAACTTATAAGCTCTTCCGCAAAAGCCATACAACTCTCCCGTCCTCCTTTGAAAGCTCTGTCTGGAAGCATCTGTTTTATCTGATCATTTGTTTCCATGTTACCTGTATATACAATCATTTTCACATTGTTTTTAAAAAAATTTATGAATATAAGTGTCTCAAGCCCTCCAAGATGATCCATGTGTGTATGGGAAATAAACACATGTTTAATCTGATCAATCCTAAAATGCTCATCATTCTCCTCAAGATCTAATAATTTCTCAGGTACATTAAAGCCACAATCCACCAACAAATACTCATTTTCCCCTACTTCCACAAGGAAGCTGCTGTTTGTTTTTCTCACATCAAGCCCCCCACCATTTCCTAGTTGTATATACCTCATTTGCTCTCCTTTTTTTATGTGGTCTTAATTTCTATAACTTCAAATTGAAATTTATTTTCATCACAAGATATACAAAAATAAGGATAATTTGATTTATTTTCTCTCAACACTTTGTTGCCACATTTGTTACAAATACATTCTGTTAATAATGGCCCTGTATATTCTATAGCTTCATCATTTGAGAAATACTCTGTCCATGCCTCTAAAGTAGCATCCTCAAATTCACTCGGAAGAACTCTCCATTTTAAAGAATCATCACTCAATAAAAGGCCAAGCACCTCTAAGTCTTCTACTTTCTCACCTGATGAAACATCCACTATGAGACTTTTGCCACTCCCATCCTCTTTCATTTTAAATGCCTCTGCATAGAAGTGTTGAGGAAGCATTATCAGTTCACCACGCACCAAGGCTTCTACTACTTCTGCAGCACCGTTCTTTACATACTTGTACATTTTAGTCTCCTTCTAAGTACAGATCGCTTCTGTAAGAGACTTCAGAACTACTAATCATTATGTGTGTTTCTCTTTCATTGTCCATCTCTACAAAAACATTTCCTCCATCTTTATATGCCTTTATATTATTCTCTTCAAACCACTTGAGGGCATTTTCTACTTCCTGCTCTTCTCTCGTCAACTCTTCTACTCTAGAAAGGTATTCAACTCCGTCTAAATGTTTATCATCCCCATATATAGCCATTTTCTATATCCTCCTCTGTTTCTAATGCTTTTGGCAACTTTCCAAAAAAAGGCTCAAGGCTTTCCATATTTGCACAGACCTCTACACCCATAGCTACTGGCTCTCCAATATACAGTTCACCTGCTTTTTTCTTGTGTCGTGCCAATGTTCCTCCATACCAAGCAAGCTCACCTTCTTTTGGCTCCCAGAATTCAAAATCTGTATCATCTCCAGTCAATTTAGTATTCCCTCCTGGTCTTTGTTCGATCCATTTTTTTTCTGCTCTAAACGGGGACTTTCGCTTCGTACATCCAGCCTTAGTGTTGATTATCCAATCGCCCTCTTTAACACTATCAAGATTAAAAATAGTTTCAGGAAGATACTTCCAACCATCTTCTATCTCAAAAGCTCTTTCTTTGCAAGTTACAATATTTCTATCTACCGAAACTTCTTGATATATTTTAATAATATTCTTCCCATCAACAAGTGCTTTTCTTGCATTTTCATTGTAGTCGCCTTGCACATATATGTCATCTTCAAGCCAATCAGGCTCATCCACTCTTCTCCAACTTTTATCACGCTTACCTTTCGCCCACAAATGTGAATCACACGGTTGGTCAGACCACCATTTCATGATATTTATATGTTTTCTAATTGCTTTTTTACTAAGCATGTCTCATCCTTTTTTATTTAATCTTTTACTCACATCTAAAACTATCTCTTGTCTTTTTTTGACAAAACTTAACAATATACTTATAGTAAGTGCTACAATTACAAAAGTTACGAATATCTAAAATTTTCCTACGATAGACTCTTTTGTTTTACAAAACATTTCCCAACCCTCCTTTATGGATTGTTTATTTTCGACTTTACTACTTTTGCTTTTTTATGTTTTGTAAATTTTGCTAAGAACTTCTTTTCCATCGCCCTTCCAATATGGCTCAATCCATTTTGGTTTGTTTATGTCTTCTGAAGCATAAAACTGATTTCGCCAATGCCCTCTCACCATCCATGTCTTATCGCTTTTTTGGTTTTTCTTTCCTGTCGGAGGCAAACCTTTCTTTGCTATTTGCCTAACATTTACAACTCTGATATTGTGTTTCGGGACATTGCTCTTTTTGCTATGCTTTCCTTTTGCTATTTTTTCTCGCACTTCCTCTGTGTTTCTTTTCAATGTTATAAACATCATTACAGACAAAAAGTTAAATATGATTTCCTCTTCTACTTTTTTTAAACGGTCCTTTGAAGCAAAATATGTATTCCTTTTCATTATGCTTTCTTCTACTGTTTTTTCCTTAAACTCTATATCTATACAGTTAAAAAAAGGCATTTCCTCATCATTCTCTATTTTGTTCATCACCTCTTCTTCTGTATACCCATCTCTTATCATATTATCCATTTCTTTGCTATGCATAAAAACAAGAAGTATTCTATCTTCCTTTGTTACAAAATGATAGACCATATCGTTCAATTCAATAGCTCCACTAGTAAATGGAAATTTTAAAAAAGCTGGGCTCATTTTCTTTATAGTGTTTTGAGAAACAGCTGAGTTCCAATCGTCTGATGCAGCATCTATAAAAACATGTCCTTCGCTAATCATTAGAGCAAGCGCTGTTAACTTTACCCGTAAAAGACTTTCTGATGCACTCTTCATCCTCTTAGACAGCACTGTCATATCTCCAACTCCTTGAAGAGCCATATTGCAAGCCGTATCAAGACTACATTTATTGTTTGCAAGTAGCGTCGCAGCCTTTTGTACTGGAAGCATCTCGTATTTATATATTGGGTGTCTCATCTTTACCTCTTTTTTTCTTATCAAACAAGGCACAAAAGTGCCTTATATATTCATTGGCTCCATGAAAACATGTGCCAGATCTTCATTGTCAAGATATGGCTCGCTACCATAATACTCTTCTAAAATTTCTATATCATACTGACCATCATCACCAACAAATTCTTCGAGCCCATCTTCATTGTACCAGCTCTTAGCCTCTTTTATAAACAGTTTTTCCGCTTGTTCTTTTGTTAGAAATTGATATAGCTTTTCTAACTCAGTCATATGGATAACCACTACTTGATACAAGTCCATTTCATGTACTACTCTTCTTACATCTTCTATTGTTGTCATTTTTAACCCCTTTTTTCGTAGACTTCTATAATTTCATTGTTTTGAGCATAGAAAAAATCTATTAACCAATCTATCTCTCCATCAACAATCTCTTCTCCTTCTTTGTCAAGAAACAATTCATCTTTCTCTGTAATATCTGTTATTTCAAAGTCAAGGTCTTTATTTATAATTAAAAAACGCTCTGTAAAACCTTGTGAAAAGGTCAAATATTCACATCTAGTAATGTAGTTATCATACTCTAACTCATCTCTGTTCATAGAAATATCAAATTTTTCCTTACCAAAGAATTTTTCAAGTTGGCTTATAATAACAATAGCGTTTTTATCTCCTTCGGAACTTTTTTTCTGTAACAATAAAAGAAACTCTTTTTTTACTTTATTTTGTCCTAACTCAACAAGCTTCTCTTTTATATCTCTAAGTTCTTGTTTTTTTTTAGCATACTGTTCTAGCACTATAAAATAACTCTCTTCATTTAGGATATTTTGACTGTGTCCATTTGTGCAATTTTTTTCTATCAATGGATGTGTTTTCATTTCTTTTATTTCTCCTCTATTTTTTCTATCATTTTTAAACATTTCTTGAAGGCATCATTAAAATTATCATCCGATACCAGACATATGGTTTTTTTATTGATTTCTCTAATAACTTCAATCTCTTTTTTCTTATAGAGACTTGTATATTTCACTTTAAACCAACTTTTTGTAGAAAGTCCACTTTCTAAATGCTCTTTAGCCCAACCTTTAGTTACAAAAACATCCATTACAAATTCTTCAAATTCTAAAATTGTCATGCTAATCCTTTTTTATTTTCTTCTCGCATTTCCAAACATTTTTTTTAGTTTTTAAATTTTTTACCACTGTGACGATTGGATCTGGAAGAATTTTTGTTTCATTATTCATTTCCCAAATTTTAATATCTCTTTTACAATCATCACATAGCCCCTTTTTTTTCAAAGGGGATGTACAATATTCCATTTTTACTCCTTCTTTATGGTTACCTAATATTAAAAAGGGATTTCGTCCTCATCAACATCTATAACAGGGATATTTTCTACAACTGGATCTTGCTGTTGTGGAGCTTGCTGTTGTGGAGCTTGCTGTTGTGGATCTTGCTGTTGTGGAGCTTGCTGTTGTGGAGCTTGCTGTTGTGGAGCTTGCTGTTGTGGAGCTTGCTGTTGCATATTCTGCTTATATTGCTCTTCAGTTATTGGATTACCATTTGCATCTACATATTGCGTTGGTGGAGGTTGGTATGCTTGTGGTTGCTGCTGATAGTTGCCTTGTTGCTGATAGTTGCCTTGTTGCTGATAGTTGCCTTGTTGCTGATAGTTGCCTTGTTGCTGATATCCTCCTTGTTGTTGATATCCTCCTTGTTGCTGTCCACTTTGCTGAGGCCTAGAGTCTAACATCTTCATTTCTTCTACCTGTACGGTATGCTTTGATCTTTTTTGTCCATTTTGATCTGTCCATTGATCTAATTTTAATCTACCTTCTATCAGACATTTACTACCTTTGTGTAAATATTGATTCGCAACTTCTGCTGTTCTCCCAAAAAAAGACAAGTCGACAAACATTGTCTCTTCTCTTTGTTGTCCGTCTTGACTTTTCCATTTTCGAGAAGATGCAATTCCGCAGCCTGCTACTGCTGTACCTGATTGTAAATACTTCAACTCAATATCTCTAGTAAGATTTCCTAATATTATAACTTTATTAAACATGTTTATTTCCTTTTTACTTTTTTTATTCTCTCTAACTTTGAGATAGATTTTACAAGCCAATGCAACTCTTTATTTATGATTTTCAGCTCCCATAAATTGCCAAAATGCACTATTCTGTAGTCTCGTTTTTTAAATCCAAGTTTTTTTATCGTCATCTCTATGTTTTCCATATCTCTTTGCTTTAAGATATGCGTTGCATATGTTTTTATTTTCATCACACCACCTCGTTTATTTTATATATGTCTATTGCCTCATTAGCTTCTGCTAATTCTATTGTTTTACCTGTAAGCCTCATGTTTTCAGCTTTTAATCTCGCAATCTCTTTTTTTCTATATTCAACATCTTTTGTCAACTTTACTAGTTCACTTCTAATTTCATTAACATCTTTTATTGACATAGTGACTTTATCTTTAGGACATCTAAAGATTACATTATTGAGTGTTTTTATCCAATCTGTCATCTCAACTCCATTCTAAAATTAATTGAATCAAAGAAGCAATTACTATCGCAACTGCACTAAGCCATATCGTTTTCTTTTCTAACATTATTCCTCCTTTAGCTGATATAGAGCACCTGTCTTAATATATATTTTTTTTCCATTATTTCTATGTACAGCAATGAAATTTCTTTCGAAACTATAAAACTTCACATCTGCTATAACTATCTCCTCCACTTCTTTCCCAAATTTAACTTTCAATATCAAATTCATAAATCTATCCTTTTTTTAAAATGTGTAAATATTCTAGCATTGCTTTAATACTATCTTTTTTTAAATCAATTTTTGCAACCTTTCCAGTACTTTTATTGACAACTTCAAGACTAATTAAACCTTCAAAGCCAACAACAGCAAGATTATCTCTATATACTTGCACAGGATCGACATCAGGACCTCTTTCAAACACTGTACCCTTAAACAAATCACCTTGTCTTGGATTTTTTTTAAGAAACTTGCTCTTCTTCCCCATATTCTGCTCCTACTTCGAATAATATATTTTCGACTTCCTTGTTTGAAATCCCCATAAGTTTTGCTTTATTGAAAACTTCAGGAAACTTTTGACTAGCATCTTCAAGATTTTTACTTTCATATAACACATACTCATATCCTGAGAAAGCGTCGGTTGCGATATAAGTGTATGCTTCCTTCGATAGTAACTCTACAGTAGCCTCTTTTATCAATTCGCCTTTTTTATATTCAATAACCTCAAAAAAGTCCGCCCCAGTTTCCCAATCTGTATATGTAGATGACAACTTAAATTTTTGGGAAATATATTTAAACCATTTATTTGGACCATTCCAAGCACACTGTCCACTTATAGTCAAAATTCCATCTATGTTTTCTATGTTTGATATTTCCATTTCCCATTTAGTACCCCAATACTGAATATGCCATTCATGCCATAATCCTGTGCAAGGTTCTCCATTCTCATTAACATAGTTCTCCCATTTAGGATTATCCAAGGGTTCCTCTAGTCCTAAACAACTAAGATTATTTTCTCTTACGGCTGTCTCGATTTTTTCTAATACACTTTTGTTGCCCTTAAATTCCATTGTTGTATTTGACCAATTAGGCATTTTCCTCTCCTGTTATCTTATATTTGTTTTTTTATAGCATATGAATTTGGCTGACCATCGAGGATTAAACGATAAGTTGATTTTCTCTTCTCAACTACCTCTTGCCCATATGCTGTATCAATGCCTCCCATTTCTTTATCATCAATATGTGTTACTTCTATTGTATCCAGCTCACTATCCATATTTTGAAGTAACCTTTCCCCTTTTAAGGAATATTCTTCTTCAACCCAACTTAGAATTTCTTCAGGAGAAGCTTCTTGAAATTTTTTTGGGATTTTCACATCATAATTAATTGATACTGTTATTGTTTCCATTTTCCATCCTTAATATTGCTGCCTGAACAGCTCTTTTTGTATAAGAGGTGAACTCATAATCAAGAACTACATCTCCTCTTATTCCACCTATTTTTGTTGTGTCAATACCATATCTATAAGCAAATTGTCTTGTACCAAAAGAACAATTTCCTGAAGATGTAGAATCATCTATACCCACAAAGACTTTAGTGGCTTTTTCACACAATTCTTTCTCTTCTATCTTCTTTGCTTTTTTAGCCAAAGTACTTTTTATAATCTTACGAATAAACTCTTTGTTTGTAACATTTCCACAAACAACATCTACAAGGTATTCTGTTATACTAAAATGATATTTTTCATTATTCCATCCTACAAAATAGCCAAATTCGTCCTTTTGAACAACCATCCCTATACGGTCCACAACTCTAAACATTTTTTTTAATAAACGATCATTTTCAATGTTTATTGCTGTTGTCATATAGTTATCCATTGCTAACAACACCGCTGTTTCTAAGACATCTTTAGGCTCTATTTCAGATGCTATATCCCATCTGTTTATTCCATATTCTTCCTCTAAATAGTCAAAGAGTTCTTCATTGTCAGTTATAAAGTTATCTACAATACCTTTCATATTTAGGTCCGTTACTGTCTCATTCAGAAACTCTGCTATTTTATTTTGTTCTTCTCTATAGTTATTTTTAAAATAAACAATAGTCAAAAACGATTGTTCTGTTAAATCGTCAAAGCTGTATTCAGATTCATTTATCTCACCTTCATTTTCTTGAATATAATCAACATTTTTTTCTTCGGAAATAAGAGTTGGTGCAATATACCAGTCTTTTCCAGCTCTTTCATATACAGAACATTTTTCATCCGGATCAAGATAATCACTAATATATTCCATATTGTGTTGATGCTCAAAATTCCAATAATCGTCTATTACAGTATTTGTTGCGTAATAGACTCTACAATCTACATTTACAACTTCCTCCCAATCAGGATTAAGGACAGTATTATCTCCAACCTCAGCAAACCATCTATCTCTATTGCTAATACCAAACACTCCGTCAATGTCTTCTAATTCGTAAATATCATATTGAGTTCCGACTACAGTATACCCTGCCTCCTCAAAAACTCCTCGTACAGTATCTTCAATGCTTGTATCTGTAGCATCCTCTGGGAACCCAATATCAACAATGCAAATTGGTTCAATCTGGTCTCTATACACGCTAATAGAAGACACATACTTCCATGGTTCTGCGATAATTTTTCTCATTCTATATTCACCAAAAGCTTCTGTTGCTCTTCGTGAGTCGTCAAAAGAATATTCTTTCCCATCAATAGTACATCTTGATATAAAAAGAGTATCTCTTTTGTTCTTAACAATCGCATTTTTTGTCTTTGAAGAATATTCTTTGATAGAAGATAATTTCTCTTCTGCCGTTTGCCACTTATACGCATACCAACATGCTACGGCAGTAGACAAATCTCTTATTTCTAGCTCTTTATTAGGGCACTTGTCCACCTTGAAAAAAGACTTTATCGCACCTATGTGCATTTCTCTGACATTTTCTTTATACTTCATTTCGTCTCCTTAATAAATTTAACAATATTGGTACTTATTGCTCTACAATAACTCCCTCTCTTATAATGATTGAATTTTCTGTTTCACCAACTAATTCAATCAAAAACTGATAATCCCCCAACTCTTGGTCTTCCACTATTTCCTTCATCGTTTCATTGTCCAACAATGAGCCGTCTTTAATATATATGACTTTGAGTAATGGATTTTGCTTAGCGTATATCTTCGCCATTATAGATATTTTTTCTGCTGTAGAATGTTCACTAAATGGAATTCTTTTGATTACAACACCAAGATTTTTATCAAATTCTATTCCATTAAAAGGAAGATTTGCATTAGCAATAATAGCTTCTCTTTCTTTGAGTAAATTTTCCAAATCATCATTTCTTTTCTCTACTTTTTTCTTCGCCTGCATAACTTCGATTGAAATCTTCTTATACTCAGCATATTTTCTTGCTTGCCTGTTTATTTCATCAGCCTGCTCTAGCTTTTTAGAAAACTCAGTAGTGTCTATAAGCATCTCTTCTGTTTCTACTATTTCAATTTCTTGTCTTTGAAGATCTTTTAGATATTCCTCTTGCTTTTTTAAAGCGGCTTGGATCTCTACAATTTTCAAAGTAGTATCATCCATTTTTGCCCTAAGCTCTTTCTTCCTGGTTATCTTTTTCGTTATAGCAGCATTTTTCGCCAGTGCTTCTTGAAGACCATTACTGATTTCCATAGAATCAACACTTTTTACTTTTGGTACTTCGCCAAGATCATCAAGAATTGCTTTTTTTTGCTTAAGCATTCTATTGTCGAAAGTTCTCTCGTCATACACTTGTTTGTATTTATTTTCAACCTCTGAAGTATCTATCTTTGCAATTTCTTTAACAAAGTCGATTTGCTCCTTCGGACTTAAATGTAACATTTTTGTTATTTGAATTGTACTTTCTTCAAATAAGTTGTTTAAATCTGTCTGTGTCACAGGCTTTCCATCTATCCTCTCAGCCTTAAGATACACATCTTTTGGGGTAATAGTTCTTGTTATATACAACTCGTTTGTCTCAAGCTGTATTACAGCTTTGTCTTTACCTTTGTTTATTTTCCTTTCAGGGTTTTTCCCTAAACTTTGTTTTCCTTTAATAGCATCTATCATAGCCTCAATTACAGAGCTTTTGCCCGCTCCATTTTTCCCACTAATAATATTCATTTTACTATCTAGTTCTAACTCAGCCAACTCTATGTTTTTATAATTTTCTATCCTAATTCCTGCAATTTTCATTTTTTTATCCCTTTTATTAAGTGTACTATTACATCAAGGGTCCAACTATCCCCTAACAATCCAGAAACTTCATTCTCTACCATATTTTCTACATACTTTTCATCAATATTTTGCAACCTAGCCCGTTCCCTCTTATTTAAATACCTTATTCCATTGTAAATACTAGTATCTATATTGCTTCTATCTATAGATAACGCTGTTTTTTCTGGAAAGTTTTTTCTATAATGTGCCATACATTTTATGTAATGAATCTTATCTTTAAACACAAGGGTCGTAAATCCTGTTGCATGATATCTATGAAACATTTTAACAGGAGTAGCCAAAGGTCTACTATCAGACACGAGTAAGCATCTTGCTTTTTTTCTGTCTGTATATCCACTGTCCAATACATCCTGTAATATAATTCCCTTATCCTTGAGTTCTTCATTTTGTGGAATGTTTGTCCAATATAACCTTTTGCGAAGTTGCCCTGACACAAGCTTACTGTTGATTACTACTGGCTCCACTCCAAGTTCCTCGGTAATAATATTTTCATGCTCTTTTTTCATCGAAACATTCTCAAGTAAAAACCATCTCGGTTTCAGCTCATTTAAAAGTCTTACATATTCGTAAAAAAGACCTGATTTCTTCCCTTCCACCCCACGCCTTATTGCATTGGCTTGACTAAAATCTTGACAAGGACTACCACCTATAAGAAGATCAATCTTTGGCAATTTTGAACTATCTATTTTTGTGATATCTCCTAAACAGTTTTTTTCGTCCTCAGGAAAATGTCTTTTGCAAAATTCTAATGCATTTGGTTTTATTTCTGACGAAAAATAGCTAGACACACTTATATCAGCTTTATCTAATGCCATTCTTCCTACAGAAATTCCATTAAATAGACTTAATACATTCATTGCTACAACCTGATACTTATTTGACAAAATTTTTTTCCAATTTTACTATCAACTCTAGCTATTGAACATGGCTTTACTATCGCTGTCACTAATCCTTTTTCTCCCATAAAAGTGATTTTTAAAGCACTACTAGTAGAAAATTCATCTATAATTTCAGCATTTATTAGGCACTTTGAGCCTTGAGCTAACATGAAAGCATTGTCCCCTTTTATAACACCCTCAACAACAGACATTTCGTCATCTATTTTTTTTATTTTCATATTATTTACTTCCATTTATTTATCCTTTAAGACTGTATATTTTAGGTATCTACTTCTGTTTTACAAATAGACCCTTTTTTGTTCAGCATTCTATTTAATATCGAAGCTGTCCTTGTTTTCTTTACCATTCCTACATTAATTTAATTATAGGTTTTCATTTCTACTCTTATCTCTTATACCTTATTTCATTTACACAATCTCTTGTACATTCTAATACATACTCAAAATCTGTTGGCTTCTGATGTATGTTTTTCAGCATTCCATAATACTCAACGAAGTTCTTGTGCTTTTGTGCTTCCTCAGTCTGTATCCATTTAGCAAACAAATTAGCAGAATCCAAAAGTAAATTTTCCATACCTCTATCTTCTACGAACTTCTTCGGTCCATTCGCATGAACTGCCTTGTGTTCCTCAGGCGTAAGGCAACATATAAAATAGTCATTTCTTTGTATCTCACTCCTTAATTTCCAATGGTGAACCTCTATATTCATGTGACTAATACTGTGTAGAAAACTCATATATTCCTTAATTATAAGGACATTCTTTTTTGCAACTTTTCTCATACCACGCTCAATCGCTACTTTTGCCCCAGCATTTCTTTTGTTTTGAAATGATGCATGTCTAACTTCCCTATTAAGAGAGGGATATATAACAATATTATCATTTGGTTCGTTTAAGTCCACTGGCTTATATTTTTTTTTACCCCATGTCACAATATCTCCTTTCAATAATAATCAACCATATTATAAGTACCTTAATGCAAGCAAATATTCCTGTAGCAAATAAAGCTAGCCCAAAAAATTGTGTTAAAAAGATTGTTAAGAACCCTATAACTATCAAAGAGAAACCTATGATTTTTAATTTTGCTTCAGTATATTCTGTTAACCCTTTAAATACAAATTCTATTCCGAACAACAACAAAAAGAACCCTGTTAGAATCATAAATGTTTTTTCACCAAAGATAATTCCCAAGCCAAGTATAACTATAAAAACAATAATCATGTCATACTCCATATTTTCCATAGCAACACATACAAGTAAAACTATTCACTCCTTTTTGCTCTGCTTCTTCTTTTTTTTCTATCCGTCGAAGTTGATTAAGCCTATTTTTAGTAAGTCCTTTTTTTGTAGCCATACCACAGTTAGAGCACACAACTACTGCTGTATACATTCCATCTTCTTCAACAGGCATTCCTATTATTCTAGTATCTATTTTAGACTCCAAAAAGATTATGTTTTCCACTTCAGTTAAGCTTTCAACTCGGTACCCTCTTTTGTATGCAAATAGCTTAATAAAACTCATATGTTTTTTTAACTGTACTTCAGTAATAGTAGTCATACTTATATATGTACCATCACTATTAATTGGGTATTCCGGATCCATTTGCTTTATCATCTTCCTAAAGTCTTTAACAGAAAAATCTTTAAAAAACTTTTTTCTTATTTCATTCAAAAGCCCATTATATGCTCTGTTTGACTTATTGCTAATTATCACCTCTTTGCTCCTTTAACTCATTTCTTAAACCTCTAAGTTTATTTTGACCATCCCTTATTAAAGTTGCTCTTCTTATCGAAGACAGTTTCATTTTTGGAAGTTTCTGAATATGTTTTTGAAGACATTCTATTTTAAAAAGCAACACCTCCTCATCAATAGTCTCATGTAACCATATGTCCTCATCGAGTATTATTTCTGTTAGCCTAGTATCCTCAAATTTACCATCTTCTAGAAGTTGAATTACTTCGATATTTGAGAAACATTTTTTTATGGAAATTATTTTTCCAAGTTCATGTTTATTTTCAAGCACATATTTAAGAAGTTCTTTTTCTTTTAAGCTCAAAGTACTTTTTTTGGGTTTTACATACTTTTCAACTGTTTTAAGGATTTTACAATTTGTTTTTTGTTCCCCAATATTCAATATCTCTTTTTCTATTGCCTCTGGCATATTTTTTGCAAAAAGAGAAAGCTCTTTTTGTGCCTCTTCTACTTGATACGGGTTTTTAATATCAAATTGCCCAAGTATTCTCGCAACACAAAAATCTATTGCCTTTATTCCTTTTTTTAAAAGTTCCCAATATTTTAGAGATTTTCCTTGGGAAATCATATCTGCTGGATCTTGACCATCATCCAGCAACACAACCCTAACTTCAACGCCGTTTTTCATAAACAATCCGCAAGCTTTTATAGCTGCCTTAATTCCAGCAGGATCCCCGTCATAAGCAACAATCCCTTTATTAGCAACCCTCTTTATTGCTTTTACATGTATTTCTGTTAGAGCTGTTCCCATTGATGCTATAGCATATTTTATGCCGACTTGATGTTGCAAAGCAATATCTATTTGCCCTTCACTCAGAATAAAAAAGTTTTTTTTTGATATTTTTTCTCTTGCAAAATTAAACCCATATAACAAAGCTGATTTTTTAAACAGTTCTGTATCTCTAGTATTAATGTATTTTGCAACATGACCATTAATTGTTCTACCACTAAAACCACAGATTTTTCCCCTTACATCAAAAATTGGGAACATTATTCTGTCTATAAATCTGGCATAAAGACCTCTCTCGCCATTGTCTATAATCCCAACATCTATACAATTTTGCACATTCAAAAAATTACTTTTTACAAAATCTACAACCTCTCTTGAAGATGGGGATAATCCTATTTGAAATTTTTCTATAGTTTCTATAGTTAGTCCACGATTTTTTAAATACTTAGTTTGTATTTCGCTTTTTTTCAAATTTTCACAACACCATTTTGAATATTGTTCTAACTCACTTCTAGAAAGTACATTTTTAGTAACATTGTCATTAACCATTGTTACATTATATTTTTCACAAAGCTCTTCAACAGCTTCAGGGAAAGTCATATTGTTTACAAGTTGAAATAATTTTATTGCATCTCCACCTACTCCAGATGAAAAATCATTCCATATATTTTTTGATGGTGAAACAACAAAAGAAGGTGTTTTCTCAAAACCAAAAGGAGACAGCCCCTTATATATACTCCCCGCTTTTTTTAGCTCTACAAATAGCTCTGCAACTTCTAAGACATCAATCTTGCTTTTTAATTCTTCAATTGTAGAATTGCTAATCATAGTAGTCCTTCTATAATATTCTAAATGAAGTTGCTACCTTAATATTTCCCTGTGTTATTCTACTTCCAATAGCACACACATCTCTCTTTCTGTTATCACCTAATGCATTTAAAACTATCCCTGATACTATATACATAACATTTTCTTTCGCATCTGGTAGTCCATGTACTTTTCCAAATTTTGGAGATTCAATTGGAATTCCGGAATGCACCTTTTCCTCGCAATATCTCTTTTCAACTCTAGCTACTGTCCCACTTTGGGGTATACTAAAAATACCTTCTACAGTTAGTATTTCCACTGAGTGTGGACAAAGATTTAAAAAAATTTGTTTACTTCCTTTTTTTTTAAATCCAAGCAATTCTCCTACTTTAATTTCTTCCACTTATCTATCCTTATTTTCTTAAAAAATAAGGGGAAAACATTCTTCCCCCTTTTTACTAAAAATTACCCTACGATAATTTCAACAATATTACTCTTTCCAATAAGTTCTTCTGGTTTTGACGCTTCAATTATATCGTCTCCATCATAATCTTCGAACTGAGGTTTAAGGAGCATGTATAAGCCATCTTCTGTTTTTGCTAAAACTAGATTTTCTTCTTTTGCTCTTTCTTTTAATTTTTTAAGCTGTTCATTTTCTGGTTTCACTTCAGATTTTTCAACTTCTTCAACATTTTTAGCTTCTTCAACATTTTTAGCTTCTTCAACATTTTTAGCTTCTTCAGTTTTTGTTTCAACTTCAGTTGTAGAGTCTGTCTCTTTTTTTAAACCAACTTCAACTTTATAATCGACAAGATCCCAAACTTCTTGTTCAGTCAAGGCTGCATCATCCCATGCTTTTTTTGCTGTTTTTACAACAATCTCTACATCAACCTTTCCATCCTCATAAACAACAGCAGTCCCACATTTTTTGCCTTTATATTTCAGTACTCCATCTGTGTAACTAAAATCCATTTCTTTTCCTTATTGTTTTTTTGTTTATTTGGCTAGCTTTTCAGCTAGCACATATTAATAAATCTTTTAAGCAATTAGCATGCAATAATTTTTTTCATATTTCGCCCCCTTCTAAATAATCTTCCATAGGAAGTGTTCTTACATCATATGTTGTAGGATTCATTTCTAGCTGATTTGTCTTTTGCTCATTTGGCTTATCGTAAGCCTTTTCAAAAGCCATTAAAGGATTATATCCTATTTTTGGATATATTTTATTAAAGCCAAATCCTTCTGTAATTTGGTTAGCTTTATCTTCTATATATGCAGAGATAGCTTTTTCTGAAAATTCAGCAATTTTTCCACCCGTAAAGTACTTCAGCCATCGTTTTTCATTTTCTGTTGCTTTATGTACTTCTTCTCTAAGCATTTGTTCAACTTCGCCTTTGTCTATTCCGGGGTAACTTTTTAATGTACTTTTAAGAAGTTGCCTAAATAGCACAACATGAGTTCTCTCATCTCTTGCAATAAAAGAAATCATTTTTGCTGTCCCAGGCATTCTTATTCCAAGATACCAAAAAAACACAAAACCTGCATAAAACATAATAGACTCCAAAATATTATTTGCTATCATTGCTCTAATTAAGATTCTTACTGTTGTTTTTTCTCCTTTTGAATAGGCTAATTCGCCATATAGCTCATCTAAGTATTGGTTTCTTTCTTTGAGAAATTCGTCCTTTCGATAAAGCTCATAAATTTCATCTTTATTTGGGGAAACATCTGTTAGCAACACCGAATAGGAAATAGTGTGGTTTGCTTCTTCAAAGGCTTGCCTTGTGAGCACCATGACTATTTTACCATCAGTTATATATGGTATCATGTTGTTTGCAAGGTTGCGAGTCTGAACACTGTCGTTGTATATAAGAGATGAAATAGCTAAATCATATGCTCTTTTGTGTGCTTCGTCAAGCTTTACATACTCTGCACCATCTGAGCTAGTATCTGCTTCTGCTGGAAACCAGTCATTTGATCTCATTACATCCCATAGCTTCATTGCCCATTGAGGGCCAACTGAGGTGTCTATAATTCCATCAACATTTGAACCAATAGGAGCAGCAGAAGAGTTACACACTGTTGGTTCTGGATTAAACAAAACAAGTTCTGTAATTTCTGTGTCTAAAGTTACTTCACTTGCTTTAACCATATTATATTTTTTTTCTATTGACATCCTGTACACTCCATTTTTCTATCTATTACTAAATTGTCAGCTTCTGGTGCTTGAGATCGCACATAATATATTGTTTTTATACCTAGCATCCATGCATATCTATACATTTTTGCCATGTCACTAACTTCTTTTATGTCATCAGGTCTTATATGTATATTAAATGACTGTCCTTGATCTATATACTTTTGTCTCGTAGCTACTGCAACTGCTTGTTTTTCAAAAGGTATATCGTAAGCAGACTGATAGTATGCGTAGTTTTCTACATTTAGCCCTGGAGCAGTCATAGGAACAATTCCTTCCATATTCTCCTCATACCAGAATCTATCAAAAACAGGCTCAATACAGTTAGTTGTCCCAACAAAAATAGCTATTGAACTTGTTGGGGCGATTGCCATCAAATACGCATTTCTCATTGGTTTCTCCCAATCAGACATAGAATATTCTGGGAAAACACCTTTTTCTTTTGCTAGAGTTTGAGACGCTTCTTCTGCAAATTTTCTTATTTCCGAATAAACCTCATCTATCCACAGCAAATGCTCTTCGCTTCCAAAGTAAATTTTTGCATCAGCAAGAGCTTCCATCTCTCCCATCACACCCATTCCAATAGCTCTAGTTGCAAAAGCTGTGTCTCTTATGGAGTCTTTTGTGTACAAATTATTATCTATAACATTATCGAGCATTCTAATCATTGTAAAAATAGTATCTTTTCTTTCAGCAAGAGCACTCTTTACATATTTAGCTAAATGGACAGAACCAAGATTACATATTGCCATCCTTTCTTTAGTAAAAGAGCTTTCTTTTTTAGTAACTATTTTACCATCTATAATATCACCTAGCTCAATATCTTTAGCTTTTACAGATTTCAGCCTTGTTTTTTCAAGATATTCTCTTTTTTCATTATCATTAAAAGTTATTTTTATAATATCTTTTGATGGTTCGGTTACTTGAAGTATTTCTGTACACAAGTTAGAGCATCTTATTATCCCTGTATTTGAATTCATATTGCCTTTATTTACAGCATCTTTAAAACCTATAAATGGCATACCAAATTTAAAAGCAAGCCTCATCGCTTCTCCGAAAATCAATCTTGCAGGAACTACTCTTTTTCTAAGAGTAGGATCTTTTTCAGCTTTCAAATATGCTACCGTAAAAGCATCACCATGAAGCTCATTCAAATGTGGAACTTCTGCTGGATCAAATAATGTCCAATCCTTATTTTCAGATTCTCTTCTCATAAATTCATCTGACATCCATAAAGCAAGGTTTAGGTCCCTCGCTCTTTTTCTATCTTCACCACCTGCCTCTTTAAGTTTTAAAAACTCGAAAATATCCATATGCCAATCCTGCATATACGGAGCAAAGCTTCCTTTTCTTACACCAAGCTGATCTACAGCAATAGCAATGTCATTATCAATTTTAAGAAAAGATGTTGTACCTTTTGCCACGCCAATATAACCATCAATATCACCACCAGAGGCTCTTGTCTGAGTCCAATCCCATCCTATTCCACCTCCGTATTTTGAAATTGTTGCTTTTGTGTCATATCCTCTAAAAATATCACTTAAACTATCTGAGTGTCCTCCAACAAAACAACTTGATAATTGATGTCTGTTTAATCTTGCATTAGACAGTGTTGGGGTTGCAAGCATGACATTAAACTTACTTATTTTGTTGTAAAAAATTATTGCCCACTTATTACAATCATCCTCTTTTTGGGCTAAAAACATTGCAATTCCCATAAACATATGTTGAGGAAGTTCTACCAAGGCACCTTTCATATTGCATATAGCATATCTATCTAAATATGTTTTTATTCCAAGATAATTAAACTGGAGATCTCTTGTCTCATCAATCTGTTTGTTTAATAACTCTAAATCAAATTTTTTCCAAAACGATTTGTGGTATTTTCCTGTAGACATTGCAACTTTTATATATTGCTCTAGCGAAGGATATCTTTTACCCTTCTTGTTACCATACAACCTTCCAACATCATGATACATCCTCCTTAAAGTGAGTCTTGCTGCAACAAATGTCCAACTAGATCTTTCTGCACTGATTTTATTTATTGCTGTTTTTATTAACACTTCTTGAAGTTCAGAAGTTGTCATTCCTTCTTTCCATGAAATGTGTGCATCAATTATTAATTCTTCATAATTAACATGCTCCAAATCCTTACAAGCACCTTTTGCTTCTTCTGTGATTTTACTCATGTCTACATTTGCTAAATAACCACCTTTTTTTGTAACTTGTGTTATTGGTGGGTTCTCGAAAAGTTTTTCTAATTCACTCATCTAACACCTCTTTTTTTTATAGGAGCAGCTGTTGGAATTATTAATTTCAACTGTTTCTTTATTGTTTTTCTTGTGATTTTATTTTTGCTTGCATAGTCAATAAACTGTTGCAATTTTTCTTTTGTAACAAAAGATTTGTATTTCTCTTCTAAAAACAACAAAGAAGCACTTGCTACTTCCCGTACATTTTCTGAGAAAATATCCATTGCATCTGAATACTCTCTTACTTCATCTAAATCTTCAGCAAGTGCAAATCTATGCACATAGATATCATTTGACATCATTGATAGCTTAGCTAGACGATACAAACATTCTTTTGCATCATTACTACTTATAGCCTCAATTACCTTTTTTGTTCTATATTGTATTAGAATAACTAGATTATTACTCGTTTTTTTACTAATTTCAAGATTAGCATCTCTTAAAAAACTCATTTCTCTTCCTTTTAATTATTTTTTTCGATAAAATACCCTATATTTAAAAAACAAGGATATCTCGTGAAAGCTTTTATTGACAAACTTGCTCTAAAACTAAATTGTACTAAGAAGCAAGCAAAAACAACAGTTGATACTTTTACTTCTCTTTTGACATCAGAAGTTGCCAACAGAGAAGGCTTTAGTATTCCAAATCTTGGCTCTTTTAATGTTTCTTCTTTAAAAAGAACAAGTTCAATAGGTGGCCAAGACTATAAAATTGATTCAAAAGTAATCCACTTTAAATCATCCAAGTCATTTAAAGACAAAGTAAAAGCGAGCTAGTTACTTACTAGCACGCTCATACCTTTCCACTTAACAACTCTTTTTGCTTTTACTTTAACAAGCCCCTCTTTTTTAATAAGTTCACCATGTTGAATTTCATCAATCACAATATACTTTGGCTTTAGTCCTGTCTTTCTAATCACTTCAGACACTTGTTCCCCTACTTTTTCAAGAGGAATATTTTTCATATTCACTGTGTTTACCATATTTTCTCCTTATAGAATTGGTAGCTCAATCTTTAAATCATCTTCATTAGGAATATATTCATACACAGTTTCAACTGCAGCAACCCTATCTGTAAATTTAACAGTAGGTCCAACAAATTTCGTATGAGCTATTCCAACTTCGCCATCCCTATTTTTTAAAACTATTACCTCTGCGGGATTAACTGACTCTTCTCTTGTACCCTCCTCTCTCACTTTATAGTAGCTGTCTCTATATAAACCAATAATCAAATCGCCATCTTCTTCTATAGAACCCGACTCCCTAAGATCTGATAGCTGTGGTCTTTTGTTTGGTCTACTTTCAATAGATCTACTTAATTGAGATAATACCCAGAATTTTACATTCATTTCTTTTGCAAGTCGCTTAAATGTCTTTGTTATATCTCCTATCCTAAGGTGTGTATTTTGATAACCACCGGGATCTTTTATATATCCAATGTGATCAACAAACACATTTTTTATATTTGGATTTCTACGAAGAATTGTTGTTGCATGATTGTAAATCTGGTTATGATCTAAAGCTGTGTCAACTATCATAAAATCATCTGTATTTGCAAGATAATCTTTAGCCTCTTTATACGCTTGGTAATTTTTAAGTTGGCCTTTTTTTATGTTAGATAGATCTTCATCAGCCTTATTTGCAATAGCCCTCGCCATAATTGTATCTCTTGGCATTTCAAGCGAAAAAAATAGTGATCCTTCTCCGTTTTTAAGGAGATGCAATATCGTAGTAATTACCATAGCCGTCTTTCCCATACTTGGCCTAGCAGCTAGTACACATAAAGATCCCGGCGCTATCGTTATAAACCTATCTACATCGTTGAGCCCTACACCATGATCTTTTACAGGGTTGTTTATTTTCTCTTCCATCTCATGAATGATTTCCTTATTAGATTTTATTTCCAATTTTTGAGTCATTTCAACCTGAAGTAGCGATGAAAAATCATAGTCTTTCCCAGCAAGGATAGTAGCCTTCGCATTATCTAAATTAGTAATAATTGCTCTATCTTTCGCTGTTTTAATAACTAGCTGTGCTTGTTTAACAATACTTTCTCTGCCAATTGGGGTAAAAGTCATTATTCCAATAACATCTTCCTGCCTATCGGGAAATTTACTGATTATAAAAGTTTCATCAAACGGAACTTTTGCTAGATACGCAGTAAGAGCCAGTCCATATAATTCTGAACATACCTCATCAAAAAAATGTTCTGTATGTAAAAAATCCATTACTGATTCTATCATTTTAACATCAGACATTATTGTTGATATTATAGTTTTTTCCATAGGGACTGTATTGATCATCTACTTGCCCTTAAAATTACCATGGCTTTTAGATCTATAAGTTTTGTTTCGGTCAAATACATGTAATCTTTCAATTCTGACAAAAATAATTCTAAATCATTTTTGCTAATTCTACATGTATCGCTTTGACCATTTTTTGATACCGTAATATCAACTACCGACTGAGAAATAAGCATATGTAAAGTTTTTGTATTATCTTCTGCTACTTTATCTATTTGTATTTTATGACCACCATTAAACTGTTTTAAAATACTTTTAACATCCCTCGAACTAAGATTTATTAGATAAGCATTATCTATTTTGTTTCCAGACAGCTGCACTCTTTTTTTGCTTTGTATCTTAAGATAATATACCGAGGAATAGTTAGTAAAAATTCCTTTTTCTGTTTGATTTTTTGCCATGGTAATTACTCCATCTGCCATCATCGTCTTATCTTCGTCCTCTGTAGGTGAGAATATATGAAACATGTTTACATTCATTGTTTGTCTCCTTTTATAATTGAATCTATGTGTTCAGCAACATATTTTTCAACTTTTTTTAGAAATTCGCCTTGTAATTTATCACCTGTATTATAATTGGTATATTCTAAAAAAGGGTGCTCTCCGTTAAGACAAACAGATATCGTTCTATCTATTCTGCTATTAATAGCCTTTAAAAACACATTACCTATGCCATACGCTTCGAAAAGCATCTCTTTAATGTCTTTCCTAGGCTTAGGTATTTTTGAGTCGTATAGAAGCTTAGGGAGCTGTTTACGAAGTTTAGCTCCTGACATTATATTTGGAATCCAAAATGAGCCTTTAGGATTTGTGTATATCCAATCTACTACTCCCAAGATTTCTTCCTTGGTAATATTATCTTTACGGATAGCTAAATCAATGTCTTTCATCCACTTCTTTTTTTGTGCTTCAGTTAGCGGTTTAAACTTTGGAACTTCAGATAGTAAATTATTTTCAAGTTTTTCAACAACTTCTAGAGCTTGTTCTTGAATTTCAGTAAGAGGAGTTTGCTCAAACTTTTCGCTTACGGAAATTTGAGGTGTCTCTGTTGTAGTCTTATGAGTAGTCTCTGTTAAATTGGATTGGGTCATTTTGTCCCCATCCATTGTGCCATTTTGTCCCAATGGCATTGTGCCATTTTGTCCCAATGGGATTGGGTCATTCTGTCCCTTATTTTCCCATTGGGTCATTTTGTCCCCATGGTCAAGACATTCATATTTTATTGTGTAGTAATTTGTTCTATCTGTTTTATCTAGAGAAAGTTTTTTTACTAAAATAAGACCTTGTTTTTCTAATGAAGCAAATGTCCTTTTTATTGTTCTTTTGCTCCAAAAAGGAAATTGTTCTGACCAAGATTCAATAGAATTCCAAACCCAATAATATCCATCTATTTTAGCTCTTGGGTCACCTGATTTTTTCTTAATAATAAGCCAATATTGTAATTGTTGTAAAGCTATGGCTTCATTTAATCCAATAGCGACAGCCAACTCTGGCTTCAACACAAGAGGCTGACTAGTTAGTAGTAATTCCTCTAGTTTATGCATATTTTATCCTTTTTTATCTTTGATAATCATAGAAACAGAAGTTGTTTTGTCTATATATTTATCATCAGAATTTATCCATTCCATATCTTTTGGTACTTTAGCTCCATCTAGCTTTGCGCTTACTGATATATAATCTGGAAGTTTTTTTGCAATTTCCAGTTTTTCTTTATCTGAAAATTTACTTGGATCTATTACTTTTTTTTTATTTCCACCTCGTAATGATACCTCAAAATCCTTAGTAAAGGCTTTTTTTGCACCAAGTTTAAGCAAAAGATTTTTAATATCGCCTTTATTTTTATCTATATTTTTCTTCTCAGCATTGTATTTAGCGATGTATTCAAGAGTTGAATTATAATTATCTTCAAGTTCGATTGCTTCTGTTTTTGAAAGACAATCATCAGTGTGATCGCATAACATACAGGCACTTCCAACTCTTCTTGGAACATTTTGTATTTCAAACTCTCTGTTTTCTTTATCTCCATTAGACCAATCGAAATAGTCTTGGATTACATCTAAACAAAACATTGCTTCCTCTAAAGCTAGCGTAGTGACCTCGAGATCATATTTGATTGGAAATTCTTTTGTGTTACCATCATTAAGTTCAATAGCATAAACTATTGTACCAATTTCCTCTGGCTCTATTCCAATTTCTTGGGCAATTATATCCATTTGAATATTAGTTTGTTTTTCCCAGTAATCATGGACATTAACAGGTATTCCATTAGTTGTTTTTAATTCAACTAACAAATATTTGTATTTGTTTTTCAATGCATAAATATACCATTTTTTAACTTCTGGATCATCCACTTTTTTCAAATCCTGAACTTTTATCAGTATATCTGGATGGACTACCATAAAATCATATGTGCCTTTTCCTGTATACTCACCTTGTCTTTCATAAGGAACGCTTAAAGTGTCTAGATTTTGTTCTACAACACCCTCAGCAATATTTCCTTTAGACATTCTAAAAAACTCCGAAAGGGTTCTAGATTTTGAACCAACAATGACATCATATGCCGCTTTTCTTGCACATAGTGCTATATCGCTCGCACCTAGTTTTGCTTTAATGCCATCGAGAGTCATTCTAGAATACTTAGTATCCTCTTGTCTTACTTTAAAAGCTTTTCCCATTATATTGTTAAAAAAATCCATTACTTGCCTTTCTCTTTTCTAGGTGCAGTTTGATAAACTATACCTTCTTTTGTTTGAACTGTTTTACAGTCAACTTTTTCTACATAAACCACTTTTCCATTTTTTTTATGAATTAATTCTGCTGTACAAATCTTTGGTAGTGTAAAAGTTACACTAAGCCCAAAAAGAATAGTTGTACACAACAATAACAATATCACCTTCATTTTTTATCCTTTTTTAATATATGTTGCCGTAACTGCACCAATAGAAAAGCCTTTCTTTTTTAATATGTCAAGAGTTTTTTCAGAGACATCTTTTATTTTGAATTCAAGAGTTTCATCTGTTTCTAAAAAATTCACCTTTAATCTTTTTAGAAGAGGAACTAAATCCTGTTTAGGCACAGTTTCTTTCTTTTTATTTTTCCCTGAATAATCCCTGTCAGTACTAATATCTTCTAGAGAAGATAACCCTTTGATGATTTCTATGCCGAGAGCACTCAAGGCTCTACCTCTGGAAGAAGTCTCGCAAAACCGAACTGGATCGACAGTTGAGTTTTTGTTTCTAGAGACATTTTCACATGCTGTTGCATTTACTAACAAAAATTCTTTGCCTTTTGAATTTCTAGCAAAAATTTCAGTGGTAAAAATTATCATCATATCGTTATCTACAGGCTGCCAATAGTGAGATGTTTTCATAAACATTCCTCTTGGCTGATATTCATTTACAAATATCTTAACTCTTTCTGCTACCGTAACATAGCTCTCTAATTCTGTTTCTGTCATTTTTTTTCCTTATAAATCTTCATAATTAACTTTTTCAACATCATACCCTATGGATTCTAGTTCTTTTTTTAAATCACCATGGCAATCAATTGTTATATCAGATTCAGTTGTGCATTCTTTTACGAATGAATTTGAAGCATCGCTATGTTGTCCAACATGCATATAGCTTTCTAATTCACCAAAATCATCTTTAAATACAGCAACGAGATCATATAATTTGCTAAAATTATCACCACTACAGTTTGGGCATCCATTTTTTTCCCATATGCGTTTGCTTTCTTTAGTATCACTTGATACATTGTTGCAATCATTGCATTCATATACCCAATCGGTTAATATTTTTCTAAAACTAATTTTCACTTTTTTTCCTCCATTCAAAAAGTACCTTAGCCTTTTGTATATTGTATTTTAAAAAGCTTTTATCTACTCTATCTCTAGAAATAATTCCAGCTTTATATAAATCCTTGTCTATCTCATATATTCTTTTTAAGTCTGTACAGATAGATCTTTCTAAGTTCAAACTACTCATGGCAAACTCAGTGCACCACACCCATCAATATGAGTAACAAATTTCTTAACCGGAATATCATCATTGTCTACAATTTCCTTTCCATATTGATCAATAACGCTAATGAGTTCTTTTTTATGTACAACATTTGTTGGATACACAAAATCTTTTCGCCCTTTTAACGCTTGTGCCACTTGTTTTGAAACAATATAATAGTGACCTTCTATTTCTTCTGGAATATTTCCAGTTACCTCATGTGTTGGCTTTAAAATAGAAATTCCTCCAACTCTGTCAGTAACAACGCTTGTTGTAATAACTCTTAATAACTGCTCAACTTTAGCAGGTTTAAAAGTTATTTTCTCTCCACCAGCCATAATCATCACTATTTTATGTGGGGTCAAATTAGTTAATCGCATACCTTTTCCTTTCGTGTAAGCTAAGAAAATAAAACACTTCCCCCCCCTCCAGAACGAATGCAAAAAGCACTCGCCCTGAAGGGGGAAGGTAAGGCTGATTTTTACGCCCTCAGCTGGGCGGGATTTTCAAGAGAGTTCCCAGAACTCTCTTTGGGCAATTTCCAGCCCTTTTTTTGTTTGAATGACGAGAGAGTCGTCATTGTATCTGACTCTCTCATTTTTAAGAGTTTTTTTTAGGTGGCGCAAATCACCACCAGAGAGTTCTCCCAACTCTTTTTTTTTATAAAAAATTTTCATTCTCTACTCCTTTTAAAAAAACTTTTGAAGAGCATCTTCTCCAAAAGCTTCTATTATTACAAGCCCTAGGATATAACCCACGGCACCTACTGTCAGCAGGACGGAGCCTGTAATTATTACATCAGTCATTACAGTCTCCCGTCAAGAGTACAGTGTACTCTTTTTCATAGTCTTCCCCACTCCCCTCTTTTTTAACCATCCTGAAACATCTGTTATCATTTGATAACATTGTTTCTCGGTTATTTCTTATGTACTCGGCGTGTTTTTCACCGAGATTGCTGCTATTCGCAGCCACAATACCAATAAGGGTATCCATGTACCCTCTTGTATTCTTCCTGTTTGGATTGTCTATTTCAAAACGATCCACAATTTCTGTGTTGTTTACGCTTAAAAAAGCAACCTCAACAGCATCTTTTTCTATTACAAGAGATGCTTTTTTTACGCCATCTATAAAAATATGGTTTACCATTTCCCCAAAACTATTTTTAGTTTCTTTTAATTCTACTTTCATTTCTTCCTCCTTAATATTTGGAACGCATGACTGCGACCACTCTTGTGGATTTGTAGCAAACTAATGCGGCCTAAAAACACACATTTAAGAACATCGCCTCTCGTCTGAGAGTCACATCGTCTAGATTACTAAGCGAGGATGTTCTTAAATGTATGCTTTTTTCAAAGAGGGGACACCTTAACTCTTAGGAGAAAAGACCTCTTTGTTGCTCCATTTTACGCCCAGCTTGGCGAAGTATTAGAGCTCTTCAGCTAATTTTCTTTTTGCTTCGTACTTATTATCTTTACCAATCAATCGATCTCCTATGCTTTTGAGACCTAGGGTTATCTCAGCATATAGTCGATCTACTCGTCCAAATGCGTAGTATTGGATAACATTGCAGTTATCCGCCATAGCATACACTCGTTTAGAATTAAACTTTTTCATGATGACCTTTCTTCCCGTTAGACGGGGTAGTAAATAGTACAGCCTTAGTACTATGCTTCTTTGATATAACATCACAAATAAGGTTTTCGTAAAAAACTTATTTTTAATGTTATGCTTTTGTTTGAAGCTGGGGTTTTAAATCCCAGCTGTTTGTAATACCAGTTGCGCTTTGATTTGCGCTTTTGATATTCTGAGGTTTTTCGCCTCAGCAGATTTTTTAATTTCTTCTACTCTTTGGTTAATTTCTTGTGCGCTCATAATTTACTCCTTCAAAAAGTTTTAGGCTATGAAACCTTTGTCGCTCAACGACCATTTTCGTCCTCTAAAAAAGAACACTTTTTACCTCACAGTACAATCTCTATACAATAGAAATTCTTGTGTAAGGTATATCTCTTACATCTATATATGCCACAAAAATGTTGATTTTTCCCAAGATTTATTGGTTGGTTTTTTGATAGATAAGTGGTGGTTTTTTGCTTGTGGGTTGTACTCCTGTGAGGCAGTCACAGGAGATAGTTTTTATGTGATTATACTAGGTTTAGGGATTGTGCTATTCCGTCTGAAATAGCTTTTGCTAGAGCTCTTCGCTTGGCTTTTTTTGGCATAAATTCACCTTGATCTTTTGCGAAAAAAGGTTCAACGAGTATGCATTTTGATTTTCCTTTGGCTAAAAATCCTCCTCCTCTTTCCTTTCTAGTGACAGGTTTTAGACCTCTATTTCTTCCAAGCTCATTTTTTTCAAATTCATCAATAAATATTTTCGCAATCTTTTTTGAAACATCTGATTTTGCATAAGCAAGTACTTCGAACCCTGAGGCTTTTGAACTAGCACTTGCATTAAAATGAAATGATATTGTTATATCTGCACCCCAATCATCAATCCGATGATGAAGCTGTCTCATCTTTGCATTGTAGCCAGAAGTCTTAGAGTCTCTTAGAAATATTTTAACATCGCATACTTTTGCAAACTCTGCTATGTTTTCCTCTAAGAAAGCTTTCCAGAATATCCATTCGGATATGCCTTTTGCCCCTATAGCTCCTTGCCTATATTCCTCATGTCCTACAACCAGAGCTACCTTTTTAGTGCTTCTCTGATCCTTTTGAGATGAGATATTTGGATAATTCTTCGAAATTCCTGAAATCGTACTCTGTGCATTTTTCTCTGAACGACCTTTTGAAATTTGTGTGAAATTGAGTATGACAGCCTTTACAAAGGCAAACACCGTTTTCAACATTATAACGCTCCTTTTTAAAATAACTAGCACTGTTCTTGTGATGAACTTGCCTATTTTTTCTACTTTTGCAAATTTGGCAAATCTTATCTCTCCGTATAACTAAGGCTCTAAAAACCCTATATTCTTTTGTGTTATGATAAGTAGACATAAAATTTCTCCATAAAGTTATTTTAGTATTATAGCTTTTTTTGTATATTTTAGCTATACTTTCTTTGCAAAAGTACTGTAGGAGAAAAAGTGTCTCACAAGAAAGAATCTAAAAAAAAACAGCACAAAAATGCTTTTTTGCGAGGTGCTGAACAAGGGTTTGTTCAAGCATCTTTTGGAAGAAAAGGTCAAGTGTCGCAAAATATGCTTGGACTAATACAGGGACACAAATATAAACATGGCTTATCTGGACTAGCTGGTGGTTCTACTGCTGTAAGTGGGGCTATTTCTAAAGACACTGGTGTCGACACGCTAAAGGATACTTTTTATGGTAGTCTAGCTGGTGGTGCCATAGGTGGATTAGAAAAAGGTATTCTTCAAAATGGAACTAAAAAAGCAGTCCCCAATACTGTTGCTGGAGCAGCACAAGGTTTACTTTCTTCTGGAATTAATTACAATCTTGGTAGCCTAGTAAATAAAAAAAACAATTAGGAGAAAATAGATGTCAATAGAATATGTTGTAGAAAATGGAGACAGTGTTGTTGTAGATTCGCAACCAAGTGAGCAGATTTCTAAAATTAGAGTGCTTGATGGTACTCTTGATATTAAAAACGAAACAGAAGATGGATGGTTATTTGTCTTTGATAGTAGTGCTACCGTGGATGTTAAATCATATGGTACATTAAATATTGAAGGAAAACTTATTTCTCTAGGTTCTACTGATGGGACAAGAGGGCAAACTATAAATGATTGGCAAGACACTCATCCTTCCGGAATTATTTGGATAGAAGAAACTTCAGGAGAAAATGACTATCACCCATGGTACTGCATAAACATGCCTGATGTTAGTAAACTTGATTTTGATTCTTTCCCTGATGATAAAAAGTTAGGAAGAGTATTTAAATGGGTTGATGGTGTTATCTCTTTTTCTGACACAGATGGCAACTCTTGCGTTCCTGATGCAAATTGTAATATTGTTATACCTAATATAGTTTTATCTACTGAAGATCCTTTTTCATCAACAAAAGCAGCAAAATTTATTGATTACGAAGGTGGAACTTTATCTTTAAAAAATATGTCTTTTTGTGATTTTGATATGGGCTTTGATGGAATGGGTGCTTTAAATATGAATCATGTTTCTCTTCCAGGAGCTGTTTATCTTAGATACTTAACTGATGCCACTATCCTAGACACGCATGGAACTTTTAGAAGCGACTCTAGCTCAGGGGTAATGGTTGCTTATAGTTCAAATGTTACCTTAGATAATGTTACTGCTTGTTCTGTTGCATCTACAGGTCTATCTGTGAACTATTCAAAAAGAGTAACTTTAAATAAAGTATATGGAATTGTTGCTAAAAGAAATAGCTCATCCGATCATCCTGTTTCGATCCTTGCAAGCTCTAATATTAAAGCTACAAATACTCTTTCTGTGGGAGGTTCATTTTCAGTAAAAGACTCATCTCAAAGCAGATTTGAAAAAACTACTCTTATTGACAATACTTTAAAGGTTGAGGATTCTTCTGTTGGAACATACAACATAATGATAGAAAGCTCAAATTCAATAGTTTTCCGCGAAACTACTATATTAGAAAATGGTGGAGCGGCGTTGAGTTATATAAATCTACTAAACTCACCAAAAATAGATATTGTAAAAACAGTAATAAATAGTTCAAATGCAAATAATGTTATTGCTTGTAATGTTAGTTTTGGAAGTAGAATTTCCGAACTTTACTTTGAAGGTTGTAAAAAAGATGAACCTTTCTTAGTTCCAAATAAAAACAATGGTATTCTCCTTCAAAATATAACAACACCTTCTGATAAGATTTTGAAAGTTGAAGCCCCTAATGTTCATATCAAAGGGGTAGGTATCTCTAACTTTGAACTAGATAAGCCTAATAGTATTGGAAGCAACTTTGCACAACAATATGGTCCAGACAATACTGGTAAACTCATTTTTGCTATGAGACAAGACGATCCAAGTATAGACAGTGGTTTTTTTCTAGATATGTTTTCGGAAACGGTAAAATTTGACAATGCAGGTTCTGCTAGATTGTCATCAAAAGGAGACACAATTATTGTGAATACTCCTTATAGGATAAAAGGTGTTACTTTCACCGATGAAGACCCTGAGATAGATGGTCAGGATCTATCTAACCTTTCTTTAGAATATTCGATTGAAACAAATGGAGAATATTCAGATTTCAAAACATTAACTGGAGAAAACCTCTCTTCAGAAGTCATCGACACTAATGTCGGATTTCTTATGAAAGTAAGAGTCACTCTTTTAGAAAATTCGGATTCTGCAAAAGTAAAAACAGTGTCTATAGCTACTAACGATTCTCAGGTGATCTATCCATTAGATGTGGAACATGGGGTTATAAATTTTAATGAAATTGCTTCTATGGATATTGATGCTAGATACTCACTTTTTTATACAGATGGATATGGAACAGACGATGCAGTATTGGTAAAAGATGCGGACGGAAACAGTATCTCAGGGAAAATATCAGGTAGAGACTTTATCAAATTTACATATGATTTTGCTGGAGATACTAGTAATGGAAGAGAACCTAATCAACCAATAGAAATGACTTTGGTCTTTGCAGGTTCAAATATTGCTAAAAACAAAGTGTTTTCTCAGGTTTTTGATAGAGGACAAATAAATATTTTTTCTTTATTAGCTGAGCCAGACCATGGTGTAATTAAATTATAAAAAGGAGAGAATATGGAATTGACTAGTACTAAAAAAATGTTAGCTCATCTTATCGTAGAAGTACAATGTATTAAAGACCTTATCGGAGGGGAAGCAATTCCTTCTACGGATGGGGTTATCGTTAAAAACAAAACAGGCTCTGTTATTCAAAAATTTAATGTTGTTGATGGAGCAAGAATTCCATTGATTAACGAAGTGGGTTTATGTATTAATAGTTCAGGTTTGCCAGAAGTTATTCAGACAGCTGATATTACAATTATAGATGATATAATGTCACTTGAAAATAAAGAAAGTTTACAAGTAGGAGTGTTGTCATGAAAATTTCTTTTGAAGGAGCTCAGAAGTTAATTGTGGTTAATCCAGGAGAAACATTTCTTGATTTACAAACAGATCTTTATATCGAGTGGAAAAAATGGGTTAGAAGAGAAGACAACGCTAAATATCTTCAAGCGATGTCTACTGTTGGTGGAAATAAGTTACCTTTAAAAAATCTAGGTGTTACTTATTTCCTTGAAAATGGATGGAAAATTCGTCCTTTCGAAGGTGATCACAGACTTATTATTAATGGAAATCTTTTTTCTAGTAATGGAGAAGACCCAATAGTTGACACATTAGGTGATTATAAAGTTACTATTATGATGTCTGTATCGAACCTAGTTGATATAGTAAGTGCATCTTCTGTAGGTGCAGTATCTTCAGATATAGATCTTTCTGGATTAGATGGTGTTTCATCTAGTGAAGAATGGTCAATAACAACAAGTTAAGGAGTAATTTATGGATAAGAGAGTAGGTGAGACATTTTTTGTTGAACTAAATAGTCATCAAAAACACTTTGGAGCAGATGGTTTTGTAACTAAAATGCTAAATTTGAGCACTTCTGAAGTGCAACTAATAGATACTCCTGTTTCAGAGGTAATGGAAGAGATAGCTGAGCCAAAATCTGCTACAGTTGCTACATCTGTTGCAAAAGGAAGTAAGAATATCCCAATTAGCAATAGTAATTTAGAAAGTGGAATGGTTTTTACTGATACAAATGGAGAAATGTATTTCATTTATGAAATTAATGAAGATGGCATAGTATTGAAATTCCCTTTAAGACAAGGAATAGAAGTTGATACCCAACTAACTCAAGTTGGAAATACAGGTATTTATAAAATAGAGATGACACATAACCTTACAGGTTCATATGCACTTTATTTTTCAAATCCTAGTTTAAACATTGCTACAAAAGGAGTTCAATATAGAGTGACGGATATTAATTTAAATGATGTAATAGACAAAGTACACGATGGCTTTCAATCTACACTACAATCACTTGCTAGTTTAGGTGGACAAATTTCAAACATTGGACAGGAAGACTTTGAAGTCTTTTCTGGATAACAAAGGAGAATAGATGACTTTTTATACAATACCAGTTGGTCAAGGTAGTGATTTTGATAGAAGTGGGTTATTATACCCTTGTCAAATAACAGACCTTAACGACAAGACAATAAAATACTTTACAGATGAAACATCTGATGCAGTAGTAATTAAACAAGCAGGCTCTTATTTTGCTGGACCTTCAGCGAATAGACCTGATTTAACTGAGGCAAGTGGTTTTTCATATTTTGATACAGACCTAAACAAACCTATATGGTATAATGGAACTAAGTGGGTATTATCTACTGGTGAAGACGCTTAATAACAAAGGAGAATACAAATGGCAAACTTTACAACACAAATAACAGATTCTAATATTATTCAGGAGCTTCCTGATGTGAGTATACTAACAAGTATCTACGATAATGATTTAACCTTGGATGCGCTGAAAAATATTGTTTCTTCAGTAGCTCTTAGAAAAAAATTACAGTCTTTACTTAATTTTAAACTGTCAGAAGACAGTTTTGACAGCCTAAAAGATGTTTTAAAACAAGGCTATAAAGATTATGAAACCGCAGATGGAAAAGAAGTTACAGAAAGTGGTGGGAATATCTTTGTTGATGGCAAACTAATAGCATTTAATGTTGATGGATTTGCTGAAGGACTTTTTGAAGATGAAACTTTTTCAGCTTTATTTTTTACAGCTGATGTACTAGACATTATTTTCAACTCAAATGATAGTAACTTTAAAAAAGCTCTTTTTAACAATGGTAGTTTTTGGGATAAATTGCTTACAGATACTGACCTTACAGATCATATTGCTACAACATATCCTGATGACTATACTCACGCTATACAAACAGCAGAAAAAGCTTATGTTAAAATTGTAGCAAACAAGGCAGGTTTAGATTTTACTAGATACAAAGACCTTAAATTTTTGGCTGAAGACACACCTGCAATGACAACAATTTTGGAAGTTTCAGAAGCTGCAGAAATAGAACAATCTTCTATATTCGGTGTACAATCTAGAATGATGTTTATTTTTAGTAGTCTTAATCTTGATGAAATTGCAGAAAATGATGATACTATAACCACTTTAGATGAGGATGAAGGATATCTTTCAGCAGTATTATCTGTAAAAGCTATGATTTCTGTAGAAGATTCTAAAATGTTTACTCACATTATTAATAATGATGAAAATTTTGGAGTAATTGCTTCCAAAGAACTTGGCCTCGATTCTGTTGTCACAGTTTCTAATATCTTTTTTGATGATTCTCTTGTTGATGTAAGAAATGCTTTTGTAAGAAATAGAGATTTGGTTAGATTTTTTGGTAAAGCTAATTTTACATCTAGTCTTCAAGTTCCATTCAAAGAAGCAATATTAGCAAAAATGTCAGTGACTCAAAAATACAGTGCTCTCTTAAAAGATGGAACATTAACTGTTGATTATGCTGATGACAATCTTGCTTTAAAACAACTTCTTGTTAGTTTAAGCGATTTTTCTGAGACAAAAGTTGGTAGCGTTTCGAAAAATAATCTCGATGAAAGAGTATTCTCTGCTCCTGTTGTTTTAAACAATGGTTCAGCTTTAGCTCTCGATCTTTTTGCACAAATTGTTGTTGAAGACGCTAATAGTTTAAATTTATACACTAAATTTACTGACTATAGTTATCAATTTTTAAGAGATGTTGTTGGACATGTTGTTGGGATAACAGAAGAAGGGAAAGTAATTTCTTCAAAATTTGTTACTGACATAAATATTGGTGAAGAAGAAATACAATCAGTTTCTGTTACGGAAAATGCGATAATTATCAGAACTTCTGCGAATTTCTATTTTATTGGAAATCTAGGTGAAGATAAACAAGCAATTGTAGGCAAGTTGGCTGAGAACAAAGATGCTCTCTCAAAAGCTGTCATTTTCAATGGTATTATGCTTGCATTAGATACTGATGGTAAAATTCAGAAAGTAACAAAAGATGGTCTTGAAGAATATACTACAACATCTGATATAGTTGCTACAGACATATTTGTTTTAAGAGATAGATTGATTGTATTAACAGATGCTTCTGAGCTTAAAGAAGTTAAAATTGATGCAACAATTGTTGATATCTCTGCTGAAATAACAGATCTAAGATTTGCTCAAGATATTATTCTTTGTAAAGTAAGTGGTGAAGACAGATTTGTTTTTACAGATGGCGAAAACTGGTTGAAATACGATTTTTCAGTAAACGCTCTATAGGAGTATAAAATGATTACAAACCTACCTTTTATGCAAAGTAGAATGGGGGTTTGTACCCCTAATTATCCTGCAATGTTCACAGTTTTTGAGAATGATTTAAGCTTTTCTGTAAATTCCAATGTTATATCTAATGAAGTTACCGAGATGCAACAACACATTAGCGGAACTGTTTTTGAAAATTCTATTGCTACTCAAAATATATATGGCGAGATTATAGACGGTACTGTAAAACAAACTATAGTTAGTTCTAAAAATGAGATTATAGACGGTACTGTAAAACAAACTATAGTTAGTTCTAAAAATGAAATTATAGAAATAGATTTACCTGAGGTGCTTTTAAATACAAACATTTGCACCAAAACAGACATCAATAACCTTGATTTCTCATTTTCTTTAAAAGCAGACATCTCTAACCTTGATTTCTCTTTTCCTTTAAGAACAACAATGAATGTTTTTCAAGCCAAACCCTACTATGCGACGAAAATTTCCATAGAAGACAACCCAATTTTCATTAAAAGTAAACTATCAACAAAAGACTTTCTACTACGCACATCTATTCTCCAAGGAATCACAGTAGAGGCTCTCTCGTTCCTTGTAGAAAAAGATTCACTTCCAAATGTTGATTTAAAAAGCACTGTTTATTCTTCTAATTACCAAATTGTTTCAAAGGTTAGTTCTATAGAATATTCTCTTTCTATACCTATTACACTACTTAGTTCTGTTAGAGATATGACTGGTATCAAATTTGACCTTACTAGTAGTGTATCAGGTGTCGTGATACAACTTACAGGTGATGCTTATTCAGAAGAGGACAAAAAACTTGTCATTTCTCATGTCAACTCTCAAATTGAAAAAGGTGCTCTTAAACTTCTTAAGAATCAATGGAATCTTGCATTTTTAAATATCCCAGCTACTGAAGATGGAAAAATAGCCACAGTAGGCAACACTCTTATTCCTATGCTAAAAGAAGCTTCAGGTGTTGATTATCCTGTATCTTTTATTTCTGGAGTTGATAAATTTTCTGGAAGAGAATGTAATTTTGTATACACTCCAGATTATATGACAGAATTAGAAAGTCAAAATGATCTCCCATTATGTTCTTATAACGAAGAGCTTAAAATATATGAACCTAATACTTTCTCTATTCTTGTTTTAGACAATGACATAGAAATGAACTGGGACAGCGCAACATCATGATAATTGTGGTAAAATTAGGTGAGTCAGAGAAAATCTCTGATTCTCTTTTAAGAGAAATAAAAAAAGTTACACATCATGTTACTAGAACTAGTAGCAATTCTATTGAAGTTAATATTGACGACAACTGTTTTTCAGAGTCAAAAATATCTTTCAATAGAGTTACTCAGATTATAAGAGACTTAGAAACAAACGCACAGATTATTTATTAGGGAAAAATATGTTAGAAAAAAGAATAGACTTCACAATAGAGAATATAGAAATAGGACATGCTAGTTGTTTTGGGGGAAACTGTCCTCTTCAAAAAACTGCAGAAAGCAACCCCCTTGAGGAAATAAAACAGAAAAAAGACCATGCCTATTTGCTTGTTATTGCAATGGGTGCAGGTGATTACTACGGAGAAAACAATAATGGTGATTTCTTTTATGAAAAAGACCTTCAAGAATATTATAAAACATTTGAAACTGCTGGTATCTTTATGCAACATGACAATAAAGACCCAAGTAAAACACTAGGTAAGGTACTTAAAGCTATTTATAACTCTCATATGCATAGAGTAGAACTCATTTTGGAAATTTCAAAAAACAAAGCGCCTGACATATACGAAGGGATTAAAAGTGGAATGCGATATAAGGTGTCCATGGGCGTGCGAGTACCCCAAGAAATTTGTTCTTTTTGTGGAGCCATAACTAAGGGGTCTATAGCAAACAGATGCGACCATTTAAAGTTTATGATGCACCAGCAAATGCCAAATGGACAAATAGTCTATGCAATAAATAAGCCCCCTATGAATTTTTTTGACATATCTATAGTAAGAAGACCGGCTGATGCTCAAGGGCATGCTTTGTTTCAGAAGGTTGCTAGTGCTGAAAATCTATTGGAAAGCAAAACAGCGGAGCTTATTAAAAGGATTGAAGCAATAGACACTATGCCTGAAGCTGTTAGTCCTAAGGAATTATCTACTTTTAGAGATAGATTTCCTAAAAAAACAATAATAAAGCTTGTTAGATCTCATAATATTCAACTTCTCCCTGAAGAGGCAATGTTTCTTGCAAGTAGTATTCATCATTCCGAATTTCCTAAACTTAAATCAGAAGCGAGAAAAGATACTATTATTACTATGTTATTAGATCAAGCTCTCTCTGCTCAAGAGTGCCCTTTTCTTAAAGAAGCATCTTTAGAAATGTACTCAAATGAAACACTAAGTAAGTTAAGCACGAGAACTTATCTTTTAAAAACAGCGGCTGACAAAGAACTAAGAAAGGCTCAAAGAAAAAATCTCAGACAGAGGGAATATCCTGAGTATAAGATTGTTTTCCCTGATGGAAACTCGACAACAACAGGGAATACTGGATGGCTTTCTATGTCAAGAGGAGAGCCAAATCCAAAGTATATGGATATGATAGATAAAGGTTATGCGAGTGCACTTATTGGTATTTCGCCAGAAGGATACGAACAAATCGTGTATAGGTAAATATCATGAAAATAACTAAGGGATATATTACTGCTGTTTCAAATGAATCTAGGGAAATAACAGTTACTACTGGGGAAGGGATAACTAATATTGTAAAGATGGATAATATCCAAGATAAATTTTCTTTACATGAGGGTGTGGAACTTATTTCAGAGAATGGAGTTCTTAAAATACGCAAAGCAAAACCTGTTTATCGAGAGATAAACGATAGTAAATTCGTGAACTTTTATTTCGACACTCCTTCTACTGATATGTCTTCAGGTACAGTTGGAGAGATTATGGGTTCTAGTTATGCAGACCTACCTCCTATTACTAATAGTATTAAGGGTGAGACAGGTGAAATTGTATATATCTCAGATAGAGAAGTGGGATTAGTTGTTTCACCTACTTCAAAATTTATATTACGAGATGATGGAGTAAGCGAACAATTTTCTATTCATTTTGCATCATTACAAGGTAGGCATGTCTTTGTATCATCTCTTCCTGATGACATTACTATAAGATTGGAAATTGCAAACTTTTCTGTAGATTCTCCTGTTGATTTAGATGAAATAAAACAGTCTATTTATGATCTTATGATGCCCGAATCCAATATGAGAACTCAGAACAATAATTATGTACCTAATAAAACATACACTCAAGCCTTTTTAGAAACAATAGCAAACAGTTCTTATCAGCCTTTTTTAAAATTTTTTGGATTACAATTATCTGAAATCCTATTGACATTGCAAATAAAAAAGATTGAATTTTCAGGAAGCATGAGTGCTTTTTCTGATATTTTTAGTTCTGTGGGAGATGTTACAGAACTTTTTTCCTATACACAATCTGCATACAGAGATAAATCTATAGAATCCATTAGCTTCGACTTATCGACTTCTGGAGATTCAGAACCTCTTTCCTTTGTTCGTGTTCCAGATTGCCAAAGTGAAACAATCGGACAAATAAAAAAACCTGAGATAAAAATAGGTGGTCAAGTATACAAGATTTCTTTTTTATCTATAAGAACACAAAATGGTAATGTTACTGAATATTCAGCAAATAAAAGGGTATATGCCTCTACTCTTGGAACTCTATGTTCTAGGCAATGGACTTCTTCAAATAAATCAGCACTTTACTCAGAGGTTTCCGAATTAAGTTTTAATAATGTTATTATTCCTAATATAAACATAAGCAAGACTGCTACAGGATTTTGTGGTGATAGAGTTCCTATTTCTAATATAATTTGGGATGGTAGTCTGTCAATTTCCGTTACAGAAGACTTTTCTATCTTTGCAGGTAGTAAAATTGAATTAAATGCTGCAGATTCTACTCTTATTGCAGGTGGAGGTAGAGGAATTAAGGTAGATAGGCTTGGCTCATCGGCTGTAACTCTTTAGAAAATGTAGTTTTTTTGATATAATAGCAAAGTAAATTTCGATATTTAAAAAACAGGAGACCTATTATGGCAACAACTTCGGAAAAAATACAGGCTGAGTTACAAAAATGTAACTACACTCTCTGGGAACCGAACAATATTTATGATGTTCAATTAAACTTATGCTATTTGCAATGCTTAAGTGGAACTGTTCAGCAATTATCTTCTTCAGTTACAGAAATAGCTACTGCTATCACAACAATTGAAGATCTCATCACAACAAATACTGATGCACCTGATGTTACAATTTCTTTAAAGAAAAATATTCAAGGTGGATATGTATTCAATTGTTCACCAGATTTGACAAGTAAATTGCATATATCATACAATCCAAATAGTGTGTTCTTTAAAGATTATGCGTTACCTGCACTTGCACAGCAAATTGCTACTGATACAAGTTCGCCTCTTATTACAGATCAGAAGATTCTTCTTAATCATATTGAGAAAAGTCCTAGAGATATAATTATGTCAACAAAACAGGGTCTTACTGATTTGGTTGCAGCAATTCAAGCCAAAATAGATAATCTGTCTGAAGATGACGGAGATTAAGAGATAGCCTTATGACTTCCATTCGAGAGATAAACAAATATCTACCTACGGAGCTTCATTTTAAAAACAGTGATGCTCCTTTAACCAAGCCAAAAGTGAATGCAAGACTTCAATCGTTTGCAAAAAAATATCCTTTGCAATATTCTGAGAACATACACAAAATTGGAGATCTTGGGGAAGAGTTAGCTTATCTGAGTGGTCACAACATGGGTATTAATGATTTGCACCTAAGCAATCACAAGGAAATCAAAAACTTTTTAGATGTGCAAGACAAGATTATATCGAGACTTCCAGAGAAGGAAGCAAAGAGACATCTAATTTCAACATTTAACAAGTTGCAAGGTATGACACTTAAAAACAAAAACAATGGTATTGTAATTCAAGCTTTATCTAAAGCTAGAGGAAATCCTTCTACTGCAACAAGGGTTACAGGAGCTGTAGGTTTTGCTGTTGATATGAATTCCGAACCATATCCTTTTTTGATAAAAAATAGTTTATCAAATGGACTAAGTGCCCATGAACAATATGCTTCAGGGGGACAAGCTAGATATGCTGCAGTACAAGCAGCTGTTTCAACTTCAGAACCAGGGGCAATGGGAAAAGTACTAATTGCTAACACTGAAGATTTAAAAGTTGTTATGCATGATTGTGGGACAACTAATGGAAAATTGTTTTCTATAAATGATCGTGACTTAATAGGAAGAGTTGAAGCTAAGACAAACAAAGTCTTAGATGAACAATATTTGAAATCTCTTAAATCAAAGGGAGTTAAGAATGTCGTTGCCAGAACAGTTGAAACATGCCGAGCGAAACATGGGGTTTGTGCTTTATGTTTTGGAAAAAATTCAACAGGGCAATTTCATAACACTGGGCATAATATAGGAATAGAATCTTCTCAGTCATTAGCTGAAAAAGCAACACAGTTAGTATTAAGTGCTAAACATAATGTTGCAGGAAAAGAATCTTCCCATATTCCAAGTGGTTTTGAAGCAACTAAAATTCTATTAAATTCTACCGAGAAATTTAAAGGAAAAGCAACTGTAGCTACCACTCAAGGAACTGTAACGAAAATCTCCAAGCTCCCTACGGGTGGATATAACATGACGATTGCTGGGAAAGATCATTATGTAATTCCAGGAATTTCTCCAAAGGTTTCAGTTGGACATACAGTGGAAGAGGGAGATATCCTAACAAACGGAATAGCTTCCACTAAAGATATCCTTTTACACAGAGGGGTAGTAGAAGCTCGTCATTACTTATCAAATGCTTTACAAAAGTCTACCGGAGGCGTAATAGATAAGAGAAATTTAGAAGTTATTAGTAGAGGGTATCTAAACCTTATTAAGCCAAAAGGTCTTAATGGAGAGCATTCTTTGATGACTTATGATGAATCCATTGGTGATTTAAAAGGAAGTAATATTGTAAATATGAAAGTGGGAGACAGACAAATAGTTAAAAAGTTTCTTGCTGAACCAAAACTACATTACAGTATTGGCCATAAAATCACAAAAGACACTATTTCTAATTTGAGAAAAGCCGGTGTAAAAGAAATCTCTGTCTCTCATTCCAAGCCGAATTATGAAACAATTTTTAAAACATACGAACAACGCCCTATGAATGGGAAAAGTATATGGCAACAAATTAATTACAGAGGAATCAAAAAAGGTCTCTCTCAAAATGTAACTTCAGGTGATAATGAAAATTTATCAAACATTCATTCCGATAGAGCCCAGCTTCTACTTGGAAGACTATAGCAAATAAAGGATAATTCTATGAACTTTTTTAATAAAGCAAAGAAAAAATTAGTAAAGACTACAAAGATAGTTGTGAAAAGTAAAACAATGTTGTTTAATATTGGACTTGCATTAGTAGGAGCAATTCAATTGTATTCAGGAAAAATAGAATCTTTATTTGGTTCTCAAGGAAGTTTTGGTGTATTTATGATACTTATCGCAGGAATAGGTGCTTATTTGCGAACAGTAACTACAACATCTCTTCAAGAAAAAGTAACTGAAGATGTCTGATATAACAATTGCCATTATGGCTGTTTTAAGTATAGTTACCGCTTATTTTAAAATAAGTAGTAACATTAAACAGTCAAAGATTGACGCTTTGTCTCAAGAAAATAATATTTTGAAAGAAAATGTGAAAGCCTCTACAAAGAAAATGCTCATTCAAGAAAAAAGAGCTGGATTACATAGAGAAACTGCAAAAAAAATACTTCAAAATAAAATCTCGTCGAGTAAAGAAATTAAAAAAGCAATACAGGAGATTGAACATGCGCAAAAAGAACAAAGCATTACTCTTTCTCTTTAGTCTGTTATTCGCTGGATGTAGTACTGTGGTTCATCAGCAATCATTAATTCCTGTTGGAGAGAAAATTTATGTATCGGAATCAGATGCACTTACCGATATTAATATCACAATAAAAAAGATGGATATTAACAAATTTGTGATTTCAAAAAACGATCTTGAAAAAATATCAGCTAAGTGTATTCAGAGAAAAGAAAGAATAAAAGAGCTATTATTACTAATAAATGAACACAACCGTTTATTAGAGATAACAGAAAAAACAATAAGTACAGATGAAGGACATTAATAATATGGAAAAGATATTAATAAAATTAGCGGAAGAAGTTGAAAAAAATGGATTCTCAGAAGATTCTGAAACAACTTTTGTAAAAATTGCACAAGCGAATACTTTGCTGAAAATGCTTAAAGACAGTCCTACAATTTCAGACGAAATACAAAAAGAAGCTTCTTTTAGTTTTGGTCATATTGGAACAGCTTTAGCTGAAGCTGTACCAATGGCTGTAGCCCTAACAGGAGTTGGGCTTGGTGCAGAAGCTTTGACAGATGAATATAATGATATGAAATTTAGGAAAAAAGTACCAGGCTTAATTGCATATGCAAAGCAAACAAATCCTTCATTGAGAACTGTAAAAGATAGCAAACTAAGAAATTGGCTGAACAGTGCTCACACTATCGCTCCTAGAGCAGCTAAAGATCCTGAACTTGCTACAACTTTTTTGACAACAGCACATGCTGTTGGTGGAGTTGATATAGCAACTAGCAAAAACCTTGCAGAGATTCAACAAAGAGGAGGGAGAAGCAATAACGCTTTTCAAAATACTTATGGCTTGCTAGGTTCAGCACAAAAGTCATACGACACTTCGATTAGGGAAATATAAGATGCAGAAATATAAGAAAAATAAAAATAAAAAAATAGGACTACTTGCTTTTGAAAATTTTGATCCTGTAACTGGGGACAAAATAGCAGATGACCAGGGTTCTTTAGAAAATAAGAGACTTGCACAACTCGAATTATTAGCAGATGTAAAAGGTAAGCGTTCAGCTCCCTCTTCTTCAGAAGAGACGACAAAAGATATTGCTACAGGTGGATCGCTTGCTTACCTAATGGGTAATACTTTAATTAACAAAGACTCTGGAAAAATTTTTTCTGCAACAAGAAAAAAAGGGATTATTGGAGGTCTTGGAGCTCTTGCTTCAGGAGTGTTATCTTTAAAAAAACAGCGAAGTGAATATAATAAACAGCAAGGAGCAAGAGAAAACCTTGTAGGCAAAGATACAGATAGGGCAAAAGCATACAAAAAAGCTTTGTCTGATAAGTATCATATAAAAGAGTAAGTTGTGTTTGTTAGAGGAGATACTGGAGATAGGCTTTTACTATTCAGAGATATGCTTTCTATTTATAAAAAGTTTTTGTCTGAAGAGTTTGCTAATCTTGGAAATACGGATACAGAAATAGTGGTGAGAGATTCGTTTAAAAAAAATCCACAGAGGGCACCTCTTGTTATTATAGAAAGAGGACAATTGTCTCATGTACCAAAATCTCTTATGATGAATGAACAAAAAATATTCGATGTCAATACAAATTCAAATATTTACAACACTATGCATGTTATAGACTACCCTATTCAATTCACTTGTGTAGGGAACTCTTATTTAGAGACAGAAAAAATAAGCAATATCGTTGTTGAGACACTTTTAACATCCGCAATGGGTGCCTTAAAGACAGAACATCCTAATATATCTGGAGCAGATCTTGTACTTTGGGGTCAAACAGAAAAACTTGAAGGTGAGGGATCTGTCTTGAGTTCTTGCCAGATTTTAGGTAAAATAACACTAATTATTCAAGGTATCTACTCTAAACCAAACTAAAAAGGAATACAAAATGGAAGTAAATATAGGTAATCTAATTCAATCAGTAAGCGAAGAACAGTCGTTACAAAAAACAGCGAGTGCTAAAGATCTTAGCTTAAGCTCACTTGCACAAGGAACTGCTTTAGTAAAAGAAGCTGAGGAAACACTAGATGTTGCGACTCAAATAGAACAAGAGATAGGTGCGCCACTTGATTTAAGCGAAACTCTAGAAAAAGTTGCTTCTCAAATGGAACAGGCTACTACACCTGAAGACATCATTAAGATTGCTGAAGAAGCTGGTAATTCTGATTTAGCTTACATATCTACAATTGCAACTACTTTAGGAGATGCTATTTTTGAGCAACTAGATAATCGTTTTAGACATGAGATAGGAGCATAATTATGGCGACTACCGTATTAACTAGTTCTGACTTTGTTTCAAATAGCAATGCAGTGCAAGCAAGAACAGATGGCTCTTTATTCATAGAAAGAGAAGAAACAGATGATTATTTGATTGGTATTGTTTCTCGAGAATCTTTCGACTTATCAGCAGCAAACAAAACATTAAGAATTGTGTTTAAAGCACAGCCTTTTTCTCCTTTTGTTCGTTCTGGTACTTTTGGAAGTTCATTTGGAGACAATTTTGCTTTCCTTACTAAGGCTCCCAATAGTGATAACCTCTGGTCAGGAAATGATTTGTCTGATGGGTGTCAAAAAGAAGATCGCCGAGAGAATGTAGACTCATATCAAAGAAGAACTTTTTATGGGGTAGACACTTCTTCTACTCACACTATTGTGAAATCAGGTTCTCTATTTGGATTTCAAGGTTCAAATGATAATGCTGAGCTAGACCTTGAAGACTTAGAAACTATTTCTCAAATTGCAACTGGCGCAGGTTTTACTATTGCACTCAGACAAAATGGCACAGTTACTTTTTATGGTTCCGATAGAGATGGAGATTTGGCTCTCCCAACAGAATGGACTACGGTAGATGAGAATATGATAGTTGATATTTGTGCAGGTGAAGATTTCTATGCAGCTATTTTTAACTCAGGAAATGTATCAGTGATTGGTTTAGATATAGGGGATGACAATAAAGCAGTGCAAATTACAGGGCAAGGCAACAATCTTGCACTTCTACATACAGATGGTACTTTTGATATTTTTGGAGATAATGAGTTTGGGCAAGTTGATGACAAGCCTAATATTACTGCGAAAAAAGTATCTTGTGGAGAACAAATAATAAGTGCTATCACAGAGAATGGTGAGATTATTACCTGGGGCAAAGATGTGGATGGAACTAATACTATTACTGGGGAGAATGGAAATTTTTTCTTAGATGTGGTAGCTGGAAATGGTTGGTCTATCGGGATTGTAAACAATCTTAGTTTTGTTGAAATAGGTAATGTTCCTAGTAGTGTTAATGATGTGTTGACAGGTACATCTGGTAGTAAAAAAACAGCAAACAGTTGGAATGATGCTTTTGAAAACTACCCAATGCTTCAAGAGAGAGGTGGATTCAATATAATGTTTGGTATCCAAAAAGGATCACTTCCTGAGTCAATGCAAACATTTAGTGATATTTCTGATCATTCTTGGCCAATTATTGTAGGCAGTAATAATCATGATACACTTTTTGAAGCGATTCCCGAAGTAATGAAAGGAACAATCCTTTCAAAAGACAAAAGTGGGCAAGATTTCATATACGACATAAAAGGAACAGGGATGACTAGTGGACATATTCCATTAGAAGGTTCTCTTATTACAAATGGAGAGGAAAAATATGAGATGACTGTTAGTTTTAGTCCAATAGGTAAAGTTACTTCTTGTAGAAAATTATTTGGTGGTTATTCTGAAAAAATGCAAGGATCACATATGAACTTATCCGAAGCAGCTTACAGTGACTGTCGTATTGCATTATATATTAGAAACTGTTCTGCTTTTGAAATTGATTTTGTAGAAATTACTGATGAAACAGATCCGTTACTTGTTCCTTTAGAAGTTATATATAGAGATAATGATGTTTCTGTGATGCAAACAAAAGCATCAGCATTAATTACTGATATTATGGATAGTGTAGAGGCTCTCATAGAAGGTCAAGAGGTCGTTAGAGATAAAATAGTAGCACTAACAAATAGTCAGAAAAACAACTTTGATGACATTTATGATAGATTAGAGAATTTGGAAGACTAAATGACCTCTCAGGAACATGAAGCACTATCTGTTGGGAGAAGTCTTCAAGGTCTTTCAAAAAGTGTTGAAGGCATTGTCTGTAGCTTTGATAATATGATGAGTAAACTGCAAAAAGACAAAAATAATTATTTTAAACAGGGGTTAGGGATGAGCAACAAAAAAATAGTCACAAAAGAACTTGTTGGAATTATAAAATCAATAAGTGACACAGAGATAGGAACTGGAAATAAATTTCACCTAGAGACAAGTGACATTTCTGTTGTTGCGTCTGCTTATACTTCTCAATCTCAAGATGCATGGACAGGTGCAAATATTAAAAATAAAATGATAAGTACTTTTGTTCCAAAAAAAATAACACTTGACGATAAAATAAGTACTGAATATTCCTGGATTTCCAACACACTAACAAAAAAACAGCTTTCAAAAAAAAGTAATGCAATTTTTAAAACGGGAGAACAGATTGCTGTAACCAAAAGTATTGTATCAGAAGATGTTCTAAGCCCAAACTATATGATTTCAAGAAACTCCTTTTCTAACAGGTTTAATATACTCCCTAGATTTGGTAGAATGAAAAACATCAAACTTTCTTTCGAGAAAGATATTGCAGGGATAGAGCTATCTGATGCAACTGTTGGAGAGATAAATCAAAATTTAACAGATGCAGAATTAAATGGTAGTGGCTCTAAAATATCTCAATTTGTAACAACACAGGAACCTGTAGCTGGAACAGACGATGTTACTATTATTAACTTGATTAGATTAAAAGAAGTGAATCATTCCATTAGAATAGATGGAACAGATTATACTTACACTTATGCTACTGATGATACATTGGATGATATTGAAGCGGGTCTTGAAGATGCTTTGGCTGAAGTTGACGGAATTGACATTGTAGCAACAATGGGATATTACTCTATGCTTTTTAAGGATGATGATGGTGATAAAGTTTTTAACTGGTTAGTTCGGGATGAAACTGAAGATGTAGAATATATAGTGGAAATGATTACTCCTTCAGATGAACACGATTTAACTATAGAGGCTTCTGATACAGACAGTGGAGGAAAAAAAATAACGATTACTTTTGAGCATGATGGCTCAGATGTTGTATATCCATTGATTGCTGATATCGTTGATCTTGTTAATACTTTTGATGAAGCTCCGTTTGAAGTAATAAAGATGGATGGATTTAAGGACGATGACGAATATCCCTATAATGACACAGTCACATTGGAACAGTTTCAGAGTAAGATGCAAATTTCCTTTACTAGAGATGCTGATGTTTCTTTTGTCTCTGGGGATACATGGCAAGTCGAAGTTACTGATATTTCTAATTATAATGCAGCAACCCCTCAAATTTCAGAATGTACAATTGTTAAATTCAACAAAGAAGATACTTTTTCTATTACATTAGCAGATACCGAAACGGCGATTGATGCCTCTCAGGAAGCAGTGAGTTCAGAAAGCGAACTAGCTTCTCTTTTTGAGACCAAAATAAATGATGCAAATCTCTCTATGAATTCTAATACAGAAGGTGCAAAAATAGTATTGACTGCAACGACGGCTGGGGAACAGATAACCTTGTCAAACTCTGGCGAAAATAATTACACTATCCCTGTAGAAAGAAACACTATTTTGAGAAATGATCTTAAAGAACTTCCTAAATTAGATTCGTTTGAGCTTTCATTTTTAAAAAAACAACATGGGCAAATCTATCATAAGAAAATGCCTTTAAATAAATATGAGGCTCAACAACTTACATTTGATGGTATTTTAGCAAACCCCTCAAATGTTTTCAGACCAATACTTTCTCATCCAATTTCATCAAGTGAAAACAGTGTTTGTTCTGTAGGTAGATTTATTAGAAAAGCATCTAAAATAATCAATGCTAGTTCAGAAAATCTAATTCATTCTTCAGAGGGTATTAATCCTGTACCTAGAGGAAGTGCAGTTATAGAAACTCCTTTTAATTCTACTCAAGCTGGTCTAGCCGATAGATGGTTTTTTGCAGAAGCAGGCTCTAATTGTTTAGCTACAAAAGATTCCCTCCGAGAGGTTCTCACAACGATTGCTCCTGTGGTATACGAGAAAAAAATTCTTGGAACTGAAAACAACACTTTTTCTGAAATTTTATCTGAAAGACTATACAAGGGGAATAAAATTTTTGGTAGTCTAAACGCTCTGTGTACTGAAGATATAAGTGTCAAAAAACATGCCGACAAGAAAGCTTTTTTTTCTAACTATGAAAAATGCTGGATTGAAGACAGCTATGGAGTATCGGAGGAAACTATTGAAAACTTTGTTATGGATGCAAGGGTACCTCAAAAGAAATATAGCAAAAAACAATACACATTTCTTTTTAGATTAGCGGCTTCTCTTGACGATGATCTACGAGAAGAACGCTTTATTGCATTAGCAAGTGCTTTTGTGGCACCATACTATTATCTCACTGAATTTTTTGTGCAAGAAGACCTAGCAATAGAACTTTTTGGAACAGATGACCCTGAAGATAGTCCAGATAACAATTATGGCATAGATGGTGTTCCTATAGATTCTCATGTAACAGTGAAAGATTTGTATTTTAGAAACTTTAGAAAAATGGCATTGCCTTTAACAGAAAAAGTATATCCGTTTGATGCTAGCATGTTAATAGATAGTTATACAGCTCTTCTTTTTCAAGGAGATTTTGAGATATCCAACATAGAAAGCAATAAAAGTCTTTATATACAAGATAGATATCTTGAAGAAAAAGTTCCATTGTCTTTATGCCAACATAAAATAACGAAATATCAACTTCAAGCAAAAATAAGTGATTCTTCTGCTGAGGATTACTGTTATGGTGAGATAGTAAGAAAAGGATATTTTGCTGATAGTTTAAGTCTGGCTATAAACCATTCTCTTTCAGGATATTCAAAAAAACATAAAGATTCCCTATGGAGTATTTTAATGGATGCTGTTGAGATTACTGATGGGGGAGACATAGTCTCTATAAATAGCGCTAAGTCTATGCTACAAACGCTTTATCATTCATACACAACTGTCTTAACAAAAGAGGAACTCGGAACACTTCTTCTACTAAATACTATTATGACACAAAATAACACTAATCATAAAAATGCTCTACATACAATTTTTTTAAAAATATTCTTTTATTTAAAAAGTAAAGGGGATAGTATTGCTTACTCTGATTGGAAGACAAATTTTGATTCAATTACAGGGCTTTTATTTACTGATGATGAGGAGAAAACAGATTTACTACCTTATGATTGGTTTCTTGTTTGGATATGCTTAATTTCTGGCTCAAAAGCATTTTCTTATTCTACGGATATAGAAGATGCTTTTAGTAATGTTTTTCCAACTATGTCTGGCACACTTTTTAAAGAAGCGTGTTTTGTACAAGAAAACGATATATTTAAAAAACAAGAAATTCTGTCATATTTCTCAGCATCTCTTAATGGCTCTTCAAAAAAAATGGAGTTAGATGTGCATGTTCGTTCAGATGAAGATGTGATTATTTTAATTGAATGTTCTTCGTCTGTTGATTTTGGACAAGATTTTCCTTATAAAGCTTTTCTTGGTTTCACGCCTGATGGACTTTTACTAAAAGACATGAATGCAGTAGGTTTCGAGGATGTTTCAAGTACTATCTCTGACTTTGATATTACTAAGCTTACTTTAGTTGAAACCAGTAATCCAGGAAATACTTTTAAAGCTACCTATTCTGGAGATGGCTCAGGTGAAGTTCAATTTAAAGTAAAGTTTATAGATATTTTTGGAAAAACACATACTAGTCAAGATTATATGACATATCATACAGCATAACTAAGTAGGGAGTTGAAATTATGAAAATAGCGAAACAGCAACAGAATCTATCTCAAAAGGAATTATCTTCTTTGTCAAAAGTATATAATTTTTTTGTGGATACTAAATCAAGTGAAAGAAAACCTTTTTCTGAAAAAGATGGGATAACAAACAGAGATATTCTTGGACATTGTGATTCTTTGCTAGCAAAAGGTCATTCGAAGCGACTTTATGAGACAATTGCAGATATTATAGTCGAATAAAAAGGAGAATGTAATCATGGCAATAGATATACAATCAATGAGTTGCACAAAAATGAGAAATTTGCTTGAGGAAAAAAGAGTAGCATGGTTAGCCGATAATATCACTTTAAGTGATTTGCAAATAATAAAAAGAAAATTATATAGATGCAGCAAAGAAGCATATGCCAATATGAGCCGTTTATTTAGTTTCCTTGATCAAAAGATTGGAAGACAATAATGCGTTGGGTAAAGAAGTACTTATTTACTTCTAAGCCTCCTAGAATAAGAGTTCAACAGTTTATCTTAAATGATACTGATGACATTGCTATGTATGAGGAGTTGCTTACTTTGATTGCCACAGACACCGAAAAAATGCTACTGTCCGAAATTGAAAACTGGGATCAGTATGGCGTGCTGACAAAGCTAGTGACATACCAATATTAAGGAACAATAATGAATACTCAAATAGTGTCTCTTTATGAGACAAATGTTCTTTCTGATACAAGAAGTTTAGATCGTTTCGATAATAAAAAAGGCATTTTGCCAAAAACACCACCTCTTGAGTTAAAGAAACTAAACATGTTTATGTATGGGCTGTCTGATGTTTCTAATATTGGGGTTGTTTTACGCAATATTTTAAGAATAAGAAATCTAAAAGTCGTGAATTCAGTTCAATCGTATGGTTCTATTTTATTCGAATGTCAGCATATCTTTAAAGGGAATATTTTCCCTTTTGAAATAAAATATACACATGGAGAATATTAATGGCGAATATAGTAATAAATGCAAGCTTGTCTAAGTACTACAAAGATAAAGCTTCTGGAATAGCAACAGCACTTAGAGGAAAAAGTATAATTGGTTTTATGGATGTTAGAAATGTGGAATACAAAGACAAATCTAAACATATTGCAGGATTGAGGTATGACAAAAATGCAAGAATGTTTTTTCTAACCTCACCAAAAAAAGCAGATAACATCAACATAGGTGTTTTTATTTCTACATATGAAATATCTGTAAAAAGAGGTAAGATTTTAGCAAAAGAAGATTTAACAGATGTGTATGAGCTTCCTTCGGTCGGAGCAAAACTTGAAAGAGGAGGTTATGCTAAAGAGCAAGCAAAAGCAAAAGGGATAGCTGAGGTTTTCCCAAAAAAAACAAGACTCTTTATTTATGTTCTTTCATCTAAAGATAAAATAGTGATTAATAACAGCGAGGGTTTTGTTTTTACTTGTGACTTTAAAGTTGGAAAATGGTACACTATGAGACCTGGAACAAAAACATCCACAATATATAATATGCGAATACAGGACCAAGAAGCAGCTAATATTTTTAAAAGCGCTCTTCCTTTTCCTGCATTAGATAGAAATCTATATAAAAAAACATCTGATTTAGAGCAACAAACTTTTGATCTGAATAAGCATGTTTTAGCCGAAGTTTAAGGAGTACTCAATGAAATTTGATTTTACAAAATACAAATCTATAGTTGACTTTATAAGGGTTTCATCAATAGGTGTTTCTGTGTCACTTCAAGAGCTGATTGATAATACTATCTTTGCTAGACAGAATGCAACATGTAATCTTGTTCGGCATTCTACAGATATAGAATCAATTCAGATCGGTATCCTTAATACTGTACCTACATCAAGAATAGTTGAAGCTCCAGCTGGAATATACATTGAGAACGCAATTGGTGAACTGATAATTAATGAGCATGCTACAGTATCAGATTTCTCACTTTTCCCAAAAAAAATCACTACCTCACAAATTGAATATTTAGCAGAAGATTTTATTAAAAAAGACGAGACAAGTCCTCAAATAGAACTTATGTACTCTCAAGATTTATCTTTTGAAGATGATGATATTGTTGATATTAAATATTATGAAGACAATTTTTTAACAAAAAAAGCTCCGTTTATTACACGGAAGGTTATATCTCATTCTGATAGCTCCGATATGAATTCTGGAGTTTCATTGGAAATGGCAAAAAAGATGAGCGCTATTAATCTCGATAAAAAAACATTATCTGCTTCATCTGAGGTGTTAATCAGCAATGTTGTTTCAGTTGCAAATGACAACATATCTATTACTAACGATATTCCTCTTGTGGTGGCCTCTAATGTTAATGCAACCTCATGTTCTATCTCTACAAGTTTAGTTACTCCTACTAATATAGGAAGCGTTTGCCTGTTTAAGGATGGTAGCAATTGGATGCCTATTCGAATAGGGACAACAGATTCAGATGATACTGTATGTACTGAGGATTTACTAGAACAAATAGCATCTACAGCTCAGTCTTTTTTATCTTCAAACATAACAATAGCACAAACAAGCTCAGCTATAACAAATACCCAGCTTTTTTCTAGCGATATGTTAAATCTTCTAGGGGTTCCTACAAATCTATTAGAAGTATCGGAAATTTCAAAAGGTTTGCATGATGAAGTAGATGTGACTATTAGCAATCTTCCTGTTGCTTTAAAAAGAGTTTTAGGTGTATACACTGAAGATAACCAACTGAAAATAGAAAATGCTGAAGCTCATGATTTTGCACTCACATTTTCAGATGTTGTAAATATCGGTTCGGTTTTGCTTTACTTGAAAAATAATCAACTTTTTCACAAAGAAGACCTTTTTACGAAAGTAACTCAAAATCACTCTTTATATATATCGGAAACACAAAAAGTATTTTCGAACAGACCTATGATTATTAACACAGAATCTGCAATTGGTACAGTAGAAAATTTATTAGATGTAGTAAAAATGCAAACAAGCATAGTGGAGATTGTGGAATGGGAGTAGGGAGTGATTTAGTTGAGTCTGTTATAGGAGAAGAAGTAATCTCCGTAGAAGCAAGAAGTACTTTTAATGGAATTATAAATTTTTTTACACTTTCTGTAACTTGTTTTCTTGGAACAACGGTTGTCCCTCCTGAAGGATATTTATTAGCCTCTTCAGGAACAAATTTTTCTACAGGAGGAACAACTTCTGCAGCAACCTTTATTCCGGCAATTATCCAAGATCTGCAAAAAGTGATTATTGTTTCTGCAACAGAAGATGTAAACACTCCATATAAAATTATGTCGCCTGAAGAAGCTATGCAATTAGGGAATAGCATTCTTGACATAAATACTGCACTATCTACCTTAGCAGATATCGTTATATCTGGAGAATCTAGTTACACTTTCGTAGCTGATCCAGAAGTGATAGAACTCTTTAAAAATATTGATGAATTTTTTAAGCCTTCAGTAGAAATGATAAATCAGGTTGGTCGAACAACAAAATTTACAATAGCAAGTTTCTTATCTACTGTGTATAGGGGGCTTAATTTATATATAGACCAAACTTCAAATGACAAGTTTGTGTTAAGATTGTTCTCACCTAAAGAAAATGAAAGCGAAATCAGTATGGAAGACATAATAGAAGGATCAATGTCAACTGATTTTAGAGCTCTTCCTAAAACACAAACATTACACTTATCTGGAGAAGGTACAATAATAGATTCTGATTTAGCAAATAGTCAGGCATCTTCAAATATGACACAAGCGATAATGGAAAATTCCTCTATGAAAGGAAGTGCTCACTATTTTACACAAGCTTTTGAGTATGATTTTGGAAGATCTATAGCAGTAGGAGAAGTAGCAAATTTACAGGTCGATTCTGTACCTTCTTTGCTCCGGATAGATGTATTCAAGTTGTCTAATCAAGAGCTTACTTTTCTTAACAAACCTATAGTTTGCAAGCCTGTAAAAGGAGCTATAACCAAAAAAAATAAGCCATGGGAAGCAGGAACTGAAGAAATAGTGGAAAATTATTCTGGGGTAGTTACGGAAATCACAGTAAAACTCCTTGAATATCTTCAGAAAGCAACTGCCTTGAAAGCTCTTGCTTTAGCTCGTCCTATGAGCGTTACTGTTGACGGTGTAGTGGGTGAGTGCTTTGAAAAGATAAGCTTTACTAGTTCCATTGAAATTCCTACCGGTGTCTTCTCTAGTGGAGGCTTTTCAGAAGAATCTACCTTTGTTCTACCACCTTCAGGAAAATATTTTATTACAGGGCAATCGGTCATAGCACAAAATGGTATACTTTCAACAAGTATTCAATATAGTCCATACTAAGGAGAGTTTATAATGATCACAAAATATATAACTATCGGAAACACTGTTGAGCTTACCGTGTCCTTTGAAAATACAGAGCATACACTGACAAACTCAATGTTAGCTATGTATAAAACAAAGAGTTTTTCAGAAGGACTTACTGATCTTGTTCTTCAAGTTGAACCAACAGATTCGAACGACGGTCAACTAACTTTTTTATTTGATACCGAAAGTATAGTAACAACGCAAAATACGCTTTTTGTTCATGTATCAACTATAGATGGAACAAAAAAAAGAAACCTTTATTTGAAATTAAAGTTTGTATATGAAAATGTAGAAGATTAAAAGAAAGTGTGATATAATGACATTTCAAAAAAACACAGGAGGTAAACCATGAGTTTACATAGAAGAAGAATAGGGGCCGTAAGTGGCTTAGAGTCTGCGCTCGGATTAAAATTAGAAAAAGCTGCAATCAAAGCAACTTTGAGTGATGTCTTAGATGCTAACAATGCAACTACTGTTGTGGCTACTGCTGCTTTTAAAACATTTTCTGATGATATTACATCGAGACTTGATGCTGTAGAGCAGACTACTGATGGTATGATTGATGATACTGCTACTGATGGTTCTGACACTACTTGGTCTGTTGATAAAATTAAATCTTATGTTGCATCTGTAGATGATTCAATCATGGTTGATACAATTGATGCAAGAAATGAAATTTCTGATCCTTTTGAAACAATGATTGCATATGTTCTTGATACTACAGGAGACACTGATTTAGGTGACTTTGAAGGTCAATCAGCTGCATATATGTACAAAGAAGGTGACGGTTGGAAATTACTTCAAATTCTTGGACAAGACATTGATACAGATACTCTAGTTTTAAAATCTTCAATTGTTGATGATCTTACAACTGGTGGAACAGAAGCTCCATTGTCTGCTGAGCAAGGAAAGACATTAAAAAGCCTTATTGACAATAAAGGTTCTGTTACTGTAATGGAAGTAGAGACTGGTCTTGCTATTACTGGTGACGACTTTACTGTTGCTCATGATGTGCTAGGTTCTATTGTAGGGTTAACTGCTGAAGTTGAAGTAGATGATGGAACATTTGATGTTGTTGATGTTACTGCTGGAGATTCTGCTACTGAATGGAAGCTTGTCCCTGCAACTTCTGGTGATTATGACGGCAAAACTTGTCGTGTTTCTTACTTAAGAGAAGCGTAGTCCTCTTAATTTCTTGGGAGTCTCCCAAGGAATTACACAACCCTCTTATAAATTTATTGCTTTTTTCATATCTTTTAGTTACAATACCTTAAGTATTTCACAGAGAATACGCAAAAATCTTAACACACAAGGAATGCATAATGACATTTTATGATAGAGTTGAAAGTTTTGCTATGGCTTCAGATGCCGCAGCTGATTTTGACGGACTGGTAAAAGTAGCTGAAGACAGCGGAGTGACTGTGAATGATTTAATCGTTCATCACAACCTTACACAAGGAAATCTTTTCACAGGTGAGAACCTTATTAAGATTGCAGAAGAAATTGAGCCAAGTGCACTGCTAGGTGCAGTGAATGTTTTTGAAAAGATGGCGAGTGATAACTATTCTGATGAAGATGCGATGGCTGAATTAGCTTCTTATGGCTTAGAAGTTGAAGACTATGAAAAAGTGGCTGAAGCTCTAAATGGACAAATGGAAGAGATTGCCCTTGACAGAGACTTAGATAAAGTTGCAGAAGCTCATGCGTTTTTAGAAGAAAACGGCATTGATCCTGTTTCAGCAATTACTTTAATTACTGATCTAAACAATATTGGGTCTCCTGAAGAAGGTGAAAAAATTGCGAGTGAGTATAGTGATCTTGATGCTGATATGGAGGACAAACTTGCTCAAGTTCAAGATTTCCTTATGGATTTAGAAGTTGTTCACCCTGAAGATGCGATGATTGCGTATGACAAAGAAGCTGGTGTCTTGAATGATATGTCTAATACAGAAGCAAGAATAGCCGCAAATCGTGAGCTTTATAAAAATACTGAGTATAGTGTTCCTGGGAAAAAGAAACCAGTTACTCCTAGAGTTCAAAAAGCTCGAAAGCTGAATGGTGAGACAAACTTTCAACGCAGAATGACACCAGAACAAAGGGAAGCATACAAGCTTCAACAAAAAGCAGCGAAGAGGGCAAAAACTAGTCCAGCCGCTGCTGCTAGAAAAGATACTATCAAACATTGGCGTAGTATAGGTAATACAGAAGGGCTCAGTAAAGGTAAGACGGAAGCTGCAAAAGAATTAGGAGGATCTCTTAGAGGGTCTCTAAGAAATCTTAGCAAAAAGAACAAATACTTAGCTGCTGCTGGATTAGCAGGAACTGCTTTGGCTGGAGCTGGAGCTGGAGCTGCATACGGATACAATAGAGCGCGCAACTAGTGTATTCTTAGTTGTCACTTCGGTGGCAACACTAGAATACACAACAAGGATGAGAGAATGGACATTAAACAATTGGCAATACAAATAGCGTCCTCTGAGGATCCGTATACTGATTTTAGCAAAGAAGCCGCAGCCTTAGATGAAACACATCAGGTTAGTTTAGCTAGAGAGGTAAATAAGCAATTCTTTTTAAGTAGAATTGCTGATAAATCCACAGATGGTGATATTTCTTTTGATGTTATAACTCCGTCGTCAACAGACAGTGCTGCTAATAGCTCCATACAGAAGACAGCGTCTGTTTTAACTAAGACGGCCTCTGATGATGTAGGGAGTGGTGTTCGTCCTGAATTTATTATTACTGATGATATGTTCGTATTACAGTCTTCTAAAAGATTTAAAGCAAAAACATCTTCAAGCACGACACTCTTAAAAGAAGCTGACGACAAATTTCTTATGACGAAGATAGCTTCAGCTCAAGACATACAGGCTGAGACAAACAAAAAAAGAGAGAATAGCTTAATATTTAAAGCAAAAGAAACTCTTGATTTTGCTTGTGACAAAATAGCAAACAGTCTTAATTCAGAAGAAGAGGTTAGAGGCTTAGTAAAAGTTGCAATGGAACATGACCTAGTGGACTCTCTTCCTTTAATAGTGAACAGATTAAATATGAATGAGCAAGTTCTTACGAAAGTTGCTACAGATGAATTCTCTGGGGAAAAGCATTCAAATATGGTCGACACCCTCTCTTCTGTTCATCAGTTAGATATGCTATTAAAAGAAGGTTCAGACAAAGAAGCTATCGCTATGCTTACTTCCAAAATATTAAATTGGGGGTTGACTGGAGTGGGAGCTCTTGGAAAAGGGGCACTTTCAGCAACAAAAGGTACAATAAAATCTATAAACAAAGCACAGGATATAGGACATTCCACTTTGTCTCTTTTCAAAAAAGGCCCTAAAAAAAAATTAAATGGTCTAGATAGAGCTATGTTTTATGGAGGTGCTGGGATAACAGGTGCTTCTGTGGCAGGCAAGGTAGATAATTATGACAAGATGTTAGGGATAATGTAAGTGGTACTCAAAGATTTAGAGCTAGTTGTTTCCGATGACATGAAGCAGGCTATTCATGCAGATGTGGTTCGTCAGGTTCAGTCAGTGTTACCTCAAAATATGACTACCGATGAGAGTGTTTTAGTAGAAAATTTTTTAGAACAACCCCTTTTTTATGTAATGCTTTTTCACAATTATAGCCTCACACAAATGACAACACCTTTTAGTTTAACTGAAACTATAAACAACCCCGATATTTCGCAAACAACAATAGATACAATAGTTAGTTCATTCGCATCATCTATGGGGATAAATATAGAAGAAAAAACAACTCATGAACTCGTAGGGCTGATTGAGAGTAAGATGTCTTTGACAACATTAGAAATAGGAAAAATTTCAAGAAGCATTTTAGATACATATGGTTATTCTTTTGGAAGTATCTATGGAGCAAGTATTAATCTATTAAGAACATCAATAGAGTTACAGAAATTTAGGAAGAGCAAATTTATTGCTCCTCTTGTTGTAGAGAATTTAAAGCAAGATATTCCTGTTCTTGAGCTAGAAAATACTCCATTAACCGGTGAAGACATATCGTTGTTAGCTAACTTAAAGATGGGTGGAAATGTGTCTGGTACTTTAGATATTCTAACGAAACCAACTCTTATAAAAAAATCATTTTCAATAAGCACTACAGATGATGCTGATGTTCTACAACTTAAAAAAAGAAAATGGGCATACTTTGACATGTTCAACTACACAAATGGCGTAAAGTGTGATTCTCTGGAAACATATGTAGGATGTGAAAGCCAAGCAATCTCTTTTACTATTCCTCCAAATTCAAGTCTTCAGTTTGTAGGGTATTATTATGAAAGTGATGACCTCCAAGAATCTGATATTAAATTACAATATCCTGCATATCAAATTTTTTTTAGAGGACATACATATGGTAAAGCTACCATTTTTCTTCGTAACACGAGTGGCTTAGAACTTGTAAAAAAGATTTTTTCAAAAGCTGTTATAGGTAATGTTTTTTCACAGAATATTGAATTGTTAGGGGAACAACTTGTTAAAATGCACAATTTTGTTATAAAAACAGAAGTTGATTTATATGTAAATCCTTTAACAAAGAAAAAAGCACTCTTAAATAGAGAAGGATTTGATGTAGGAACAAACTCTGTAGCTAGATGGATTACGCCAGAAGCATCTTTTCTGAAAGCTTTAACTGTTGTTATTGAAGAGACTGGCGATGTTGTCACCTTATAACATACTTTATCCTTATAGAGCTCAAATTTTCAAAGAAGATCCTTATGTGCAAGTTAGCACAAAAATGATTTTAGATATAGAACAGGCTATAATTTTTTCTTTAAAAAATATGGGTCTTGGAAAAGTTATTCTTCCTTCTATAATTAAAAGCATATCAGACACTGAGTTTGTTTTAGAAAATTTTTTTGGTGAAGATATATCAAATACTATTTCTAGGGTTCATATACTTGGCACATGGTATCAAGTAGATGCGAGTGGTCCTTTTGATAAGTCGTTAGAATGGTTTACTGAGGACAAAACAGTATTACTAACTCAAATAGAGCAGGATCCTAATTTATTTCAAGTAATCTTTTCAAAGAATATTGATATTGAAGGTAAAATTCATACCATGGTTGGCTCGAATAAATATTTAAGACTACTTCAAGAAAGAATCCAAGTAACTTTTTCTAAAAAAACAGAAGATATAACTGACATATCACAAGAAAGAGATATTGTTTCCACAGACACAAACACATATAACTTAAAATATCCATTAGCTTTTTCAAAAGAAATAGGCGATTCGATTCCTATAGACGAACCAATAGATTCACCTGTGAACATAGAATTTGAAAATCAGATGCTTATCATTCACTTGAAAAAAGCTTATCAAGAGTTACAAAATAGTATAATTATCGAAGCAAATCACACTGTTATTTTAGACAATTAACAAAGGAGCTGTTTTGGACCCATTAATGCAACAAACCACTAGTGCTATGTATATGAACCCATGGCAAGGATATACTGCTACACCAGGAATGATGACCAGTGGAGCACAAGGCTACATGTCTTACGACACGCTTCCTACAATGAAAAGTGTCTTTGGTGGGCAACAACAAAGTCCTCTTAACGGTCCTTATTCTGGGTTATATAGAAATCACTTCATGGATTCATTTAAGCAAACTATGGGAATTGTTCCTACACCACAAGCATCTCAAGGAGGTTTTTATAGAGCTCATATGGAAAACTCTAGCTTTAGGGCTAAAACATCTATTGAAGCGGGATTAATAGATGAGTCAGGTAGTATACTTGGTGGCTTTGTTGGTTCTAAGCTTGGTGGACTTCCAGGCATGATACTCGGAACAGTAGCTGGAGATACCATTGGAGGGTTTGTAGGTGAATCAATAGCAAGGAGAGGAAATAGAATAGCAAATACCCATTCCTCTCTTATGAGATTAGGAAATGCAAAATCTTCTTATGGAAGTTTCGGATACAACATGAAACAAGCAAAAGAAGTTAATTCTGGGATAGAAGACATGTTTATGCAGGACCAATCTATGAGTATGGGACAAATAGGAAGAATACTCGATGAAGGTATTAGGACAGGAGCAGTTAAGGGAACAACTAATACTTCTGGAATCAAAAGTAAACTGAAAGAAATGACCCAAACAGCAAAAAGCCTTGTTGAAATAATGGGAGATTCTAACATAGGTGTCATAATGGACACTATGAGAAAACTTAATGGTATAGGGCTTAGTGACAGAAAAGGTATGGAAGCGGCAAGAGCGCTTGGTGTTACTGCTCGAGCCTTAGGAGTTAAAGAAAAAGATTATATGGAACATAATCTTCAGAGGGGTCAAAGCCAAGAACAAGCTGGGGTTATGAAAGCATCTACATACATGAAACTTGCTATGTTTGGGGATAGAGGATTTACTTCTGGAGCAGGTAGCCATTTTATGAATAAAGATGATCATAAACAAGCACAACAGGATGCTTTTAATATGGCAGCTTCTTTTACTTCAGGGGAGAAAGGAAGATATAGCTTTTTAGAAAAAAATGTGCTTTCTGTCAGTGCTTTAGAAGTCTTATCACATGCAGATGCTATAGAATCTGTTGGTGGTGATGAAAAATGGGGAAAACTTACAAAGAAACAACGAAACAAAAAAGATAACGAAGCCATGTCAAGACTTTCTGAATATGTAGAAGCTGGTGGAAGTCTACAGAAAAAAACGGATAGCTTACATAATTCTGGAGCACTTGGATTAACAGAATGGACTGCTATATATCAAGGCGACACTAGAACCCTGACAAATTCAGCATCTAGCGCAAGAATTAATGTAAATGAGAAAAATACAGAGTTTTTAGCAAAACAACAAGAAAAAGTTTTTAGGCTACAAGAAGATTCCACATTCCGTGCAATTAACCATGTACAGTATAATCAAGGTGTTTCAGACTACGCAGATGAGTATAATAAAGGGATTTCTGTTTACAGAGACCAAAATGAAGCCGCAAGGAAAATTGAACAAGAAAGTCACTCTAGGAAAACTAATACTTTTGCAAATAGAATTGAAAAAGCAAAACTTGCTACAGCTCAAGGGTTAGATTGGTTTATTCTTTCTGGAACAAATAGATTTGAAAAGAAAAGAGATGTAACCTCAGAAGACATGGATAATGCTATAAAATATGCAGCTGTAAGGAAAAAAAATGAGGGTACTCTTTTAGATACTACAAGAAATTTATTTCGTAGTACAGACGAGGGGTTTGCACTCGAGAGAGCTAGAGATGCAGTTGGAAAACAGAAGCACGATATAAATGGAATATTTTCTGCTGTTGGAGCAGGAGTAGATAACGCTGGGACTTTTCTTAACTCTTTTGATAGTTTACATGCTATTGGTAGAGGTCTTGGATGGACAAAAGACGATGTTAGAGACAAGGATTTTAACTACATAAACAATGCAGCTCATGGTAAATGGCAAATATACAATGGCAATAGAACTTCCACAATGATAAGATATGCACATGGTTATAAATATCAAAACGACAACCTAAATGATATACATGCAAAAGAACTACAATCAGTAGAAGATCTTGAAGGTAAAAAAAGTCTTACTCAAGTTAAGAAACTTGTCGACACTTCTTTAAATATTTCATCTTCTGAGAAATTCAATAAAGACATTATGAATGAGGACAATAAATTTTTCTCATCTTTTGATTACCTAGCAAAAAAAGGTGCCTCTGAACTTGAAACAAGTGCTTCTGGTTGGAGTATGTATGATTTAAACAAATTGAAACAAGGTAGCAATGTCAAGAGTATGACAAAATCTCATGCAGAACTACAAGAACTTTCTTATAAAAAGAAACAAAATGTTGTTTCAAAAATAATAGGTGCAAATCTTTTTAAACAAGATCGCTTTGATGAACTGTCTGAGCAATACGGCACAGAAAAAGCAACTGTTAAGTATGGAAAAGAAATTTATGATACTATAGACTCCGACACAAGAAGCAAATTAGGGGCAAATAGCTTAATTGGTATCACAAAAGGAATAAAAGAGAAAGCTTACGGAGAATACAATCAGGCTCAGGAAAAACTAAATTTGAGAGGAGCTGAAAGTATTAAGCATTCTGGATACAGTATGCATTCTGTTTTATCATCAATGGGTTATGATTATAAAGGAAAGGTTACTGTAGAAGAAAGACAGAAGTTTGCAAAGGACCTAAAAGAAAGTGAATTTTATGATAGTTTGCTAAAAAAAGGCTTCTCGAAAGATGAAGCTGTTACTTTTCAAAAAGCTGCAGGCAATTTACTGACGAAGAACGCAGAAGCATCCGCTATAGGGCAATATTCCCCATCAGAGGTTTTTAGTTTAGAACATACAGGACAAATGGGGAAATTGTCAAAAGAAATCTTAGGATCTCAAGATCTATCTAGAGCAACAACTATATTTAGTGGATCTAAAAAGAAAGACTCTATGACAGAGGCCCTTCAAACAATATCTGACGATTACAAAGCTAGAGGTACAGACAGATCTGTTGTTACAGACCAAATACATTCAATGAAAATTCTTAAAAAATTTAACTTATCAGAAAAAGAAGAAAGTGCTGTAATGTCTCTTGCAGGAAATTCTCATATTGTTGATAACTTGTCTGAATTTGCAACAAAATCCTCTAAAATTGCAGCTGGTACTAACCTAGCTGATGCAACATCTAAAGCTTTTGGAGAAACATTTGGTTCTAAAAACAAGCTAGAGATGGCAGAGTCCATCATGGGATTATTAAAAAAAGGGAAAGATGGTAATTATTATGCTAAAACAAATTTAGACATCATGAAAGATGTAAAAGTTGCTGAAGCTAAAAAGACAGAGGATAGAACAGCTTTCGACAATAACTTATTAGAAGCTAGAGACGCTTTATCAGGGGATGACAAGAAGAGTGGTTCGGCTATAGCTAGACAGATGTTTGATATGTCTGGAAATACTGGAGGAACTCTAGGTATGCTTTCTCAGAATCTAAATGGTGGAGGAAGTCCTATCGAAAATCATTTAGCAAAAATTGAACAAAATACAGCGAGTATTTATCTTCATTTAACAGGAAAAAAAGAGTCTGTTAAAGTTAGAGATGAAAATATAGAACTCTCTAGCCTTAAAGTATTCAGAACAGAAGCCAAAACAACTAAGATAGATGTTTCTCATAGCGTTTCCTCTAAGAAGTCTGAAAACAATAATAAAAGGTTAACTCATGTTGATGATTCAATAGTATCTCATACAGAACACAGAAGACATAGTTACGATATCACTAAAGATTCTAGTGCAAATATAGAAATAAAAAAAGTTGAGACTAAAAAATCTTTTGAAACAGAAGCTGTAAAATATGCTAGAAATTTAGAAATTCGACATACCTTAGAAAGAGAAGCTCGACACAATGGAGGAACTGGTGCCGTAGACAAAGAAAGTCTTCAGGATTTCCAATCGAAACTTGATTTAAATGTAGGTGTTTCTAGTCCTAAGGTTTCAGATATGTCCAAAACTTCAAAAGTAGGTTCATCAGAAGATAAAAGCACCTCATCATTAACAGATATATGGGGTCAGATACTAGCTGTGCTGAAAGAAATCAATAGTAAAACATCAACACAAAAAGTTGTAGTTTCTAGGGGATAATGCCTAATACTTCGCTTTTATTCAAAGATTTTTAAGAATATATGGCTATACTTATGTTTAAAAAAGGAGCTACTATGTTATTTCCCTATTCAGGAATTCTTTGTCGCAGAATTGGAACAGAGACCGAGAACAAAAATGGAGTAAAAAGAACATCTTCAAATAAAGAGAAACCTTTAGAGGTGATTATCCTTTCAAGTGCTGTAGAAAATGTGAAAAAAAACGAGAAATATTTAATAGCTCGGTTTAGTGGAATGGAATTTGAATATGAAAATGAAGATTATGTCTATATTACTCCAGAAGATATCATTGCAGGAGTTCAATAATGATTCAAGCAACTTTACAATCAAGAAGTAACATTGTAGGTAGTGCCATTACTGGAGCAGCGCTACTTGTTGAACAGACATATGGAGCAAAAGGCGACTTTGTAATCCTAACTTCAGGAAAAAAATCTGTAATAACTAAAGATGGGGTATCTGTATTAAGATCTCTTTATTCTGATGATCTTTCAGAAAACGGAGTCCTTGAAATAATCAAAGAGGCTTCTTTAAATACTCTTGCAATTGTAGGAGATGGGACAACATCTACAATATTACTTGCAAATGAGATTTACAAAAGGTTTAAGGCTGAAGATTATATGAATAAAACAAATATTTTGAAAAATATTGAAAATAATCTTAAGAAAATGTCAGTCCCTGTTTCTATTAACTCAAAAGAGTTGTTACAAGTTGCTGAAACATCTGTAGCTGGAGACTCTGAACTCGCAGGCCTTATATTGGATGCTTACCACAAAGCAGACGAAGATAATCTAGGCACTGTTATTGTGGAAATGAAAGTTGGTCATAAATCAGCTGTCTCTACTTATAATGGAATAGCATTTTCAGGGTACCTTGCGAATGATTCTTTTTTGCATAAAGCAAATGGATACGAGGTATTTTTTGACCAAGCTTCGGTTGTAATCTCTGATTCTGAAATTATAGGGGAGGATACAGTATTTAATTTGATAAACAAATGTGTAGAGACAGAAATTGAAAATTTAATTATTATAGCACCTGGTTTCGCTGTGAATTCACTGTCTACTATGATGCTAAACAATGGACATTCTATTAATATTGCTCCTGTTATCTACAATGGTGGTTCAGCGGTAGGAAATAGTCTTTTGGCTGAAGCATTAAGTACTGCTTGTGGTCAGGATTCAATTTTGGGAGATTCTAGAGGGATAGAGATAGGTGATATTGATATCGAAAGATGTCCAGAAATTCAAAATTTTTCTATGAACAAAAATAGTGTTAGATTTATAGGTAATGGAGATAGCGACAAATGTAATCTTTTAGCTAATAGATACCTAGAACTGCAGGGTGACGCCACTACTGACGAAGAGCGTGATATGTATAAAATTTTAACTTCGATTGTGAAGCAAAAATCTGTAAGCGTAATTCTTGGAGGAGACAGTAAAAGTTCTCTTGTGGAAAGAAAAGATCGAGCTGACGATTGCGTAAATGCTGTTTCCTTGGCTTTAGCAGGTGGAGTGGTTCCAGGAGGAGCCGTAGCATACCGTGATGCTTTAAAAGGCTTACAGACGAAGACAGATCTGTATCAAGCAGGATTGGCTCTGTTTGAGAAATGCGGTGGTAATAAAAATAAAGCTCTCGACCCTACAAAAGTTGTCAGCACTGTTTTAAAACAAGCCTTAGAGTTAAGTTTTCTACTTGGAAAAACAAAAGCTGTCGTCATGATAAAACAATAAAAAGGAAAGAAATATGCAAGATGTAGCACAAGAAACTTTAACAGAAGACTCTATCTCAACAGAAGCAATTGATTTTGAAGATAGTTCTTTTGTAGAAAAAAATAAATATGCGTCCAATAAAACAGCTGAAGACAAAAAAGAAGATGTTGATGATATTGAACAGCAAGAAGAAGTAGATACGAGAACAGACGAAGAACGCTATAAGGAACTTATGGATGAGATTAGTGAACAACCTTTTGAGTTAGCAGTATCTAACTTAGAAGTAGACGAAGAAGATGTCATAAAAGCAGCTAGAGAAGTCTTATCCCCTTTAGGATATTTTGAAAAATCATATAAGTTACCATTTGGTAGTACTTTCACTCTTAGAAGCAAAACTATTAATGATTTTACTGATTATTTAGAATATGTTAGAAGGTTGATGGTTGATCCAATTACAGAAAAACAATATGAAACACTCACTCAAATTCGAAACTTATCATATGCTCTTGTTGAAATTGATGGTGATGATTTGTCAGAAATGGAAATAGAGGATAAATTTCAATTTTTATACGCTATGTCTGATGCCAAAATTACAATGATTATCCAACAAAGTGTTGATTTTTGGAGAATTTCACATCTTCTTCTTCATCCAGGACTGACTGATTTTTTGCTAGAACAGCCCCAGCAGTAGCTATTTGGGGCTATAAATATATTGATAGTTTAGTGACACCACCAGCCGATAGTTTTCAATCCTCTTGCTACAATAATTTATTAGTAGCACGGTTTAGAAAAGCAAAAGAAGATAAAATATACTCTGCTTTAGCTTTGATAAAAGGTGGACTACTTGCTGTTAATAAGTCTGACTCTAGAGATGTTATGGACATGGTTGATAAACTTCAACAAGGATTATAGAATGTTATTCACTCAAACAGAAGTTTCTTTGATTACTGATTTCTTTGACATTACAGTTGTATACAGGAATGGAGTTTTTGAAACCGAAGAAGGATTTAAGACAGATAATTTAAGATCTTTGCTTGACTTCAAAGGAATTAGATTTGCCTTCGAGGACCTTCTTCAAGAAAAAAGAATTTTTAATTCTATGCGACATAAGTACCTAAAATGTTCTATCCCAAATGCTAAACATTACAATTGGAATGAGTTAATAGGGACTCTTATATATGACAACTCTTTGAAAAAAATAGAAAAAGATGTCTATTTTTCGACAAAAACATTTTCTGTAGAATTTCTAAATAATGGTGTTTTCAGAAAGAACACCACATATATAATAATGCATAATTACGAAGGGTTGCCAATAGGTTTTGCTTCCGTTACAAACGGAAAATCATCCGAAATTCTTCTAATGAGCGGGTACAAAGCAAGACCTTTTAGGTTTAATCCGAAAGAAAAAGCTTTACACATACAAAAGAGCGTAAAAGCGACTTCCTCAAAAAGGGAGAATATTATTTTTGTTGGTTCTATAGAAACATTGTATTTTGAATTATCATCAACCTTTGCGAAGCAAATAATCTTTTCAAAGAGTATTACTGTTAGTATACTCAGAAAAATTATTCTTTGTAACGAACTTGCACAATATATAGACACTCACTTTAATGATATTCCTTTATCTGAATTATTGTACAAGAACAGAGAATTCTTAAGTATCTCTACATTACGAAATTTCATAAAAGAAGCAACTATACATCCTACTAATATTCCCGTAGAATTACTAAGCTATGTATCTCCTGATGAATTAGAACACATTCATATCCCTGACAAAGAAAAAAATGCGATTCTAAGCCTATATGCTTTCTCTGACGGAAAAGTGTTTGATAAGTTAAATAACAATAGAACGATTACCTCGAGAAATGCAGCCCGTAAACTCAAAAAAAATTCTTTTTTTAGAAAATTATTTCGCAACTCTCCCCTTAAAATATGTGATAAAAAAATTGCTCAGATTGCATCTACTAAATTATCCAATATATTTAGTGGACACTCAGGTTCTTTTGAGTTTGACTTCACTCATAACTGTATTCACTTAAGCGATGGCACTAACTCTAGATTCAGTCAAGAGCTAATCAATAAAAAATTTAGAAAGAAGCCGGTAGGTAATAGTAGCCGCATAAAGGTACTTTCTACTATTCTTAAAGCACCTGAAAAAAAACTGTTATCTGAGATAATTTCTTGTATAGTATGCACTATTTTTAAAATAGAGTATCAGCTATGTATTTCTCATGTTAGTGATAACACAAGTATTACACAAGATGCTTTTTTTAACATTGTTCAATACTTTGTATTTGTTGAGAACAAAATCCTCTTTATAAACTCAAAGTCTATTTTTAAGAATATGGAGCATAACTTAACAAAGAGTAGTAAAAATACTGTACGATTATTAAAGAAACGCCAGCCTGATTTATACCTATGTAGAATTATTTCTTTTGTTCTTAACCACATAGCATCAAGTTACACTACGATGGAAGGTTGTAAATCTTCATTATCAAATCAAAAAAACACAGCTAAGGTTGTTGAAATGATTTTAAATTAAGTTAGCTATTCTGATGTCATTTGCATTTAGAGTAGTTAACTGAAGAACTGTTGAGGTTCTGTTCCCACCAATATTTGCAACTGTTCTGTCTTGTATTTCAAAATATTCACCATTGGTTGGATCTTTGATAAAAAGACCTTTTGTGAAATCAAGTCTAGCATAAGTCTGAAATAGTACAACCTCTCTAGTTACTTGACCACTTTTTTCGAATACCTGAGATGTTTGAGTTTTTGTCTTTTTAGATAAGAAAGGAACTTTAAAGTATCTTTCTCCTTGGCAATCACATTTTGAAGATATTTTTTGCTCCAACTCATAATCCCAACACTTAGCACATTTTGCTTCTAATAGATTAGGAATATACAGCTGAAGAAATACACCTGAAAACTTAGATGATATTTCAAAATCATGTCTAAGTTTATTGGAAACACCTTTGAGTGCCTTATTAACCTCAGGAAACACCTTAAAATGCTCGCTAGCGTCTATTAAATCACCACTATCATCAAAGAAGGCAAAATAAAACACTTTATCATAGATGTCTTCAAAAATTAAACTAGTGACATTAATTTTAAAAACACCATCTTTTAATGATAACCCAGCTTCATGTTCTCCATTTGTTTTACATCTTCCAAATGGAATAAAATCTTCAAATTCCTTCACTTTGAGATAAATTTTCACTTCCGAATAATCAAAATCTTCTTTTAGAACAACTTCAAAACTGGAATTCGTTAATTTTTTTACACCAATTTTAATCATAGGAAACTTCTTTTGTTACCCCATCTTTGTCGATAGTTATTCCATCTTCATTTAGTACAACTACCGTGTTTGCATTGGGATTAATAGTAATAGTTTTTTCTGACACAGAAATAGAGCCTATTCCCATACCATTAACATAATCAACTTTGGTTGTCTGAAGTATTTCTTTTGATAAAAGATAGTTATCCTGAAGTGTTGCATCTAAATTTTGCAAAAAAGTATTAATTTTTACTATGTTTCTTTCGGACACTTCCATTATATCATGATAACTTGAAGCCTGCTCTAACTCTATTTGTGCCATAACAAATCCTTTTGATGTAATCTGATTCTTGATTGAGAGAAAAAGTTCTTCTATAGAATAAAAGTATTCATTAATTCTAACAAGGATATCCTCTTGTTCTTGTAATTTTATTGACCCGAAGTTGGGATTGGCAAAAACTTTTGCTATCATTTAACTCTCCCTTTCGGCTGTTCGTAAGTATGATTGCCTAAGCTTATCTTTAAATGTGCCTTGCTGTCGATAAAACTCACTCTTAGACATACCTGTATGCTTAAGACTTTGCTGCAGGTTCATGCCTTTAGCAATTGTATCTGCTATTTTTTGCTCATCTTTTTTAATTGAAGGTAAAAGAGTAGGTACATCTATTTGTATTTGCTTGCTTTTATACTCTTTAACTTTAACATTTTGTCTTCCTGAATTTCGTAGTGACTTTGAAATGTCCTTCAGAGGCATTTTTAAATGTTTAGCGATTTCTTCATTTGAAGGCTCAGTCCCAAAACGCATATATAGTTCATCTTTCGCACGGAGAACTTTATTGTCTTTTAATAAAGAACCCTCGCTTGTCTTTAATGAGCTTTTTGTTGACTCTGCGTCCCTGTAAAGTCTTTGTAAATGATTAGATAAATGGGTTGCAAATCCTGCCCCTTTTGAAGCGTCAAAAGTAGCTTTTGCATTATTAAACCCCTTGAACAAAAGATATTCAAGCTCAGAGGGTGGTAAAGAAGAAGAGAATTTTTTCTTAAAGTGTTCTATAGTGCCATCGCTATTATAAGTCTGCAAGGTCTCCACCACTAGCCCAAGTTGCCTCGTTTGTTACATATGGTTGGCCACTTGCGTAACTTTCTCCTCTAAATAAGTCGAAGTCTGTTGGGTCAAGATCTTCCGAGTTAATAACAGATGCTGTTGTTTGATCATACATTTTTAAAGCAACATAACCCTTTAGGTTCTCATCGCCTATCGCAAAAATAGGATCTGCTTTTCTAACTGCTTGAATTTGTTTTTGTAATGTGATTGCTCCAGATACAGATGAAAAACCTTCTGTATTTAATGCTGGTTCATTTGATGGTACAGTTGCCATTTTTCATTCCTTTATTAGTTTTCAAGAGGTATTTCTACCATCTCTACACTTCCTTGGTATTTAGTGTACCCACTAATTCCTTGAACAGATGCACTTCTAACTATTTTATTACCGTCGTTTTCATTATCTACTGATGAAATATCTTCCACCAATCCTTGAGCACTAATCACCTTACCTTCATTCCTATGAATGACATCAATCATATGTGCTGTTCCAGCTCCATAGAATGGAGAAATTGAATGTTGCTGACCCGATCTATAATCCATCATTACTGACATGATAAACTCCTATTGTATTTTTTCTTGAATAAAATCACCTAGAAGCTCTTGCACTTCTGAAGGAGACTCTTCAGCAAATTTTTGTAAAGACATTATATCCAAATTACCAGTAAGATACAAACTTTCAAGATCTGTCTCACTGAATATTTCTATTAAATCATTCGGCTGAAGACTAGCAACTTTTTCAAGAGAAAAGCACTTATCGCCTACAGTAAATACATCTTCTTGTGGTATAGTTGGATCAATAAAATCAAGAATTGTTTCTGACGCAGTTTTTACGAAATTATTATCTTCATCTATTTCAGAAACATCAAAAATAAAATTTGAAATATCAGTAGGGTTCGTAAGTAAGTTTAACTGAATACTGCTTGCAATTTTTTCATATCTCTCATCACCAGTTTCTAAAGACCTTAGCCTAAGTTGCTCACAAGCACTGTCTTTTTTTATTCCACCATAAAGACCTAAAATGGATTCTTTTTCATTGACAGTCTCTCCTAATGCAGAAGCTCTTTTTGTAAGTTGTCTATATGCAAGAACAGTATCACCTATACTTAGGTCGCTTGCATGTTTCTCTAGAATACCTTTTGAGCGAATAAAACTTTCTCTGTCTACCACAGGCAATTTTCTTTGTATTGGAAGCAGAAAAATATCTTCAGGAACTTCTTTTGCAGCAGCTTCTTTTATAAAAGGTTCTATTGTTACATCATATCCCCATAGTTGGCACGCTTCTTCACAAGCTGTTTTAACGAAGCTTGGCACATCAGGATTAGAAGATAGGTAAGCACTACTTACTAATGCTTGTTCAGGTGTATGAATAGGAAACAGCTTTTCCTCTGGCCACGCAAAAGCCTCTTTAGTTAAAGAATCTCGCTCTGGAATAGTTAAATTAGAAATACGAGCCAATCTTCCTTTTACATCTTCAGAACTAGCAACTTTTTCCATTAAAACTTTTTGCCCTAAATCATTTACAATATCTATTAACATCTCTGGCCCTCCGCAAGTCTTTTTAAATAATGAGTCAACAGAAACATTAGCACTTGTTTTTTTACTTCTTCTTTGATAACTATGGCGAGTTCTTCTGGCATTTTAAACATCCTTAAAAAAAATTTTTACTTAATACTGTGAAAAGAAGGGGAATACTTACCCCTTTTTTTCTTTTATGAGTCTTTGTTTAGCTTTTCTACTAAAACATACCCTTTTATTGTGGGTTGAACGGGAGCAAAACCTTTTGTCTTTGGCTCCAAAGGCTCTTTCTTTTCAGATTGACCAGCCAATGCAAGTCTTCCTTCTTTTATCATTCTTTCCACATAAGAATGTTTTCTGTAATATAAGCTGCTACTAATAGACTTTATTTCACCACCGTGAATGATCACGGTGCCGATTGCTATGTTCTGCTTCGTACGATTCTCAATGTTGAAAAAAGGCAGCATGTGTTACCTCCTACTATTCAGCGATATCTGTAAACACACCTTTGTAAACACCTTTAGTGTTTCCAATTGCATGAGCAATATATGCTTCACTATCCATAGTCATCATGTCTCGATCAATTTCGAAATACGAAGTGTGGTCTTGTAAGATAAAGAAATGTCCATACATCTCTGGAGAAGCAAATGTGTAGATTTCATTATTTTTAATGATGTGTGATTTAATTGTTGTTACTACTTGTTTATTCCAGAACTCTGAAATATTATCAACACCATCTTGCCAGAATTTAGAAACAACACTATCACCGACTTCTTGCATAGTCATATGCATTAACTCTTGTAGAAGTGTTTCTGTTAATAGAACTGTTTTATTACTAATTCTATTTCTTGTTGGAAGTTGGAATAGGAATACTAGATTCGATTTGTCTAATGTTTCACCTTCTCCAAAGTAAACTGTCTGAGCTGAGAAAGTTTTATTTCCTTGAGAAGCTAAATCACCACCATTTGCTTCTTTATATGCAGCTTCCTCATTAGCAAGAGCACTTTTTACACCACCCATAACTGTTAAGTCTTCTACTTCGTACATTGCTTCAGAAATTCTATCTTGGAAAAGTTTTTTATAATCAGTTTTAACTGTCATCATTTCCATTTTTGATTTTCTAATTTTTTCAGAAACAACTTTTTCAAAATAAACCATATATCTGTCTGTTTCATGATATCTGAATTCACCACGACCACGAAGAGGAACTGTCATTGCACGAGCATCCACATCTCTTTCTACCATGATTGCAGGTTGATCAGTATGCTCTGTAGGCACTAAATCTTTTGCTGAAACAGGAGTAGGTTTAACTATTTTACGAGCAAATCCTTTTTCACGAATTTTATCTTGGATAAAAAGTGATAGAGCATCTGCTGCTTCTTTTACAAAACCTTCGTCATCGAATAATCTTGAAACAAATTGGTTTGAACTAACTGTTGTTGATACTGCTGGTTGCATATTTACTCCTTACTAACCTAAAACTACCGCGATCCAATCATCGCCTCTTTTAACTACTTCGCCAATAGCTATGGTGTTTGTGTCATTTTTATGCACAATTACTCCCTCTGCTACTGAAATTTTGTCACCTATTGCAAAAACTGTCCCAGCTTCGTTAAATACTTTTGTATGAACAAGCATTTCACCAAAAAATCCTTCTATAACTTTTGAAGGCTTAGGTCTTTTAAGCATATCTTCGTAGTGAGATCCTTCTGTTACTAAATACACTGCTTTGGCTGTGTCAGTTAATGTAGCTAACTTTCCATCAACCCCTACAAATTGACCAGCTTTAATAACTGTGTCTGCTCCTAAATCTATTTCCATTTTTGGTAATGCTAAGAAATCTGGAGATACAATATGTACCGTTTCTCTTCTACCAAATACTTTATCTGTTGCGTAACCCATAGGTTCTCCTTATTTTTATATTAATCTAAATAGTCAGAAGGACTTTCGCCATTCAAGATCATTTCTAATCGCTGTTCAGCTGTTAAGTTTGTCCCTATCACGGGGAGCCCTTCATCAACTTGACCAAATCCAGATCTTTCATTGAATGAAAAACTACCTGCTTCTTTCTGCAATGCAGGTTGATCTTCTTTATTTTCCATCGAAGCTACTTTTATCAATAACTCTTTATTTTTAGCTTCCAATTCTACATTCACTTGTGAAAGATCTTTGATTTGTGCTGCAGCTTGTCTTAACGATAATGCTACCTCTTGTCTACTAGTCATCTTCTCTCCTGTCTAGATTATTATCAATTCAAATAGTATCATAAAAAATCCTCAAAAGCAATAAAAAACCCTGTTTTTGCCTTCCTAGTAAAAGCTCACAGTATTACGATGATGCATATATGCATAAAAACCAAAAACTATTGCATGAAGAGTATCGTCGGGCTTCATGTTGCTATGAGTCCATATTTTAGTGTGTTTTGCAGTTTCCTGTTCAAATTCAGCTAAGATATCTTGTATAAAAAGTCTCATATCATCATATTCTGGAAATACAATCTCTAATACCCCATGACCAGAGTAATTTCTTGCAGATCCCCCAAAATTTTTAGGTTTAAACTTTTTTAAGAACAACATCATAACTGTATCAATTGCTTGGGTTTTGTTCAATTTAATAGTATTGTTTTCAAAGTCAAAAGTAAAAGGAGTATTCCCCGCAATATATTGTATAGCTCTAAACCTACTTATTCCTAATGCTTGAGTTATTTCCCCATTTTGCATCATACCCATACCAGCATCGGCTCCTACAACAGAGCATCTAAAAAGGTTAGCAATTTTAATAAGCTCTTTAGGCTGCTCATTAACGCTTCCTGGTGGAAAGATTTTCCCCCATACCAATTCAAGCTTTCCATCTTTTCTATGGCCAATCACAGTAGCAACAGTTCTTGATTTAAGAAGAACTCCGTCACCTGTCCAGTCTATCCCCATGAAAAGACCATGATATTTTTGGAAAAAACCTTCATCTGGATACACTGTCATTCTTCCACCTGTGCAAAGAGCTTTTAGTTTTTCAAGATTTAAGAGTCTATCTCCTGCTCCACTTGGAATTCCCAGTATTTCTTGATTAAAAATCTCTGGAGGATAATCTACATATTTGTTCCATACAGAATTCCAATGACTTTTCGATTCAGTATGCATTGGAAGACAAATTTGAGGTATTCTGAAAGCTTGATATGTAGCGTGCTTATCACCCGTAATCATCCATTTTGCATCCCTAACAGAAATAGGTCTTCGACATTTCATTCTATTGCAGACAAGACCTTCTTTTGATATGTTTCTTCTGTCTAAAATATTCCAATGTCCACAATGTTTACAATAAACCATTCTTTCCAATTTTGTAGACAAATCCCAGATTACTCCTGTTGTATTATCAAGGCTTTTTGCTGTACCGGCATATGTCACAGTTGGGTCTTCCGCAGATGTTGTAACTTCTTGTATTGCTGGCAAAATGTCATAATCAATATCTTGTGCTTCATCTATAAATAAATCATCTGCAGACTTACCCCTAACCCTGACAGGGTCCATCCCTGTGACAGAAGCATAAGTAAGCTCGATATAGCTTCCTAAAATGTTTTGCTTAAAGAACACATCATTTTGTGTACCTTTTCCAGTATATGCTGCTTTTAACTGTTTTGTATCATCTATTATTTTCTGAAGTTTTGTTTTTGAGAAGGTCTTTGTCTGAGACTCCAATGGTGCAACATATAACGCTCTCGAACCTTTTTTTAAAACAGATTTCACAGCAAGTTTTCCAGCTAGATAAACTGTCTTACCAACCTGTCTTCCTGCTGTAAGCAAAACCTGCCTCTCATCAACCTCGTAAGGAAGCTTAAATGCTTCATATTTTTCAAAATCAAGCTTTCTTCCGTCAATAAAAGCGTAGTCTAACATAAATTTTGAAACTCTAGGGTTTGTTTTCATTTTACAAATATCCCTTTATTTCCTTTATCTTATACTCAATATACTGAAGAAATGTCTTGTGTCTTTCAGCAAAATTTTCTATGGCAGAAGATGCATCTATTTTTGCATCTTTACTACAATGAATCGCAAATGTTTTGCTACTAAATGAAACTTGTTCATATAAATGCTTATCAAAATTGTCAAAAAATGGAAAAAATTTGTCACTATTAAAAAATAGAGGTGGCATTTCCCAACCATCTTCTTTTAAACACGCAACACTGTATTTAACAGCATCTGATACTATTGGGATATTTATTGAGTTAAGAATAGCTATTGCCACAAGTATAGCAAACGCAATCTTTTCAGGCTCTTCATATGAAAGTGTTCCTGATTTTACTTCATCATCGTTAACTAATTCAACAAAGGTTCTGAAGCCATCGGCTGTACTCAAAATATAATCTGTATCGGATAAAAGTATATTTAGTTGAACAATTTTATTAATGTTTTTAACAGATATTCTGTTACTTAGAAGAATATACTGAATTGATTCACTTTCATAAGCTAACATATCTTCGCCTAAAATGGAAAATGCTCCATAATAAGCCAATATGCATGGTAGATTTTCTTCGGAAAGTAATAGTTCTTTTAAATGTTCATTTCCAACAGACATTACCCTGTTTCTTAAGCTTACAGCTAAATCGGGAAGAATATTTCGCATGTTATACTCCTTTTATATCAACTGTTAGCTTATAGTCTGTGTTTACTGTTCCTGAGTTAAACGCTACTTCTGCGTCACCCCAGTATGTAGCCCATGTTTTTATAGGAGTTTCGCCGTAAACGACCTTCCGTTCAATACCATATTCAGAATTGTTATGTACTACCATTACTCCTACAAAATAATCGCAAGCTGTTCCATATGAAACAGAAAAAATAACATTCTCACCTTCTGTCCCATGCAATCCTTTATTTTGGGAACAGCTACTTGAATCAAATTGAAAACAAGATGGTGTATATATTTTTTCAATTGATATATGTTTGGTCTCTCCTTCACTATTTGTAAGAGTTATTTCTGACACATATGTGAAGCTTGAAAGAATCCTTATTATCTCTTTGACTTTTTCTTTAGTTTCACATGTTGCTAAATTGAGTTCTATTTGTTTTGTTATTTCAACATTTTCTGAACAAACTTTCAGTCTCGTAATATAACTATCGTCTTTTGTCTTTAACCACTTCAACATGATAGTGTCACTCACTTGATATGGGATTTTTTCCAAAACTATATCAGAATTAAACAAATGTTCACTTAGAACTACTATGTCTGCAAAAAATTGGCACACATTTCCTTCTTTTGCTTGAAGTCTGTTTCTAGTAAAAAAATCTTGAAGTAATGAACTATCTATTTTTGCATAAGATGCTAAAAGACTTTTTTGAGAAAAGAAATCTTGCACTAGAGCTAAAGTAGCCTTTTTTTCATCGAGCGCACTATTCGTTTTCTTAAGAAGGTTTAGTTTAGAAAGAATTTCTACAAGTGCTATATTTCTTAAGGTAAACAACTTCGCTTCTTGTATTAAAGGATCTACTGCTTCTTCTAAATATTTGATAGCATCGAACGAATCATTCGAGGATAACTCTACAACAGGCTTATCTGTTATCTTTAATGAAACATTGATAAAACTACTCATCCCCTTAATATTATCATTACTGACGGTTATTTGTACTGTATTGCCAATTTCTATATTTGATGCAAGCGGTTTAGACAGGCTTACGATATCAGTATTACTGATATTATTTAAAGATGGTTGCCCATATATAGTATAAGTGTTTCTATCAAAGATGACATATAGATTTAGATAAGCTACAGGTTCTGTAGAGCCAAAACAAAAATTATATATTCTTTTTCCAGAGAAAACATATGGTGAAAATGTGTAAAACACTTGCTCTAAGAACATAGAGACTCCTTGTTATTATTTTTGAGAAATTGTACCGTATTTTTGCTTAATCAAGGTGTTATCTTTCTCGGTCAATGGAAAGTTTTTTTTAGGAAAACTAGAGACAATAGTAATTTTTGTTTCGTCCGAAAGAGAAACTTTTTTCAAAGCATCCCCTTTTTTAAAAGTTTCTGTAATCTCCCTATGGATGGAACCTTCTGGAACTCTGTTTGAATTGTCAATCAATTCTCCACTTGCTTCATTTATATACATTTAAAGTTCTCCTATTAGATTGTACTTAGTGGAATCTTCTAAGAATTCCAGACAATATATATTATTGTCTTCAGTAAAACATCTGTTTAAAAATGTGTCTATCTGATATGTTTTTTCTTGTATTTTTATGGTAACATTTCCCAAAAGAGGTTCTTCTGAAGAGTTTATCATTAATTTTATACCTGAGTTTGTAACATTCAATCCATTCATAGTAAAATTAGCAAATGGTTCAACCACAAATTCATTTGAGGGGAGCGTTCTGCGTATACAAAACAAAGCATTGTTATCTTCAATTATAAAACACAACTCCTTCTCAAAGGCTACTACTGCAATCAAATTGTTAAACATTTTTTGTGCTATAAGCTGAACTGTATTAACTTTTTCTTTTATTCCAAAATCAATTTCAAGCTGTTCTACCTCTACCGCATTACTAATAGTTACAGTTTCAGCATTAGTAACAAGTTTTTCAATAAGATCAAGCCCTTCGTCAGAATTGCTTGAGAATATATATTGTCCTTGATAAATTACATCAGGAACTGTAACTACAGCATGTCTCGATTTTCCAGTATTCATAATAATAGCGACTTTATTATCCCTATTTAGAGATTTAACACTATTTTTATAAACTTTAACAATACTTTCAAACCTATTTTTTTTAATACTTTCAGGAAAATTAGAACCTGAAAACATATTATGTAGCTTGTTAAGAAATGTTATAACTGTAGAATCAGAAATCATTGTTTTTGGTGAAAATTCATATTCAAACGAATCATATAATTTTCTTATATTGTAAGCTATTTTTCTTGCTATTCCACTTGGGCTTCCTGTACAATGTGTTGTGTGCCCAAAATATTCAAAATTATCAATCTTAAGATAACTACTATTATCTGAAAAAAGAATACTTTTTTTCATAAATGTGATTAACCCATCATATATTCCGAATAAATGCAGAGAACACATTTCTTCAATACTAGTATAAGGTCCATAAACTACTTTTTCTTGCACAAAAGCAATACTATAGAGAGTATCCTCTCCCAAGGATATGAAAATTATATGGTTCTGTGTGTAGATCGCAAAATCATGTTGTGATTCCCATATATTATCCTCAGGCTTAACTATTTCATTTGAAATATTTGCCACAAGAGTTCTATCAAAAAAATCAACTCCTTTTGGTGTTATACTAATTTTCATCGTCTATTCCTTCATATAAAAACTCTGCTGTATTATTTGCTAAATCTTCAAGAGTATGAGTAGATACTACAAGTTTTCTTGCTCCTACAAAAAAAGAATTATTAATTGTGCCAGTGAATACAGGATTATCAACAATTATTTCATTATCGCCAATCTCTATAATCTGCATAGGTGTATTTACTGTGCTAAAGTAGACTGTCTGTCCAACGAAAAAGTTAGTTGGTTCCTCTACTGGAATTGTTGTATTCGTAAAAGAAGTAAGTGTAGTTATTTTGCTAGAATTAGCTAAATCACCTTTATATTCTTCTATTTCACTAAAGTTAATACTTGTTACACTTTCAGGTAAAGGTTTATCAAAACTGATAGTATTCTCAGTAAATTCAGTTATCGAATAAGACTCATTTTCAATAATTGCTGTTCTACCTACAAAAGGATACCCTTTTCCACTGAAATCACATTTATTATCTTCAATGTTTTCTATTGAAACAGACCATGCGATATATGGATTGTCTTCCTCTGCAGATACTTCTGTTCCAATAGGTATCACATCTTGACTAATGTTTTTTAGTATACTCATATTATCAGTTTCTCTAACAAATAATACTTTTGTGATAAAATTATCCCCTATTTTTATGTCTCTCAAGAAAAGCTCTTTATTTGCTCCAAAAAATGCTCTTTTTGAATATGGTTGAAGCTCTCTTTCTAAAATACTATGGAATGCTGGTAGAACCTCGTAATGCTCATTAAATACTCTAGTACCCACTCTAGAAGTTTCACCTGCAGCAATTGGTATATTAAAATAAACATAACCATCTTCCACTTTTGTAACAATCCTTGATACATATGCTTTTCGTTCTGTCCCAAAAAAGATCTCCCTTCCAAGCATAACTTTTTTGCAAGACAGAACTTGAATACAAGTATCACCTATGCTGCTTGGCTCTACTATTTCTGTGGAAAACATAAGACTTCCTAACCTAGACAGGCCAATTAGTTGCTCATTCTCTTTTGTGTGTGTTCTAAAATTAACCAAAATATTATCGCTCCCAACTACAACAGCATTGTTTAAGTTGGAAAAAGAACCATGCAAAATATTATTGTCTCCACAAACCACATCGTTATTTTGTCTTAAGTCTAAATTAATTTTATTATTATTGCCGATATCTACGCTTGCTGTTATATCTTTTTTCAATATACTGTTCCATGCAATCTTTCCATAGTTGTTTGTTCCAGCATTCAAATCTACATGCAAATGACTTGTTTTTACTATTTTATCTTCTGTCCATTCTATTTTTCTTCTATAAAAGATTAAGTTGTTTCTATTGCCAATTTCTTGTTCAGTTACTATCTGAGAAAGCCTTGTAAAAAATCTATTGCCATAGGATTTTCCTATTTCTGTTTTTTCATTATCTATATAGTTTGGTTCAACTTCAGGGTTGCACCCCTTGTAATATAATCTGCTTTTTGGTACCATTTATTCCTCCTCTTCCTCTATAGTATAACTAAGTGCTTCAAGAATACCATTGTCTGTAGTATTGGTATAAAATATCTTTTTCAGAGGAGAATTATCCACTATTTCTGAATGTATAATTAGTAAAGTTGCCTCTGTAAATGTATGCCTACTTTCGTTACCATCTAAATCTGTAATTTTAAGAACAGCAGGCTTACATGTTATTTCAAATACATATTTGACATTTATTTCATTTAGAAAATCCAGTAAATCATCTCCAGCTAAAACTACCTGGGAATCATCCTCTTCTATTTTTCCAACAATAACTCTTTGTCGAGTTATGTAGTCTAATTGCATTTCTTTTTCGGTTCCATCTTCGTCAATAATTGCCACAACTGCTAAGTTAGAATATGACAGTCTAATTCTAGGAAAACTCTTAGCAACATCTAGGATATTAACATACAATCTTTTAGAAAGAAACATTAAGGTGTCTTTCTCTAATGAAATAGCACCATTTGTAAACAGTGTCTCTGTGTCATCGGTTATCATATCGTTACTTTTCTTTAGAGTTAAATTTAAAACAACAGAACTTGACAATTTTTTTTCAGCAGTATTTGTATATCTACCAATATTCCTTTTTTTTGTAGATTCCTTAGATCCACTTTTTGTTAAGATAGCTGTAGCATACCTTGTAGTTTGATCTTCTACTGTCAATTTTAGGTATTTTGAAGAAGATTCTCTGTTGAAAATAACTTCCAGACTTGTAATAAGATCTTTGTATGTGTATATTTTATAATCTGATTTAAAGCATCCTATCCCAAAACGAATTTTGTCATACATAGCAGCACTTAAATCTTGAGCTCCATCTATAAGACTTATTTGCTCTAATTTATCACTAATTTTACTCATCGTAATGCTACTATTTTTTACTTTCAGACGACAAGCTCTTTCTATTGTAGGAACAGCATCTGGATCCCCACATCTATTTACTTCTTCGTCAAAATAAACAAAACTGTAATCAATGTATACATAACTTCTATAAACTTTTGCATAAGATACAAAAATAGCTTCAGAACATGACACTAGCCCTTTAATATGATCGAAATCTGTTGTTGCCAAAGATTTTGCATCACTTCTATTTAGAATAGAGAAGTTATCTCCTACTACAACAAAAGCAGACTGATCTCTATCTAAATATTGGCGAGAATTATTCTTTAGCCATATATTCTCAGTGGAAGTGTAAGCATCCAAGGCATTAATTTTAAAGTACTGATGACCATAATCATCGAATTCGATTGTATTATAATCACAAGAGAGCTCTTTCTCTTCAAAAACACTTTGAGGTATATTTACTTCCGTAAATGTATTTGTAGTATCTCCTTCAAGAGAAGTCTTGTCCACAGAAGGGCTAAGAGTTTGCTTGTTTAGATAAGCTAATGTTGTTTCTGGGTCAATAGTTATTTTAAAATCTTCGTCCCCTTGAAACTCTGTTGTCTCAGTAACCTCAGTACCATCTACATATAAGTTATCATCGTCCCATGTTACTGTTGTACTCCACGAGCCAGTCACATCTATAGTTTTTCCTTCTTCTGAAATTTGAAATTCTACATCGTCGGGACGGTCCGAAAAAGAAAAACCATATAATGCTTCAATAATGTCATCAGCATTAAAATCGCCGCTCCATTGAACAAAGCCATCTGTTATTGCAGGGCGTATTGCGTATGTTATTTTATTGTCATCATTTGAAGCTACCTTCATCTTACAAATAACACCATCAAGTCTAAGAATCACCCTAGAGCTTCCTCTGTTAATACCAAAAGCATCTCCACTTGACAGAAAGAAATTAACCGCAGAATCACTAATAACCACCCTTGGGGCAAACCTTACATTCTGCTCTGTCGCAAAAGCTTCTGATATATAAAAATTAGCTAGTTGATATGCTCTCATTTGTTTATTCCTTAATGATTTTATGTTGCATTAGAGTAGCTGGAATTTTTGCTATTTTACAATCTTCACCAGTTAACACTATGGCTTCTCTTAGTCTTTCATTTTCTGTTGTAACTTCTGGAAATTCACTTATTTTTGTAAAAATATCTTTAACTTCTGAACTTGTATCCAGCAAATTAGCCCATGCTTCTTCTTCTGTTTCAAGAGTTAACTCGTTATCATCAATAAGTATCTTTTCCCCAATTTCAACTTTTGACCCATTAGTATAATGTATAACATACCCTTCTGAATCATGTAGTATAGAAAATGTTTCGTTAGTGAAAAGTGTTGCATTCTCTATAATATTTTCTATTATGTTCATGTCAAATGCAAAAGAAATTTGCAAATGTGTTTGACACACAGCGTATTGCATCCATTGATATTGATGTGCTATCCCTTGAGAACTACTAATATTTATTTGTTCAATACTAGTGTAAATTTCACTTGTAGAATTTATCTTTTTGGCTAGGTTTTTTTTAAATTCAAAATTTCCTATCTTGGTTTCGATGCTAAGATTTTCTTGTGTTCCATCGACATCCATTACAATCGTAAGTTTTGAATCAGCTAAAGTTATCTGATTAACAGAAACTTCTCTAGAAGCATACATCCCCTTTGCAAATTCACGGAAAATATCTTCTTTGTTCTCAAAACTTGTTCTCAATGTATTCTCTGGAGTTTGTGTAGGAGAGCACTTTGTGTTATCTAAAAGCATTTTCTCAAAGATACCACCTTGATAGTTCCAGACAACTGAAACCTCTTGTTCAAAAGCACTGTTATCTACTGATAGAATTGTAAAAAGATTTTTAGAAGCATATGAAATGGAATTCCAGCCACCTTCTATAAAAAATTCTTTAAGCTGATTATAGTTAAAGTCTGTTATGAAACCACTTAATGCACCCTGAATTTCATTTTTAAAAACTTCTTTGTTTGAATAGTTAATAAAATACACTATTTTTTGCTTTACATTGAGAATAATGAAAAATTCTTTGAAATCATACTGAAGATACATTGAATACATAAAATTATGACAATCTCTTTTTAACCTAGGTAGCCCGTATTCCACACTTTCTACACTACGACAGAGAAGTGCAATTTCATCTTGATTTAAAATATTTACACTATCCATATTTATCACAAGAGGAGCGAGGCTAAATGTAAGCCCAGCAAAGTCTGTAAAATGGTCTCTGTCAGTAAAACAACTTTCACCTTGATGAAACCCTCTTTGAATAAAGTCTTCTATGTTTTGCTTTTTATCAAAAGTTCCATTTGTTTTTCGTATACTGTTATCAATAAAATTCACTTCCCTGATTGATTCCATAGGTAATAAAAAATCTCTTGACGATACTGTTTTGTAAGCTGAATAATTCGTTCTTAAATAGTCTCTAATAAAAAGAAGAGAGGATGTTTTAAAACTTACTACAAAATTGTTGTTTGAAGCAGTTATATATCCGTTTGATTGAAGTGTTATAGTTGTATCGCTTAGGTGTTCTTGTATCCAATTTTCATCTTCCTTCCTGAAAAAAGTTGCAAATTCACCAAGATTTTTAGAATTAGATTTGATTTTTAGAGACCTTAATGGTTCTATTAAGAGTTTAAATTGTCTTGTTTCTCTTTTTTGAGAACGATGACTAATTCCTTCAAGTAAGATTTCAATATAATATTTATTCTCATTCTTAACCCACTTTCTAGAAAAAGAAGTTTTTCCTAAAAATAAAACACTAGTCTTTAGATCGTATACTGTCATTGAATGATGTTTGATCGAAGGAGCTAGACAAGATATTTCACTATAAAGATTATTATCTCTGCATGCATTGAAAATGTACTGTTTGTACTCCTCTTTATATTGGACCTCAAAGAATTTTTGTATTGAAGTTATTGAAAATCCCTGTAAGATATTTCCATCCTTAAAAGAAAATATCTTGCCTCTTGTTTCCAATTTATTATCTTCTAGCTTTAATGCTCTCATAAATAAATTGTTAAGAAACAGATAATGATTGTCAAATGCTCTATGTGGGGCAATAACCATAACTTGTGAATTTGTTAGTTGAAATATATAAAACATTCCCTCTATTCTTAAAAGTTCACAAGCAACATTATTGCTGGTTAGGCTAGGTATATAATGTGTTTCTTTTGTTCCACTAGTATAAACTACTTCTTTGCTGTCTATTGTCATTGAAATTAAGCCACTCAATATCTGAAATGATGTCATTTTTGCTCTATCTGACACCTCTTGTTTATCTTGAATTATTTTCAATGTAAAAGTTGAACCAGCTCTAAAATCATCAACATTCATAGTATTATAGATTAGCTTTTCTAACCAATCTAGCGTTATTTTAACTACGGTTTTTTCTGTTGCAAGTAGATAATTCAAGTCCTCTGAGACATCTATTTCAGCTGAAGTATACAATGAATGCAATTTTACTAATATTGGATAATCTTCACTGTTTAAAAATACTTCCAATGCAAAAGTATCATCTAAATTATATTCAAATTCCACTAAAATTGAGTTCTTCGTGTAATTAAAAGACGGACTAATTGATTTTATTATACCTGAGGCTTCAGTAAAAAGTAAATCCTCAGGAAGTATATGAATTAATGGTATCAAGATGCAATTCCTTATTTAAACTCTACTACTAAACCATCAGGCAAACTAGCATTTCCATTTTGGTCAATTATATCAAAAATTTCTTCAAGTGAGATAAGCACTTCATGGTTTAATAATAGACCTTTGTGAATTTCCCATCTCTCTAAACCATCACTTGATAATAAATAATATTTACCCCTAAAAAGATGAACATCTCCAAAAAGAAGTCCTTTTGCAAAACCCCCTTGTAGCAACAAGCATTGCTGTAATTTTCTTTCACGAAACTCTACTGGAAGAAATAACTTAGAGACAAGTGGCTCTATACGCACACCATTAGCAATCATAGCTACTTTGTTTTTCCCTAATAATTGACACTCCTTAAAGCTAATTAAAGTAAGACCGTTATACTTAACACTAATTGTGTCACCTATCCATTTAAACTCGCAATCGTTTACCGATGACTGTTCTCCTTTAGATAGATATCTCATTACACCGAAAGCTGTAAGGGCAACACCTTTAAGCACCATCGAAGGGCTATTAATATTTTCTTTTGAACTAAATAAATATGACTTCGTAAATCTACCTTGTGAGTTAAAGAAATCGTACACTCCTAAAGAACTTCTTTCTTTTCCCTCCAAGGTATCATAGTAGTTATTCACTAGCATATCTAAAGAAAATAGAAGGAAACTATAATCTGCTATTTTTACATTTTCAGATAATTCTATTGTTGCTTTTTTTGAAAGATAATCATATGTAATCAGCGAAATTCTTTCATTGTTTAAAAGTATCTCTAACCCATATGCAAATTTTTCTCCGTTCGCAATTACATTTTCCCGTTGATGAATGGAAATTTTTTCAGGCATATCAGTTTTAATCTCTAGTCCAAACAACTCTGTTCCCTGTGTAGCAAACAAAGAAACGCTCTGTTTTAACACATTTGAATTTGTTCTAACATAAACACTATGCCCAACTTCATATGCAGAGTCATAAGCATCTTTTATTTGTAGATCTCTGTAGTTTTGATAATATTCTTTTTGAAGTTTTCCAAAAGTATGCATATTTGTCTCTTCTATAAAAGAACCGTCTCCTATTTTTCCTTGTTTCACCATCATGTCAAAAATATTAGGAAAAAGAATTTTTGTTTTTATTTCATTTTTTTCTGAAAGATACATGGTTTCTGCAAAATTATCTTTAATATCTTTATATGAAAGAGTAAGTTTTTTATTAGCATCTATTGTATGCTCTACAAAATATCTGATACCAGAATGTGTAGCCGACGAACTATCTTCTATGGTTCCTGTAACTAACGCTTTGTACATGTCATGAAGTTCTTGTTTATAGTGTTCCCCCCAGTCATTACTGTCTAGAAACTTCTTATTTTCTGTTAATAAAATTTTTCCAGGCTCTTTGGATATAGCTTTTTCTATAATTTTTCCCTCAGCAAATGTGGAAACCTTGGGATTTTCAACATTCTCAGCTAATTCAAAATCTTCTCCGCAAAAATACCATTTTTTATCAATTGACAATCCAAAACTAACAGTAGCAACAACTTCTTCTTTTCTTTTAAAAAAGTGGGTCGCTTTTCTTAGTTGGGCAAGTGCATGTTCTACAGAATAAGATAATCCTAGTTCTGCTAAGTTTTCTTCTATTTTATATACAAAATCTTCTCTACACTCTTTAGATTCATCTTCTCTCATTGTTAAAAGTGGTTCAACGGTAGCTACATCCTCACTTGATATATAATTTGATACATTAACCATTCTGAATCCAGAGACGCTCTTGTTTATTGTTGAGTTAAATTGACTATAAGCATCATCTAATTCTTTATTTCCAGTTTGACTAACGGGAACATCGCATACTTTTTTAGATGAGTGTTCTAAAATATCATTTGCAGAGAATCTTATTTTTCCTTGATCCTTATAGGATACAGTCAAAAGTCTCTTTAGAAAATCTTTAGCAACTTTCTTACACGGAAGCTTTTCTTCATTTATTTCATCTTTGTAGACAACACTTTTTGCTTTTTGTAGCATGCGATCTATGTTCCCAAACATTCCTATTTCTACTGAGAAAGTGTCTATAGGAGATGAAATCACATCATTATAAATAACCTTCCTCTCAATAGCAATTACTCTTTTTGAGGTTAGTTTATTTGCATATTCTACCAAATAATCTGCTTCATCTTCTCCTAGATATGAAAAAATTCTTTTCATTTTTGTTTTAAAGGTTAGATCTATTCCTGTTGAAAAAACAGAAGCTTGTCCATCAACAATAATGTTTTTAACTTTAACTTCATCAATAATAGTTAGCTTTCCTGAGGTACTAGTTAACTCTATATTTTCCAAATTAGAATCTTTATTCAAGATTGATAGATTTGTTTCCGCCAAATCCTCTATGTCTACAAACTGAGAAATAGCAATATAACTATCTGGTTCTACTCTTTGTGAAGGAATAAGAACCTCTAAAAGCTCTATCTCAAAAGGATTTTTTGTGACAACATAAAAGTTATTTTCATATTCACTAGTACCCTGAATTATTTCTTTTTTAGGAATAACTAACTCCCTATCCAAAAGTGATACTATCTCTTCTTTTTGAGTGTATTCTGTATCTAATTTTATATCGTCACCAGGTTGTAAAATTAGCTCCAAATCATTTAAACTTTCGTACTTGTATGATGTGACGCTGTGTATATCAACATGTCTATTGAATTTATAACTTCCAACATTGAGTTTTATTTCAAAAGGAGAATTGTTACTTATTATTGTTTTTTTACCTTTCTGGGAAATTTCGATGTCAGAAAGAATTTTTGATTTTCCATAACTATTCACTTTGTCTTCAAATTCTTTCATTGAAAAAGGAACTACATTTCCTATAAAAAAACCTTTTTTTAGTTTTCCCACAAGAGAATCTTCAAACACAAACAAGTATCCTTCCCCATAGCTATTACCCCTTCCACTATTAATAGGAAAAGAGTCTAAGAAGAGGGTCTTCTCAAATGTAAAACCTTCTATGTTAGGCTCTATCTTTATACCAAATAGCGAAGTAAAAATTTCTTTATTATTTACAATTTGAACTTGTGTACTGTTTCTCATAGCTTCAAAAAGAGTCTCTCGGTTAAAAACAATATCATTCTTAAAGTAAATTTCATTTTCAAACTCAGTCAAATGTATGGTATCCAACTGCTTACAGAAGCTTTTTAAAATTCCATCATAGATAAAAGAAATTTCTATAGGAGTATGCCCCCCTACAACAATTCTTTTAAAATAAAATGTTGCAGCCAATAAATCACCTGCTCTTTTAAACTCTTTTCTCACAAGAGTAATATCATTTGAAAATATCTGTACCATGTAGTTTCCTTAACTGTTAAATAGTTTGTCTGTTTTGTTGAATATTTTACTTAAAAAAGGCTTACTACTTCCTTTTCTCCAATCTATAACATCGAATACATTTTCATTACTCGAAAAAAGAACTCTTTTACCAAGAATAATATTTAATATCTTAGTGTCTTGTAAGAAAGAAATAAAAATCTTTTTTCTTGCATCACTAAATTCCACACTTGATTGACTAGTAAAGAATAAACATCGCTGACTCACAGGAGTGAATAAATACAATCCTACTCCGTCTTCATTATTTTGAAAACAAAGTAAAATTTTATTTTTCACTGTTGTGGATGTCGGAAAAAATTTTTTTGGAAAGACTTTGTCAACAGGCGTGTAATCAGTATCTGCCCTATAGCTCATGTGAAGTTTTATTACTTCTGTATTTAGTGGACTAATTTTTAGTATATTTCCAAGAACAACATCATCATTATAGTAATCAAAGCTAATTTCTGGGAATTCCCCTAAATATTCAAGAAATAGAAATGTTCCGTTTTCTTTAAAAAGCTCTTCTAGTCCTTTCTGGTCATCTATATTTGAAATACTAACAATGCCCTCAGAAGAAGTATTTAATCCCTCTGATGTATTCTCTATGTTTGTTAGCTCTATGCTACAGTTATTCATCACATCCATTTTTTAATCCTCACCGTTAAATTTAAACCAAGAAGTTATACCTTCTTGTGAAGCCGAGTTTTTAGAAGAAAATGCGGCACCATCACCAGGAAACATTAATGTACAAGGTAAATTTAAGCGTGTCTCATATGTAGCACTATTGTTCATCAGACTACTAGCTGTTTCCTCTAAAATATTTCGATTTTCTATTTTCACATAATAATCCAAAGGTATATTTATTCTAGCAACTGCGTTTTCATTGTCTATATTATATTCGATACATTCAATTATGTATTCTTTCATAAAGATTGCATCTTTTTCATACAGAATGCCGGTTTCTTTGTCTACAATCTGACCATCATCGACTCTGTAAGCAACAGTTACTTTAAATATATGATCTGAAAAAAACAATCCTGTGTCAACATGCATTGATTTTACATCAACAGTGTAAACATCTTTATCATCATATATGCCACTTAAATGCATATCGTATGTAGTAAAATTATGATTACTTAAAGCAAGTGTTCTTAATGCAATTATAAAATTCTCTTTGTCTTCGAGAGCTATTCTTGCTGTTAGATTTTTTGCTCCATAGCTGGTATCTGAGACGATATAGCTAATGCCATCCAGAGAGATCACCAATTTTGACCCCTTAATGCCTATAAAAATTGGCTGTGATGTTGGGATTTCAGGTAGTTCGAGTTCGACCTCCCCTCCTATTCCACTTTGTTCTTGAATAAGTTGTCTTTCTTTATCGAAGTCGATATTATATCCTTCAGAAATCTTTCTTATTGAGCTTTCAACACTTCTAGTAAAAGCTTTTTTAGCTTTTTGTGTATAAGTTCTGTTGATTTCCAATCTATAAATTTCATAATCATCGGCCAATATCTCATTATTACCTAGGTATGTAAGTTTAGCTTGCTGTGTATACGCTTCGGTTGGAAACATCAGCTCATCAGCTATTTGTATCTTATCATCTCTTGAAATAAGATCCCCTAGAACGCTTATGCCTAATTTGCAACTTTCTAATTTTTCCACATTAACAGCCATAGTACTTGCTATATCCACTTTTATTTTACTACCATCTACACTAGCAACCATATTTAAAAAATATGGACAAGCTAATCCTAATTCTTGTTTGATTTCGTTATTGAAAGGTAAAAAAGTATCTGCATACTTCTTCTGAATTTCATTAAAAGCATCTTCGTAAAGAATAGCATGGTTAAGCAATTCAGATTCTGGCTTATTATTAATAAAATAATTATTATTTTCGGAGTGTTTCTTAAAAGAAAAATCATAATCAGCAATTTTAGCTACACTTGGAATAAGACTATTCTTTTTTAATACTTCAGTTTTAAAACCAGAAAATATTTGTTCTGACCTTGTGTATATTTTTGTTACAATAGAGGTAGCTTTGTCTTTACTCATTTTACTAAGCTCTTCCATAACTTTAGTTTTACTCATACTCTTCAACATTTTTTCACCTGCGTCCACTAACGATTCCGCTGCTGCTTCACATGAAATTGCCATACTTTCAGAAGATAAATATTCGATTTTTACAGGTTCTAGCTGTACAAGTCTATACTCATTATTGTCTTTTTTATACAATGTCCATCCATTGTTATAATATGCTGAACTAATTATATAGTCAAAACCTCCTGCTACAATCCAATCTCTAATAGTTCTACTATCACTTGATATTTCTCCAAAAAGCTTCTCATCTATGTATTTCTCAAAAAAGAAATCAACATATAGTTTTGATATGTCTTCTTTAAATAAGCCGGATGCCTTAATGGTTGGTTCTAATATCCTTAGAGATTTGCTTTTCACATCTATAAAGCTAGACAACATTGGGTGTGCTTGCGTTTGAAGATTATAAAATTTGTTGCCATACGCATCTGTCTTTTCAAACTTATATTCAATCAACCCTGAAGCTAGTGGAACTATATTGTTACCATATGCTTCAATCAAAGTTTTCTTAGCATTATAAGGAAAAGTGTTTGGTGTTGCCGTGTATTCTCGATATTTATCATCAAACTCAGTAACATTTACGGCAAACTCATTAGATAAGTCGGAAAACGCTTCTTCTGCATTGTCAAAGTAGATATCTAGCATCTTGTTATGCTTTAGATTTCCAAATCCTGTATACAATACAAAATTATCTTCTTTAATATTTTCTAATTTTGTCAGCCAAACACTACTTCTAATTTTAACCTCATACTGAAATTTTTCATTTTCATATAATTTTTCATCTCCTGCATATGTCATAAAAACCATCTGCTCAGAAGAATCATCAAGATACATATAGATTTGTTCTTTTTTATACTTAAACAACAATACGGTTTTTGACTTTTCTATAACCGCCCCTTGTCTTTTATCGTATGCATATACTGGAAACTCTTCTACAATATCCATTTCATCATATAGTAGTCCCATTATTCCTTTGGAAGATAATGTTTCTAGTATACTATCGACACATATACTTGTCCCATCTTCTTTGTTGCTATCAAAATTAATGCTTTTACCTTCTTGCATCACTTTTTTTGCAAATTCTTTTTTGTCTAAAATAATAGAACTATAGCCATATGAAATATTTGATAGTAATTTTTTTATTGTAACATCAGAAGAAGTATTTTTTGATTCCACAATGCTTAAAGGAACACCATCAACATTAATTTTAGACAGATTGGATAGTTCAGCTTTAATAAGTGTCCCGAATGAAATCCACACACCCACATTATCTTCATCCCTAAAAGGTACAGTCGGTTTTCCAAATAATTCATAAGGAGCATCTATTAGATACGCATTTTCTCCACAATCCTTTAACGCAAAAGGTTCTGTTTTATAACGATTTGTCATAAAACTTAATAGCTCTTTGAGTGAAATTCCTATAAAAGGAGTATAGAAGTCTTTCGTTAGAGCAATAACTCTCTTTATACCCTTTGCTGTAATATAAAACTGTCCATTCACATATGCAACCGCAAACTTTTTAATATCTGACATATCTTGTTCTATAACAATATTACACTCTCTTTTTTTGTGAGTCTCTATGTAAATAATCCAATTTTCACTATCAATATGAACTACTTCTTTTATTACCACTGGGTGTTCTTTTGTGTATTTAATCCCACTAAAGGCAGTATTTGTGAAAAAAGTATTACTTACATTACCCATATACAATGAAAGATTTTTTAATTTGCTCGAAAGATTACTCTTTTGTGTAAAATTTTCTCCTAATGAAACCATTTCAAAAAAAGCATTTTTTCTTAATTCCCATAAGTCAGATTTTTCTTCCTCTTGTATGTGTCCCTTTTCTAAATCCATAGTGTCTCCCTGTCTATTGTTATATATCCACTCTGTGTTCCAAAAATATACTCACTAGCAAAAGCATTATAAGTATTCTCTACCACTATGCGTAAATCAGTTTTTTTAAGTAGCATAATTACTACCCCATCTGTATCATAAAATAAATCTTTATAGGTTGCAATTCTTCTCTTTGAAACATTACCATTATCACGAAGTTTTTTTGAAAATTCACCAGGAATCCCTTTGTTGTCATTCCTAAAATCTTTCTTGAAATTTTTCCATAAAACAAAACTATCACTTCCATTTACCTCAAAGCCATAACTTTGTCCTGAGATACTAAAGAATATAGAGTTATCTTCTCTTGTTATTTTTGAACCTTCCGTAACTTCAAAATATACAGCTTCTTTTGTTATTGGATTCGCTTGAATAATCACAAAATCACTAAGATTTTCAGGAATTTTTTCAAAAGAAGTTAAATAATTTAACATAGGCAATGGCACTCTAACTTGATGTATTAGCTCATTTAATCTTTTTCTTTGTAATTCTGTACAAACAACCATATTATCTACTACATTATGTATTTTTTCATAAAATTCTGAAGGCGATTTTATATTTAAGAAAAGAATATCATTTAATGCAAAAGTTATATCATTCAGCTCTATCTTTGAATAATTTTCTATAAACAGAGCTAAATCGAAAAAAGAAGTATCTTCTATGTGTATAGGGGTGCTTGGCATAAGAAGTTCTAAAGAATTTTCTTTTATTAAACATCTATTTTCAGTAATAAAACTTGTTTTAAACTCCCAACCGATATTCAACAGAGGATTTCCTATTTGCAAATTCCAATATCCTCTTTTAAATTCTCTCCTATCAAAATTAGAGTTATGAAACGCTTTGTTTTGTTTTACTTTTTCCAAGTGGACATCGGATATATATTGTTTGCACAGGGGAAGTTCTTTGCTGTCTCTAAAGTATGTGTTATCTACGCTGTCAATAGGAGTTGTCCAAATATTATATCGAATTTCATCATTCAAACATTCTATTATATATCCATTAACTATATAATATTCTTCTTTACCTGTAAATAGCGTTGCTCTTGTCTCAATGTTCCCATCAAATAAAACATTTTCATTACTTTGAATTTCTCGAAAACTTCTTTTTGTGCCCATTTTAAACACTTTGTTTAAAAATAAATGTTCATAAATATCGCTTGTATCGCTGTATTCATATATTCTTCTTGCTAGCTCTTGAATATCTATACTTAATTTTTTATTTTCTAAAAATATTTCTTGGATAAAATTACTCTCTAAGTCAGGAACATAATCTGAAGAAGTTCCTTTTTTTTCAGAAGATAAGCGTTCTGAATTAGATAAGCAGTCAATATTTTCTAAAAATCTCTCAGAAATATTTAAAAATGTTTTTATTCCTCTAGAAGTCTTTATTTCTAAAGTATTTAACTTAAGTCCTATATAGCCCACCCAGTTGTCATATCTAAATACAATCCCAGTGCTTCCTGTGCCTAATGGTAACCCATCTTTAGAAAAACAGTGAGCAATCACCGCTTCCTCTACACTTATAAGTTTATTATCTAGCCAAATCATTGTTGCACTCCCATTGTTTTTCCTAGCTGTTTTGAATTCTTTATTTTACCATACTTATCACTAAAAAGTATGTTAGCTTCAAAAAGTTCTTCACAATCAGTAAATGAATATGAGCATATCCCATCATCTTTAAGATAGCCAATAAAATTATTTTTAAAGCTTATTGTTAATTCTCTTTCTGTATCAGATTTATTTTCAAAAAAGATAGCACCTTCTTTGCATTCTTCAGGTGAAAAGGAATCCTTAGCTATTTTATATAAAGACAGCTTATCGCTTCTGTTTAAAACACTTTCATCATTTCCTTCACCACACAATAATGCAGTTGGTGCTTCAGAAAACCAATCGAAATAAGTGTGTTTTAAATCTGCTATTCTTCTTGTATCGAATTTCACAAGCACACTACTACCATCTAACTTTTTCTGCAAGGCATCTTCTCTAACTGGACTAAGCAGCTCACGAACAGCATTATTTTGTAGATAAGCTTGTTTTGCAGGGTATCTTTCTAAGTCAACAATAATTTCCCTACTAACGAACCTTCCATTAGCAATATGAAAATTATATTTTATATGGTGTGCATAAGAGCCTTTTTGAAAACTACTTACCATATTTTTTACAATATTATCTTTTGTTACAACACCATCAATTTTTTCATAAATTGGTAAACCCTGATTTCCTTCCTGACTACAAAACAATGTATTAGTTAATCCAATTTTAATATCTAGACCCAACCTTGTACCTGGAAATAGACTGTATTTTAATTTTTGAGACAATAATATTTTTTCATTTTTTAAAACAAAATCAACAGCAGGTGTCCAAATCCCCTGCAAGTTGTAATTTACAGGCTGAAAATTATAAGAGTAGTTCCCAATTATCGCTTTTCTTAGTGCTAAAGCAATTCCATTATCTTTCTCATCATTAAAGATTGACGGAGAAATAAGTCCTGTTTTTGTACTACGAATTAACATTTGTTTACTCATAAGATAAGGAGTGTTAAAATGTCTTGTCGTTTCTAAAACTTGCCAAAAACAAATTTCTGGAGAAATTCCGTTAATAGTTGCAGACACTTGAAATCCGAAAGATTGTCGCTGTGAGGTAACATGCAATAGACTATCATTTATACTCGTTTCTTCTTGCCATATACCTATAATACCTTGAACATGACCATATGTTTTATAGAGAAACTGTGCTAATTTTTCAGGAATACAACAATCTTTAGAAAAAGTGTTTTTTAGAGAATATGCATCTTTTGGATATTCAGCAATTCGTGGATATTTTTGTGAACTACTTACTATGCTTTCACCATTAATCTTTAGTTCATAACTTGCAGTTACTTTTTGATCCGAAGTATTGAACACAGCTATAATTTCAATATCTCCATTTACAACAGATATGCCTCTCTTATAGCACTCTTTTATTTCTGTTATTGTAGATTCCTCATTTAATTCAATGTCTCTCCCTGTAATATCAAAAATTGCACCTACATCTGCTGATACTAAATACTTTTTATTTTCTGAGAAGAAATCAACTATCTCTAAATTATCAATTAAATGTGTTTCTGTTCCGAATGATAGCTTCTGAACAGAAGCACATGTAACTTGCATATTTCCGATTTTATTTAAAGTAGCACTTCCTACTAAATTTAAACAGCCCACACTAGTATTTGATATTGTTGTGGATGGTAGCAAAGTAGTTTTAGTAAGGTTATTAGGGATTGGTAATGGATTTTTTGCATAAAGTAATGTATATCCTAAGATATTCCCATACTTCTGTAGTTTAGGGGTCGTATATACATACTTATCATTACAGTTATTTTTACTTTCAGTATATCCCAATTTGACAAATTTATTATCTTGCCTATTAATATCACTATGCTCAACAAATAGAATTTCTAATCCATCGTCTTGTTGAATGACTGTCCACATAAATATATTATGTCTATTTTGTTTTTCTTTTTTACTAGAATAAGGTCTCTCTTCTTTGGATATAAGTTCATCTAAAAAATGTGGTTCCTGAATTCCATTAAAAAATCTATCATAAACACCAAAGCTTTTTATCTTAAATCCATTTTCACAATATTTACCCAAAGCTGTTCTGTGCCAAGTGTTGAGATATCTATTGCTTCCTTGTAATTTATCATGAACAAAAAAACCTTTCTCTGAAGCAATACAAGTTGAGACTTCTGAAGGATGATATTCGTTTTTTGAATCATTCATCGTATCTAATGGAGGATTGCCAGAATCTGAACATTCACAGACAGCTGCTATCCTTCTCTCTATAGATGTTATCTCTACTGAGAACACTTTTTCTATTATTTCATCTACCTTACCATTCTCAATTAGCCAATTTCTCTTATAAATCATTGCTTGAGATTTATACAATTCTCCAAATGGTTGTTCACAATATTTCTCAATTCTTACGCCATTTACTGTTGCTTCTTTATTAGTATAAACCACTTGCTCAAAATTAAGATCAGAGCTTGCCTTTGCCCAAAGTTCATTTTCTCTATAAATAAAATCTGTGCTATCAATTCTTATACCTTTTTCCTTATCTGCATCATCTCCGAATTCAACATAAGATGCGTTTTCCCAGTCACCATTTATTTTAGCATATCGAAATCCAATTTTCTTACTTTTAAGGCAACTAGACTTTGCTTTAAGCACATTTGCTTGAGTCGGATCTATTATCATCTCATCAAAATCATGCGAAAAATATCCTTTATAGTGCTCTAGCTTCATTTCGTCTTTAAAAAGTAATCCATCTGAAGTAGAAGAAGATATGTTTGTAATATCGACATCAGTAGATAACAATGTCGTAATATTTGCAACTCCCCCAGAAGAAACTTCTATAATACCAAAAGGGTCTAACATGACTGTTGAACCTTTCTTTAGTGTAACTTTCATATTTTCTGGAGTCTTGTTTCTTAACACAAAAGAATTATTTTTTGGATGACTATAGTAATCTATTTTTGATTCAAAATTCTCAGTAAATATTTCCCCTATAAAAAGACCTTCAGGAATATCTATTAATAAAAATTCTTTTTCTTGAGCGTTAAGAAGTAATTGTTTCTTTTTAAAAAGCAATTTTTTTTCGTTTCCATTCCTTGTAAATATTCCAAACTCTATCATGCCATTAAAATCATCTCTTAATCTACTAGTATGGACCACCAGTTTTAATTTATTTTCTATAAAAGCTACTATCGCTTTTTCTCTTGAGATTTTAATTAAATTAAAAGATGATAGTTGTTTTTTTAACATATTGTTTTCATAAGAAATACCAGAATGAAAATCTATAGCTTGACTGTATAATACACCAAGATACGAGTCTAAATCTGTCCCACCTAAAGACATTTTATTTCTTTCAATAAAATTTCTGATTTGCAAAGTCTTAAGGGAAAGAGTATTTAGCATAGCTACTTCATCTTCCTTTAAAGAATCTTTTAGTGTTAAGCCTTCATATACTTTAAGGAAGGTTTCCCATGATTTATCTAATAAATATGGATAATATCCTATAAAGTCAGCCGTTTTTGACCATTTCTCAAGAAGTTCCCCAGTTACAGGAAAAACCTCTCCATCTCCAATATTAATAACTAACGATGAAGAATCGCTCGTTCTTGCCCCTATAATATCTATTTTTTCTGTTAGAAAATCAGAAGATGTTGTAATATTTGAATATAAATTATCTATTTTTTCTTCATTCATTAGTTCTTGTTTAAAATTACCCATCTATATTATCCTTTATTCTTCTTCTGACAATCTTGATGCCGTCATTGTAGAAACCTTAGCTTCTAAAGTTTCTCTGTTTTCCCAAGAAAACATAACAGTTGGTCTCTTAAGGTCAGATTGTCCTTGATTGTATTCAGCAATCATCGGACCATTTAAAGTCCAGCTCTCACTATCTGAAATTATATCAAAATGACTTCGCTTACTTGCTAATATTGTCCTAGCTGGGTATAACACTTCGCCTATAGCGTGTTGCATCGTCACTTGTCCTTCAATAGAAAGAACCCCTAGCCCTACCTTATTTTTTCTAATTTTTAGTCCACAATTTGCCAACGGGATTCTCGTAAAAGCCCTACCATTAGCTTCTATTCCTGCAATTATAGAAACAAGTAATTCGTTTTCTTTTTTTTCTATTGCAACCACATCTTCAGTTAACCAAAATTGCTCATTCATAACTTTTATATAATAATTTGCAGTTTGTATACAATTTGCATATTCTTTCCGTTCTTGAAAAAGAGCAAAAGCTGTATCAAAAAATCCACACTCTATTTTTTGTTCTACAATAACTACTTTACCATAGGGACTCACTTGTAATATCTCTGCTTCTGCAGAGGACGAATTACTTTCTTCACTATCGTTTTCTATAGTAAACTCTCCTGTAACACAAAAAGGATGATCTTCTTCAATTGTTATATTTTCTGTCATCGAAACTAATCGAACTTTTATATTTTTTGAATCAAGCTGAAAAATTAATCTACTTGCAACTCCAATATGCACAAGAAAAGAGTTTGTTACCTCAACATTAGAATCTATCTCTTTTGCAATAGCTATGTTCTCTTGGTATAACTCTTCATTTAATTCAGGAAAAGTACTACTATAAAACTTAGAAATAGGTAGCGGAAAATTACACATATTTCTATTAAACACAGAAGCTTTCCCAAAAGATAAGTCTAATGAATTTTCTGCAAAAGTAGAACCTAATTGTCTTTGAATAGCTAAAATAAACTCTTCAGGCAAGACAATTGTTACTTCTGTGCCTTTTGTGCCTGCACTGTCTCCACTTTGAGAAAGTTCAACTACACCTCCTCCTGCATTATAAGACTCAATGTCGCTAAAGCTAGGCTCTATAACATATTTGTCTGTTTCTTTTCTAACTGTCATTATTCTTCCTCTTTATGTAATATCAATGTAATTATATCTGCTGGTCTCGCAATATCAACATTTGTACTTTGTCCTGCTTCCGTTACTTTGTATTCAAGTTCTTTTAATACACTAACTCTATCGTTATATAATGTTTTTTTATGGAACTTAGAATCAGTTTCGATATATGTATTTGCTTCTTGTCCATATTTATTCGCTAAAGGATATCTATTTGACAATCTAGATACAGAATTTAAAATAAGTTTTTTTATTCTATTCCACTCTCGAACAAACTCATTGTTTTCATTAGCTACTAAAGGAGCATCTTTTTGATTAGTTAATCCAAAACCAGGATCATCTAATGAATAGAATTCATTATGTATTCCTGTTGGACTGCTAATTACTCTAGGAGCTTTATTAAAAAACCTTGTTGAATATTCTTTTATATTTTCCGTGAGATGAAAGTTCATTATATCTTGTATTTTTGTAAAAGTAACATAATTCATCATTGCCTTGTGCATCATGGCAACTTGCATATCCGTTAATACTGAGTTATCATCAAGAGCTCCATCAAGTATGTCAGAATCTTGACCTGCTGCATTCATAGGATAACTCTTAGGTAGTTCTAGAGTATTATTATATGCTAGTGGAACAAGCACACACATAAAACTCATAAAAAAATAAGCTGGAGGATTAAAAACAGGCCTAGAAAAAAGAGTTTGTGTCATATATTCCCCTATATTTTTCCTTTGCTCTTTTAACATTTTTGTTTGAGTTCTACTAAGTATTATAGCTGTTTCATCTACTGTTTCTCTTATTTTAGCAAACCTTAGCCTATCTAAATTAGGTCGTAAAATCCATTTCAAATGTTCATAAACTATATGTACGACCATTCCTGAATTACCTGAACCCACAAAGCAAGAAAGGCCATGAGTTATAAACTTCATAATTTGACGAAATGCCATAGCCGCTGGGTCTGCTGATATTGAAGCATTTGTGTCTTGAAGTCCTAGTATAAACGAATAGTAAGAAAAAATGTTTGCTGAAAATGTATCAGATTGTATTTTAATTGTTTCAAAATTTTTAGGATATGGATACGCAATCCTTGCATCATATGTAATAGCAGAAACTCTTTCTCCTGATGCCCCACAAATTCCTTCGAAAACAATAGTTTTTTCTAGATAATCGCCTTCTACAGTAATATGGTATACAGCTCTTGAATTTGTTGATTTTACTTGAGATCCATCTATACTGAAGCTATCTGTAGAGAATACTGCTTTTGCTTCGCCTGAAACTCCATCCGACATTGATATTATTTCTGACACAGTTGGAGTTACACCCTGACTTCTAGATCCAAAAATCCTACCTAAAACATACTTTTCACTAATTTCTTTTGCACATAATGCAACTCTTTGTAAATCGTAAAAAGATTTTGGAGCAACTGTCGCATACAATTGCTGAATAGCGAATGCTTTATATAATCTATCAGTAGTGTCTGCACTCGCTACAACCTGATAGCTAATATCGTTTCCTTCAATCCATCCACTTAGCATTTTGATATTCTCATCAAATAATATTATTTTTTCATTTGAAGGTAAATAAGTCCTTAAGTATTTTTTTTGTGACAAAACTGATATAGGAACTTCACTTTCATCGCTATCTTTTACACTAATGAGATGCGTGATTACATGTTCTATTTTAAAAAAACCAAAATTATTTAGGGGAATAGAAGCTAGTTTCTGATTATCTATTTTTGTTTCATACTGCCCATTACCTTTTTTTACTAAAACTACAGCATCTTCTATTTCAATTTCAAATTCAGTAATTTCTGATGGAAAAATAATTTCACCACCATTCTGAAAAGGAATTCTTGCTGAACCATCTTCAAAAGAACATTGCATTTGAGATGCATCTAGTAAGGCATTGAAATATTCTTCTTTACTCACTGGTCCAATATCATCAGAAGAGTCTTGAAGTATAAACTTTGTCCCAACTACAGTAACTTTTTCAATCCTTGCATCTTCTGAGTCTTCTATAGTAAATTTAGCTAAAGTAATACTAGATACATTTTTATTAGTTAAGTCTATATAGCCTGTTTCTTGTTCACTCCCTAGTGCCACTTCAGAGTCTTCTGTAATAACTTCTTCCTCTTCAGGAACAACTTCCTTATTTGGCGAAGAAGTCCTAGGGTGTTCCCTACCTAACATACCTCCCATTTCACACCTCCTCTATATAGTCTTGTTCTTTAGGTTTTATTATTTTTGCAAACTCATCCAACTTTTTCCAGTCCAAGAGAGAAAAGGTGACATAACCAATTATCGCTTTGTTAATTACTTCATACTTATATACTTGTTTACAAGCTGTTTCAGCATCCGATTTTGGACAACTTTTAGGACATTCTGAAATAGATGGTATTTTGTACTGTTTAGCATAAGGACTGCATAGCTTAGCCTTAATGTAATCACAACAATTCATAGCTATTTCTGGATTAAAGATAGGTATAAAATTCTTCTTATCTGTTTTTGTAAAAAGTGTTTTCGGTAATGTTAATAAATAATAGTTTTCAGAACATGTAGTAACATTGTGTAAATCAACCTCACCTTTAGATAGCTTAGTATCAATTTGAGATTTAATAAAAGCTGTATCCAACAGCGAAGAATCTACCTCATCACAAGAAAAACCTTTTTTTTCAAAGTAGTTCTTCTCATTCTCTAATAGTACAAATCCAAAATTCAAGCCAGAATTAGCAACGAGATTGGAACTTTTTGTTGTTTGCTTAGCAAATTCTATTGGATATACTGTATCATATGAAATTACATATGGAACTATCGTCATGTTTCCTTTATGTAGTGCAATTGAAATTCGTTGATTGAACAACAAAAACTCCATTCTCTCACAAACAATTTCTACTAATTCTTCTGGAGAAATTTTTTTACCAAAATCAGCACTCACTATAACCTCGAATTCTACAAGATGGTCTTTTATCTCGATATAATCCTCATATTTATCATCTTTTACTATCTCATAGTTAAGAATTGGATTTTCATTTTTTGAAACAGCACGATATTTTAATTTATCTAAAAAGATTAGCCCTTTTTTTATTTCTGGAAAAAATATTTTTACTGAATGTCTAAAAGAGATTGCACCTTTAAAAAAGTCCGTAAATTTTTTTGAATATCCTAGGTGATCTAAGTCCTGAAACAAACCTGGCCCATGAAACTCAGTAAAACCCATTGTTGGATGAAAAAACTTTGCCTGAGGTACAAAAGTACACAACCCATGACTACAAAACATCTCAGAGCTATAAGTATAAGTAAACTGTCTCATTATGCTCTCACATATTCGCAGTCTAAATCATTAAGCTCAGTAGTTAAATTATCAATATTTGCTTTAGCGGTATCACATCTTTCAGAAACGGTTCCAATAGCATTTGATATTGCTTTGTATTCGTTTACATAGATATTAATTCCATTAAGCTTTTCTGCTGTCTCTAAACCAAAATTTGACAATCCTTCATTGAAAGAATTTATGATATTTTGAATCTTAATATAATCATCAAAAACAGTTTTCAATGTTGTAGATAGTATATGTTCTAAATTAGAATCTCTTTTTGTTATTCTTTCCATCTCTAGACTCATACTCGAAAATTGTGCAATGAATTTTGTTGCTGTTGAATACACTTTATCAAACTCTTCAGCATAGAAAGCATAGTTTTCCATTTGTCTTTCAAGTTCCACAAGCATATCTTCCGTATGTTCTATTAATGTTGTTTGTTGTGTATTAACAACATCCATTCCATCAATCAGCTCTTTATTCATAGCTATCTTCTGTAGTAAAATTGCAATTTCCTGTTCTTGTCCTTTCATACTTCTAATAAGCCCCAAACCTTCGCTTAAAGTAACTTCCATTCGTTGTATTTTTCCAGTAATATCTAGTTTGTTAAGATGCGTAAGTAAACTTTTATATGAGTCGGTAACCGTTAATTGGAATTGCACAGAGTTCGCCACATTTAGAGCGATATCGTTTTTGTCTCCACCAAGTGTTTCTAATAACTTCGCCGTTTCTACTTCCGTCGCCCCAAGCAACCCCTCTACTCTACCTGACACCTGAGAAAATCTATCTTGAATAATCCCTATTTGTTCCACAAAAGCTGAAATGGTTTTATCACCTGTCATTGCTTCAAGAATTGCATAATTTTCAATAAATCTTTGGAGTTTCTCTCCATCAACTCTACTTTCTTGCTTCCCCGTTAAAATACTGATTAATGCAGCAACCTTACCCTTAAGCGCTATTAACTCTTCTTCTACTGTCATTTTTTTGTCCTAATGATGATATTATTGCTCTTTTGAACAATTTTTTGTATAAAAATAGATTTAGCCACTACTTTTATTCTTTGAATTCTTCTCATTTTACCGAAACTTTAATTGGGTTTTGCTTTATTTTTGTAGTTACAATCTTGTTTTTAACTAGAAAATCATTATCTTTGTTAGTTTCTCTTACATCCACAAACCCTTCTATTGAAGTATCTGGTTGCAACAAGACTTCTTTACTATTTATAAAAACTATTCCGCCATTTTCCATTCCTAATATTTCATAGATTTCTTCCCCAATATGAATAAGAACAGGCGTTCCTTCTTCAGAAGTCACTTCTGGTGGAACTTCTCCTCTTAAAAGTACAATAAAATACCTTTTTTTTACATATCCAACTTTTACAATTTGCCAGCTCCCTCGAAGCCTCACAGCATAGTATCCACTAGCTCCTACTTCAGAAGAAAAACCTTTTGTATATTCATATACAGGCTTTTCAATAAGAGTGGTTCTATCAATCTTAAATACATCAGGCTTCTCATCTGCATGAACTCTAATAAATTTTCCAGTTAGTTTAACAGAAGTTCTCATTCTACTACACTACCTTTCTGGTATTTCCCACTGTAAGAATGCCATCAGATGCGTTTTCCATAACTTTATAGTATATTCCAAATGTAGAATCGTCTAATGTTCCTTCTTCTATTAAATCACCTGAAAAATTTTCTAATCTGTAAGGGATAGATCTTCCTGATGTCTTATCTCTAGAAAAAGAAATAATACATCCTGAAGGCTCACCTACTTTTTTAACAACAATACTACTTTCTGCTTGAAATATATAGAAACTATTTTCGTATTCTACGGTAAAGTTAGCCACATAAGTTTTATCAAAAGCTTTTTCCATAGCAAAATTATCTAATAATTCATATCCATCTTGTGATAATCTAAACACTTTCATTATAGGAACTTCACCGTGTACACTTGTGCATCCTACTGTAATATCATCGCCAACTTTAATTTCTTCATCATCATCTCGTTCACCTGGAATAAATAATTCTCTTGATACTTTAAACATTTCACCTGTCTCATCAATCATATAGGCTTCTATCATATACTTTCCTGGATTATATATATCAAATTCGATAGATGTCTCTGTCGGCTCTGAATACTCTTGATAAAGAACATGGAGAAGAGCTTTTTCATCCTTATCTTCTAATTTCACTACTTTTTCTACTATTGTAGAGCTATACACAATTTGCCACAAAATACTAGTCAGTTTATCTGGCATACTTGCTTCAAGTAACGCTGTATATTTTCCTGTGTCTGAATCTTGAGATGTTGAAATTGTCCCATCTAATGTTGTATAGTTTTTAATTACTTGCGTGTATGTATCAGAAATTGTCTCCCCTTCACTAACTCCTGTGGTACTTAATTTAAGTGTTCTTTCGGTTAAATCTGAACTTCCCACTCCAATCTCTATTAAAGGAGAGTTAAATTCTTGAGAAGGATATATAACTTCATCATCTAAAGATATTTCAATTGTAGAAATTTGGTATTTGCTAGTGTGAAAAACATTTAAAGTTAAATTTCCATTTCTCACCCCTCTATCTTGAACCACAAAGTAAGCTTTTGGCATTTGAGTAACGACATCTACAAGATCTTCTGTTTCTGTTGCTTCGGGGTCTTCTATTACATTTATTTGAAAAGATACTTCTGCTTCGTCATTTATTCCAAGATCACCTGTTTCTATCATAAATTTAATTTCCTTACTACCTGTTTCATAAAAAAGAAGGTCAAGACTTTCTTGCCAATGTTGACCACCATCAAGAGAGAGAGAATATGAACAGCCTGCTAAAAATGGATTTAGACTTTGCCCTTTATAAGTAACCCATCCTATATTTATTTCAAGAGCACATTCTTCTTCTGAACATTCATTAAAGTCTTTAATCCTGAGAGGCAACCTAAATGGTTTATTTACAATAACATCAAGTGTAGTCTTGTGTTGTGTAAACAATTCCTCTACTTTATTAGCATCTGGCCTAATTACTACTAACTTGCCTACAGATTGCACAGGGTTACTGTCAAGAATAACTCTTTTACATGCCTCTAATCTCCATTCTTTACGGAAAAAAATCACTATTTCTGTAGGGTTTATTGAAGCTTCTTTCCATGTACTTATAGGAACCTGGAATCCACCTTCCTTTATCTCCAATGGAATCTTTTCTAAAACTTCTATCTCATTAGCTGTCCATAACTCAAATTTGCAATTGTAATCCCCACATCCTTGATTTTCTATTTCAAATGTTTCCCCTAGTTTACTAAAATCTAACTCACCTACGATTACTTTCAAACCTCACTCCTCATCTTTTTCTATGTTATGTAATTATACCTTAGTTTTCCAAAAGAACAAAAACTATGTTTTATAATTCTACTTCTTTCTACTACCTTCATAAAATCCTATAAACGGGTCCAAATCTATCCCCATTATAACTTTATTTTTATTTGAATTCGTCATTATTTGTTTTGATGCCATAAGCTTATCTTTTACATCTTTTATTGCTGCATGGGTAAAAGGAATATGAATACCCATTTGATCCCCATCGTAGTCTGCATTTTGAGCATTTTCGATAATAGGAGATATATGCATAGCATTACCTGCACTTATTTTCGCATAGTGTCCTGTCATATTATGCTTGTGAAGAGAAGGAGCTCTATTTATCACAACAGGAACCTCTTTCATCACTTGATGTAACACAGCGTTAGCTGTATCACTCTTTTTCTCTATCATATCTTTTGATGTATTAGAGTCAATACCCATTTGAGACATTTTTCTTGTCACATGAGGTTCAAACATTTTCCAAGCTACATATTTTGGAATCTCTATTTCATCCATTCCTAGTGATTTTATTTTTGGAAGGATTACTGCTCTACCAGAACCAAACACTTGTTGTCTCATTACTTTTTGATGCCAGTATGAAGTTTTTGGGTTATCACCTGCTAAAATATTCATAACACTTTTTACATCTTTATCTTTCATTTTTGGGTCAGGGCTTTCATTTGTTCCATACATTGCACCAACATGTTTTTGAAGCTCATCTTGAAGGTGATTCTGAATATGAATTGGTGCTTTTTCTTTCTTAGCCTCCTTTAGAATATTACTACTTCTAATTATATTTGCATAATGCATATTTATATCATGTTCTACAATGCTTCCTGAAGGTAATTTCTGCACAGGTCTAAGTGCTGTAGAAAGTACAGGAACCTTGGACATAAACATAGCATCTCTTATATCTTTTGTATTTTCATCTGTTTTTCTTATTGCTTTGATAGTGCTAAACAATCTATTTATTTTTCCATTATCTTTTGTTCTTGAAATTTCTGATTTTAGTTCTTTAATCTTGTTTTTTGGTTTTATGTTTCCAACTTCTGAATAAATTCCATTTACTCCCTCGTTAGAAATTCTAGCATCTAAATTTTTTTCAGATGTGCCTAATAGAGAAGCAACAGTACCTTTATACAAAGGGTTGACCACTTTTGTCCCAAGGTCTATATGAGCAACACCCGTTCCTGTACCACCAAATAGTTTAGTATCATAAAAACCACCCTTCACAGGTGTCATAGTATTCCTCTTAAGCCCATAAGGCTCAGTTACAGCACCTGTACTTACTTTTGTTACATCTCTATCTGTCATAGGCAATAAATGCATATGATTTTTATCACTAACAGTCTTTACTCTTAGTTGAGACAGCATTTTATGAAAATTCTCTTTTCCTGTTTTTAATTCAGGAGCTGGTAATGACTCTCCCGCTTCAAAAGCTCTAAACCAGTCTTTATTGTGCTGAGATCTAATACTATAAGATTCTTTCAAGAAATCTTTTGCATCATGTGCTAACAGTGCTGATATTTCCATGTTTGAGATTGTAGAAGGAGATTCTTTTCCACCTTTTTTTGGTTGATTATCTGCCCCAACTCCACCATGACCAATTGCAGAATATGTTGCATCACCTTGTTTAAATAATTTCATTACATTGTAATTTGCAACAAATACATCTTTCCCTAGATGTTTTTTTCTAAGTGGATCATACATTTTATGATACAATTTTACATTATTTTTCTTTGCCTCCTGTTTAGCAAAAACATCCATATCCACATCAGGGTTATGAGGTAACACATAGTTTTTCCCTGTTTTCAATGCTGTTTCCGTAAGCGAAGCCTCTATTATTTGTGCCGGATTCTGTCTCGAAGTAACTCCTGCTCCACCCATGAGAAGTTCTATATGATTTCCCTCTTCATCGCGAGGCATATCTTTTTCTGGAAGAATAGCCGAAACAATACCCTTATTCCCACTTCTTCCCGCTAGCTTGTCACCAACCTTCATAGGTGAAGTATATTCCGATACAACTCTAGTATTTGCCCCTTTTGTAACAATCTCTTTTATTGTTCCAACATCGTCACCCTTCCATCTCTGGATAACAGGGGCCATTCCGCCATACATAAGCTTTTTTACTTTATCATTGGCAAATTTTACTTCCTCACTATCCATCTTTCTAAAGCCTAAGGATATTGGTTCATCCTTAGACACAGTCATTCCTTTTTTTAACAAACCTTTGTCATCATATTTATGAATATCTATCTTTTGAGCTACTTCTGGAAAAAGAGCTGCAAATTTTTTCTTATCATAAATAGTGCCTTCTTTTGTCGAAATATCAAATTTTTTAGAATGTACTGAAGTAAGTTTTTTTGCCCCACTTTCTGATAAAATAAAAGCATCATTTCTTGTTCCAGGATACACCATCCATGATGTTCTTAAATTTTTACCAAGAGCAAGCTTTCCATCTTTTGTAAAGTTAGAATCTGCAAGATGTTGTCCTTTTTTTACAGTATCACCAACTTTTACAACAGGAGTGTGTTGAAGGTATGTTTTCGTGTTTAATTGAATCTTATCTTTAGCATACTCTATCTTGCTATGTTCACCATTTTCGTTTGAAATATGAATAAACCCATTCTTAGAATCTACATTTGTTATTTTACCGTTTATATCAGCAAGTGGTAAATGCCTTTTTGCAAGATTTTCAGACATACTTTTTCCGTTTTCGCCCTCTAATGACACAGAAGTATAATCCCCATTTACTAAAGGCAACGCTTGAGTTGAGTGTTTCGATGCCATAAGATTTCTCGTTGGATCGTTTGAACTTATAACCCCTAAAGAATTCATAGCAGGTCCAAATGTCTTTTCGGAGTGAGCAAGAGTATAGTCAGCATTTCTTATGTTGCCAACAATAATTTTATCTTTATGTCTCATTCCTACTGATCCATCTTTTTTTACATCAGGAAAAGCTATTTTTTTATTCCAAAGATCTCCTACAGTTTTTATCTCTTTTTTTCCTGTTTTGTTATTTATAACTTCAATTGCAGCATTTCCATGACTATCAACATGAGCACCATGTGTTAGACTTAAAGTAACTCCAGTATTTGCACCTTCTGGAGACTTTATTGGATCTATAAAACCCAACTGAGACATATGTAAAGATCTTACATTCTGATTAATCATTCTTGTATCGCTAATTCCACCTTCACCCAAAGGTGTGACATCATTACTACCTTGAAGCATTTGAAGAGGATTGTATTCCTCAGGCATTCTTGAAATGGCACTAGTGGTAAGAAAACTCTTTGCTGCTTTTTTCAAAGTAGGTTCAGTAACTATTTCACCTATTGTATTTTTTGCAAAAGCATTATTGAGTCCACTTTTCATTTTGGCTTCACTCTGAGCTAGTCTTTTATTAACTCCCTCACCAATTAATTTTTCTGGAGATATAATATTCTTAAACATTAGATTTTCTTTATCGTCCTGTTTTTCATACCCCGTTTTCACACCTATATTTTTCTTAATAGAACGAAGCATTGCTAAATGATTCATTGAAGAAAATGGCATACCAAGAGTTTCTTTTGTTGCTTGTGGATCTATTTGTGTTTTTTGAAAGTAATCTTTAATTTGAGCCTTTACTTCGCTTATTGGAGTATTGTTGTTTGGCTCAGAAATACCTAATGCTGTTGCTAATTTTAAAGTTGACTCATGAGGAGAAGATGTTGATTGTAACAAACCAAAAACTTTGTCACCTAAAACTTTCTTTGCTTCTTTTTCATTAGCTCCCATTGCATATGCAACATCAAGTGGATTAAACTGTTTAGTCCCTATTTTTAATTCAATTTTATTTTTATCTTGAGGGGAAATAAGTTTCATTCCCTTCCCGTTCTTTAAATTCATCATTGTTTCTACATCACCATTGGCTTTTTCTGATGTATACGCTGATGGTTTTAATCGTATTTGGGTAGGAATATTATAGGTGTTCCCATCTACTACAAAACCACCTTTCTTAGAATAAATAGGAATATCACCAATAAACACACCTTTTTTATGTTCGAGAACTCGTCCATCTAGAGAACTTTTTAATGTTAGATCAGCTTTAAATTTTTGAGAAAGAGTGGCTTTTGTGTCTACTGCTTTTTTTGTTGAAGAATAACCATTATCTGTAGGTGTAGCGTGAACATTACTATAGACAAGAGTCTTATGTTTTCCCTTTACTTCTCTACCTTCATAAGTATTAAGTACTGTGTCTTTTAATGCTTCATTCATTTTATCAGGAGTTCTGTCTAACTTAGTCATTTTTACCTATCCCTCTATTATGGTTGTTGTTTTTATACCTACAGCAGATGTTTGCTCAAACCCTGCAGGCAATGAAAAATTTGTATACTTCGGATCAAAAGTAGCCGAACCTTGTGCATCATAATACTCTTTTCCTTCATTTATTGTATAAGGTCTAACAAAAGTAGGTCTAATGCTTGGTTTTCTACCCATAAAATTCTGAACTCTACAGCCAAATTTATGTCCTTTTTTAAAGAAACTTTGAACTGACACTTTTGATGTTTCGTCATCTCCACCCACTTTTACCCCACCATCATCTGGAACTTGAAGCAATGTTGGATCCAATGCTTTTACCGAACTCTGTTCATGAATTTGTCCTACTTTACCTTGGATAAAAGTATGACTAGTCTCAGTCAATATCCCTTCTAAGTCTGTTTCGGATTCTTCAGTAGCAACAACAACTCTATTTGACATCCAACCAAAATTATATACTTTTATCTTCCCTGTTATACTTACAACTTGAGCATTAATTGGATTAACTTGAAGGGATTCTCTAATAATAGACATTACACACCTGCATAAAATTCAAAATCACTAGAACCCATTGTTACATCTCCCCATGTGTCTCTATAGAAAGAACTCGCTGTAAATGTTTGAGCCAGAGAATTTTTTTTATTTTCATATATCTGAGCAAAGTTTAAATATTTGTCTGCTTTGTTTGAATAATCTATTTGCCCTACATTATCATCACCAACAACCATTTGGTTTCTATGTTCTTGTTGAGCCACCATTTCAAATAACTTAGAAATAATTCCATACAATACAACCTGATCAGGTATGCGATTCTTCTGTGCTTTTAAAGCTGGAAATTGAATAAGGAGTTCTTCAAGAACATCCTCATTAAACATTCCTATTTCATCATCATCATATTGTTCTTTATTGTCAAGCAAAACATTTAATTCTGCCCTATCTCTAATGTATGCTCTAACTTTATCTGAAGGTATCATAATTGCTTCCTAGTATTGGCGTGGTCTTGTCATCTGTTTATTATTACCCCCAGAGCCCAGCATTGCTGCCGTGCCTACAACTCCAGCACCTCCAAGACCTAGTTTTCCAGCATGTGCTTTTGCAAAATCAACCCCTTTCATTGTTTTAAAATCATTTTTCATTGTTTCAAAACCGTGCTTAGCTGTTTCTTTGTAGCCCTTATTTGCTATTGAATTCCCAAGACCTGTAAACCTTTTCCCTAAATTTAGAAACAAATTTGCTTCTTTATGGAATGCATTCATTTTTCTACCTTTTCTAAAAATATATGTTGTATTATACCAAAATCAACTTCTATTTTGCTAAGAATGACACTATGCACTCTTTCCCCTCATAACTGTCTTCATTAATAACAAGCTCTCCATCCTGATGTATGCATGACACTCTATCGTACACATCATCTCCTAAATGAATTTCACATGTTCCAGAAATAATTTCACCAGCTGGTTCTCTAGTAAGTGCCATTTTCTTATTAGAAATAGTCCCAACTTCGTTGACAATCTCGTACAGATTAGCTACTTCGTTGCTAACGATTGAACCTATAGCTTCTCTCGTCGCAAGTTTATCTGTATCTTGTGTAATATCAGGATTATCAGAAATCTCACTTCTGTCAACAAATCTACTTGTATCCAGTATTGTAAAGCGTAGCTCTGTTAAGTCATATTTATCCTCACATGGATTAGAATATATCCTATAAATATTAGATGTTCTTGAATCGAAGATGTCTGCAAAATAATAGTCAATATAATTTCCGTTACTATCTTTGTTTTCGCTTTTATCTTGAAAGTCTTGTAGCCAGTTTCTAGTCCAATCATAAGCACCAGATACCGTAACTGTGGAAGTTGGTCTAATTAAAACCTCTTTTTTATATAACCCCATACCTTAGCTCCTTTAATGAGTTTTGTGATTGTAACATAAAAAGGGTTAGAAAAATAATAATCTTGTCTAACTTGTACATTATAGATAGCAAATAAGTTTAGAGTCTTTCCTGTAATTATTCTTACTTTAGCATTCATATGATTTTCTTCTTTTAAAACAGTCATTACAATAAATATTATTGGGTAATATTTTTATTTTTTACATTGTGGTTTCTTTTCTTTATATATTTTTATTATATTGTTGATTTTGTGCGAATGTTGGAGTTTTAAACTCAACAAAACCCTCCTAAGAGGGCTTTCTGAGATTATGAAAAGTTTGGTTCTTTGCTTGTTCCATCTATAGGAGAACTAAGCGCAAAGTAAGTTGACCTTGTAACATTGCTGACATCCCAGCTTGAAATATCCTGGTCGAAAGCTGATGCATTATTAAACATCTTTTCCATACGCGTAACATTACCAACATTCCAGCTTGAAATATCTTGGTTGAAAGCTGATGCATTATTAAACATCTCATTCATATTTGTAACATTACTAACATCCCAACTTGAGATATCCTGGTTGAAAACTGATGCACCAGAAAACATATTTTGCATTTGCGTAGCATTACCAACATCCCAGCTTGAGATATCTTGATTGAAAGCTTTTGCACCAGAAAACATATCTTCTATACGCGTAACATTAGAAACATCCCAGTTTGAAATATCCTGGTCGAAAGCTTTTGCATTATGAAACATATATCTCAAACTCGTAGCATTACCAATATTCCAACTTGAGATATCTTGATTGAAAGCTGATGCACCAGAAAATACACCAGCCATATCTGTAACATTAGAAACATCCCAATTTGAGATATCTTGGTTGAAAGCTGATGCATTAGAAAACATAAAACTCAAACTCGTAGCATTACCAACATCCCAACTTGAGATATCCTGATTGAAAGCTTTTGCACCAAAAAACATATCATACATATCTGTAACATTGCTAACATCCCAACGAGAAATATCTTGATTGAAGTCTTCTACATTTTTTGCAATCTCACGCATATCAGTTATTAAAGAAGTACAAACATTCGTTACATCATCACCATTGCTAATCATAGTTTTTAAAGTATCTCCATCTACAACTAAATAACCGTTATAAGTATCTCCTGCAACTACACTACCATCAGTAGGACAAGTAATAGCAATAATACCTGAACTAGCAATAACTTCATTTCCTGCCTCTGCATCACCACTGTTTACAATACCAGATACACTAGAAAAAACATTACCTCCAAAAACACTAGGAACAACCAAAACAGACTCATCGGTATTGTTATAGTTGATCACTTTAACAACAGGCATTCTAGCTGGCATAACTTTTGATGCAGTATCGTCTGCAATAAATTGAGCTGCATTCATAATTGAATCCATATCTATTTCGTTTCCAACTTTAATGATAAGCTCACGATAAGCAACAACCTGTGAAGGAAGCTTCTCTAGAGGATATTCAGAGATCAAAGTATTTGCAAGAACTGTGCTATCTACACCCAATATAACTCTATCTTCTTCTGAAACAACAACCAATATTTTTCCAAGTTTAGGTACTATATAGTATAGCTTGGTAACCAGTTCTTCTCCAGCTATTTCTTCGACTAGAGCATCATAACTTTCCACTTTTTCAGTAGCTTTCGTTAACGCTTCTGCTTCAGTAATATCTGACATCTCTACATGACAATTAATCTTAATTTGCATTTTGCATCCTTTTTTTTGTTTTTTCTGAGTTTCACAAGCTCAATTAAACCCTCTTAGGAGGGCTTTTTAAGGTTAAATAACTTCAAATCCTGAACAAACTTTCCATGGGTGATGACCACTCATATCAGCTACAAACTCATTTGTTTGGTTTTCTGGATCTTCAGAGAAAGAAGAAGTATTGTCTCTATCTCTATCTCCAACATGGACAGACTTAAGGCTACCATCAAGATTTACTTTTACATTAAAAGTTAGTCCATCAAGTGCAAGATAATAAGCCCCGTTTCCATAATATGTGCTAAAATTATGAGCACTATCTCTGTATGTAAGTGCAACCGCTATACCATCATGGTAGACGATTCCTGTATGAACTGGAAGCATATCTAAATAAAATCTTTCACTACTTTCAATAACTTCATCTCCAGCTTCAGCGTTCCCACTGTTAACAATACCACTTACACTTGAAAAAATATTATCTCCGAAAACGCCAGGCATCACCAAAGCATCTGTATCAGTATTGTTGTAATTGATAACTTTTAACACTGGTATTTTATAAGGCATAACCTTTTCTGCTGCATCTTCTACAATAGATTGCCCCGCATTAAATATCTGCTCCATTGTTAATGAACTACCAACCTTAACAATAAGCTCTTTATACTCAATCACGCTAGCTGGTAATCTTTCTAGAGGGTACTCTGAAATATTTGTATTTGCTAAGATATTACTATCTACGCCTAAAATTTCCTTATCCGCTTCATTTACAACTACTATGATTTTTCCTAAAACAGGAACTATGTAATATAATTTTGTTACAACTTCCCCTAAACGACTTTCGTTAATAGTATCGTACGCATTTACCATACTTATTGCGTGTTCAACTGCCTGTTCTTCTGTTAGATTATCCACAGAAATATAAGAATTTATTTTTACTTGCATTTTTTTTCCTTGTTTTTTTTGAGATGTACTCACCGCAGCCCTCAAAAAAAGGGCTGTGTAAGCACACTGTCTTTAAGACGAACAAATATGTTTTGTTTGACAATAATTAAATTACTGCTCCGTCGCCGTCACCTGAACCTGAACAGTCTTTATCTGCCAAGCCTAATGCTGCGCGGAATTTGTTGTGAACACCACAAATATCCATTGAAGATGCTTTAAGAGTGTTTGCATCTGTATATGCTTTAGCTTGTGCCAACATATCTGCTTCTGCTTGTACTGCTCTTGCTGCTTCATTTATTAAAGCTGCTTCAACATCACCAACACGAGTAACAATACCTTTAACAAGGTTATCATCTTCATCTGTTGTGTCCGCTAAAGTGTTTTCAACTTCGCCTAAACGACCGTCAAGACCCTCTACTGTTGATGCTGTATCACCTGTGATTGCTTCAATTTGTTCATCAGTATAAGCTTTTGCATCATCTGTTGCACCTGCTTTAGCTGTTGCAATTGCTGCATTTGTACGAGCTGTTTCATCTGCAATTGTTTTAGCAATTGAACCATCTACTGTATCATCACCTGTAAGAGTAGCGATAGTACCTTCTGCACCTGCAACACGACTTTCAACATCTGCATTTACTGTATCTTGTGCTGATTTGTTTGCACTTACTGTATCTGACAGATTGCCTATAGCTGTTTCATTTGAATTTGTTTTGTTTAAGTTAGAAGTGATTTGTGATTGTAAATCTGCTTCTACATTTGTAGCTCTTGTGCTTTCATCTACTATAGCTTGTTGATTTTCTAAAATCTTTGCTAAAATGTTTTGAACAACACCATCTTCATCAGAAATAACTGCATCAATAGCTTGAATTTTTTCTGCTAAACTTTCCGCACCATTGTCTGCATCTAGTTCTGTAATAGCTGTAATTTGAGCTTGTAAGCCTGTATTACTCGCTACTAAGTCTGCTGCTGTTGCATAACCTAAACTCTCTACATATTCCTTGACGGATAAACCCATCTCATTCGCTAAATCCTGTAACGCTTGTTCTAATTCGTCTGTTGTAACATTGTCTGCCATAACATTTCCTTTGTATTTTTTTTGAGACTAAGCTCAATAAAGTTCCCCTCAGGAAACTCTATGAGATTATCATCACATTACCTAAGCAACAAATATATTCCGACTAACCCAAATATATTCACCATAAATGCCAATAAAATCAAATATTTTAATACTCTGATTTCTTGTAAAACAAATTCTCGAATTGACCATCCCATTGATTCAATCAACAACTTTTTCTCTTTGCTCATCATACAGCCTTTTTGAACATGCACTCTTTTCCATTCAAAGGACATTTGTTTGTGTCAGCTTTATATCTTACACACTCTGTATTAGCTGGTACTGTTAGTGTAAATCCTTTTTCTTTAAACTCTTTTGAAAGTCTATACCCAGGACAAATTTTTTGACTCGTATAGTTTTGTATAACAAAATCTACCTCTCCATAATATTTGCTATAAATCTCAGCTCTTTTTAAAAGAAAATTTACAGGGTTTTTAGAATTTAACTTTAAATTACACATCTCAGTAAAAGCCAACTTGTTTTCATACTCAACATGTGATACAAGTTTTATTTCCCATAATTCATACATTACCATAAGCATTGTTTCAATCAGAGCATCTACTATAGTATTAAAAGCTCTCACTTTTGAACATCCCACTATTTTGTTAATTTCACCTATTAAATGTTCATAACCAACAATTTTATGAACTTCAAGCCAACATTTACTCTTCTTTGTTTTAAATATCTCACTATTAGAGATTAATGCTTTTGTGTATTTATTTTCTACAGCTTTAGCTTTATACAATATATGATTTTTATCGCTTTGTGTAAGTTTCTCTTCTTCCAAGAAGCTAATTGTATTTTCAATCTGATTCAACCAATCTGTCCACAACCTGAAATTAAGAAGAATTATTTCTCTACTTGTTTCGCTGAAATCATATTTTCCATATAAAATCTGCCCTAATATAAAATTCTCATGTTGTTTGAATTTTGCTATTGCTTGAGAACTTTCTACTCTAAAAGCGATATTATTCCTTACAATTATCACTGTAAACTCCTTGCGTTTGGACTCATTGAAATAATCGTACTAATCCGTGTTACATCTGTTTTAATTATTTCTAAAGTAGAATTAGTATGAACTCTGTCTGTTGTAGCTTTATCCATTTCATTTCGCAATGTAGATAAATTATCTTTATGGTCATCTAAAAGCTTATTGACTTGAATTAAAAGTTCTTTTATCTCAGAAGTGACACGATCTCTCGCTTCAGCTCTAGTTGTATAACTTCCATTTGCGTCAGATTCTTCATCAGCATGTTGCAAAAGAATAGCTTGAGCAGGCTTCCATCTAAAAAAATAAAACCAAACCATACCTATAGCCATGATTGTTGTTGTAGCTTCAGAAGAAATACCTAGTGCTGTTGTAATAGCGTTTCCGAGCTTTACTATAAAATGTTCCAAAATGCTCTTCCTTGATTTATCTAGTGAAATTATATCGTAAAATTACCTTAAAATTTCAATGACCTCATCCAGACTTCTTACAATAAAAACTTTTGCCCCAACCTTAGCCATTTTAGGATGTAGCACTTTTTGATCTTTTGTTAACCGACCCGTTTTTGTTTTTACTTCTAATCCAATATATTGACCTTTATACACAACAGTTATATCTGGAAGCCCTGATATACTCGTACATTTATAATGCCCTAAAGATTTTTTTACCGCAGCAATTATCCTATGTTTAACTGGTCCTATATTTACGGATGACAACACACCCATTACAGCTCTAATTGCAGCAGCTGTAAATGAGCCTGAATTTTGTCTCCAAAAAATCAGATCTCTTCTTGTTCCAAGGTAGCCTATTATAGCACTTTGAATCTGAGCTTCGGTAGGCTCTAATTTGTTTTTAGGCATGCCATATAGTCCTCTTCAGAGTAATACTCTATATTGCTTAGCTCCAATTCCATAGTAAACCCATCGCCATGAGACCACACATATATAAGAGGCATAAGTATTCGACTTTGTATTGTTGTTGAGATATTAAAATTTAAACCATCAGCCCCTATAGAAGTATAGTCACCTACCCCATATAAATATACATGCATATTTCCTATTGGCTCACCCTCTCTAGTTGTTAATTTTATGAAAGCATCCGCCGACTTGACTGGGAAAAGGTCAGATATCAAAAATCTATCTTCAACAGTTATTGTGTTTCCACTATAAGTGGCTGGTTTCATATTTGTAGTTTTGTAATGTTTCTGTGAGGACATAGTGTTGATGTCCACGGGTTCTCTTATGATATCCATAAAGATATCTGTCACTTTTATATTTTCTCCCTCAAGCTTGAGCAAATCAAAAAATGGCCAATATCTAAGCTGATTTATTTCGTAAACTTTTTCCCCATTAATAAACCATTGTGTAAGTTTTTCTTCCCCTACACGAACTCTTATTTCTAAATACACTAACTCACCCTCTATAGATATAGGATCCTTACTAACATCTGTCCCTTCTATTCTAGTAATTGCATCAGAGTTGGAAAACTCTACAAAAGAAATAGCTTTTACCCCACCCCACATTCCACCTAAAATCATTCCGAACCAAGCATCTTTATTAGAATCTATCCTTTGAATAGTTGCCCCAAAATGGGTCTCTTTTTGTTGCATAATCGGTAATCGTTGCCTAATCTGCCCATCTATCGCAAAAGCAAACCCATTATCAACAGATGTTGCTCCGTGTGCCTTCCACACAGAACCATCCAAAGGAAACACCCACCTGCTAGGTCTCCAACTAAAATATGTACTAGGCTCTTTTTCTATCTTATGTTGTGAACAAAACTTAACATTTGAAAAAGCTAGAGCCTTTGTTTCTCTTTGTGCCATTTATTGTCCTTTCATTTTGTTATACAAGCCATAACCAGCAGCTCCAGCTCCCAGAAGAAGTCCTGCTTCACCAGTTAATCTTAACTTGTTTCCCCACGCTACATTTTTAGCTGCTCCTTTAGCTAGCCTTTTCTCACTTGTAGTGGCATCTGTAACTGCTTTTTTTAGTTTATCCACCTTAGCAGACCTTTTGTCTATTTTAGTTCCTAAGTTTTGCTTAAGTTCTTTTATTTTTGCATCTTTTATAGAACGCTTTTTAGCATCTTCAGAGAACGGACTTTTTGCCCTATCCACAAGCTGATGAAACCAACTTCTTTGTTTTTCGCCTGCTTTTGCATAGCTATCTGACAATGCTTTAGCCCTGTTTGACTCTTTAAGCATCTTCTTTTTATTATGCTTCGCTGCAAAGGCTTGGGCGTTCGCATCCCCTAATTGATTTTTACTTATCTCATTAAGTTTTCTACCTATAGTATGAGAACCTGCTCCAGCAGTAGCAAGTCCTGCCCCACCTGCCACTAATTTATCATTGTTATCTTGAATTCTGTTACCATACACATCTGTCATTTCCATCTCCTTGTTTTAGTGTTTTTTTACTTTTCATTATAAGCCCCTCTTTTCACCTTTGAATATTGTTCCAAACTGAGCAAATTTCATTGTAGCTGGAGAATTACTATAATAAGCTTGCAAATGAGCATAAACTAGCTTTATTCTACTTACCTTAGTAAAAGGATGATCTATCTCTTCAAAATGTATGTTCGAGCTTGAATAATATGGGCTTCTACTATATGAAGCAGGGTATATTGTAATTTCCCCTCTTTTACTCATATCTAACGACCCTCTTACCTCACCGTTCCCATACCTATACCCACTAAAATAATTTGCTCCTATTTCTAATATAAGTGTTCCGTCAGGCTTTTTAAAAGAAAATGTTGAGTAGTCTCCTCTTAACCAAGTACTAGTATCTTTATGAGATTCTAATGTTCCTAATAAGCGATTCCCTTCATATAATTCTAAAGTAAAATTTGCTCTGTAACCACTAAGTGAGTAGTAATATGCTACAAAATCAAACATTCCTAAATTTTGTAACTCCATGTTCCAATCTTCTAGAGTGGGAATTACAGTTCTACCTGATAGATTCATAAAGTGCATTACTTCTATATCTTCATCTGGAAACATACTTTTTTCTGTATAACTAGTATTTCCTCGTGGGAACAATACAATTCCCATTGCTTCATTATCAACACTTCCACAAATATGCTTTCCATAAAATCTTGTATTTGATTGTATTATTTCCCTTTCAGTCATCTTATAACTCCTTACTTTTCTGTTTACTTTTTATTTTGCTACTAACATTATACTTAACTATAGTACCAATTAACAATTTTACAATAGTACCCTGTCTTCATTTTACTACCAATAAACCTTGATATTTTTAATCCATGCCACATCTTCACCTTCGCTAACAGATCCATCTTTTGTGTACTCAATAGCTAAAATTATATCTTTTTCACCACTATATTCTTTATTATATGTCCCTGCACGAGTTCCACTCTCTCCGAACATCCAGTTTCCGTTTATATAGACATTAAAAGAATCGTAATACTCTTCACTATCCACATTCCAGTCAAAAGACAAACTCTTTATTTTGCCGAGGTTTATTTTCATTCCAGATTTTGAACGGTCTAAATGATTTGTACTTTCAAAATAACCATCCTCTACCTGTTTCCACATTTCTTCGTCTTCATACACTTCCCAAAAATCAATATTATTCAGATTCCAAAACTTTATTGTATGTTTTTGCAAAAAAGAATAACCATTATCTATCCATGCTTTTAAAATCTCTTCCATTTTTCATCTCTCCTTTTTAACTTTCTTCGCCTAACAACAATCAGTTAGCCACTACCTTATCATTTGAGTAATATTATACATCGGTTTTACTTTTTGTAGCATGTTGCCGTCTACAAGGGAAGTAATATTGTTCATTATAACTGATGGTCTTCTTGCTTTTCTTAATTTCATCTTTCCATATGTTTTTGCAAGGGCTACTTCTTTTGGAACACCAGCAACAGTTTGCATTCGATAATCTCTTAGCTGTAGCGTCTTCTTTAATCCGTTCTCTGCTTTCATCGCACCGTCAATAAATGTTGTAATTCCTGGAGCACTATCTGTTCCTAATGTGAAGGCATTGTATACACTTCTATTCATCATTGGCACAGCCGATACAGCAGCTTTAGCCCCTCCAACTGCTGAAGTCCTAAGAAATGCTCGTCGTGACATCGGAAGCTTTTTTGTGGCTGTCACAACGCCCCCTATAGCAGGAGTAGTTTTAGCTCCCACTGTAGCTCCTGTTTTCATAGCATCAGCTATGCCAGTGACTGAGCGTTTTATCGGTCTTAACAGGGCTCTTTTCCCCTCGTCGATAGTCTCTGTGCCAGCCTTAACTGTGGTCTTGTTAACAAATCTTTTCAACATACTACCTAAACCTGCAGTTTTTTCCAAGGAAGTGTTTTTGTTTAACACTCTTGTAAAAGAGTTCTTGTTAGTTTTAGTGTTTAGTCTAGCCATCATGTCTTCTCTTTATGTAAAATCATTTAAGAGATGATTATCTCTTTGAACCTTATCAAATTCTCGAGCCCACGCACCTCTTTTTCTCTTTTTAGCTCCCGGTGCAGACTCTATCTCTTTCATTCCTTGAGAAGTTCTTTCCAAATTTTTATAAGACCCTTCTTTTTTTGCTTTCAAAACAGCTTTTTTATTTATTGCTTTAAGCATCTTCTCTGGCCTAGATAGTGATCTCTTATGCGATTTAATTTTTGATCCTGCTTCTATCACTCCTTTCTTTTTATAATTAGCCAATGCTTCTTTTATTTCTTTGGTTGACATCTTACTTGTATCTATACCAAGTTCTTTGCTCATCGCTCTCAATAATTGTTTACGGTTAAATCTGCCACTTCTTCCATATTTAAAATCATTGTTGAAATCAAAAGAATTATACTGAGGTTGTGTTTCGCTACGGAGAGGTTTCACTTTTTTCCCACTAGCTAACGCTTTGTTTGGTCTTGGAAGAAAGCTTCTTATAAGTTCTGTTTCTTTTCCATGTCTAATAGGTGCAAAATGAGCTCTTGTTGCGGTAAAATATGCTTTCGGTTTTCCTTTTACTTCATCAGCAAATGTTTTTCCAACTAGGGCATTATGTTCTGCTCCTAAAACACCTGTTCCAGAAATATGTCCAAAACTTTGACCAAAATTACTTTGAGGAACTCTTTTCGAAAGTCTTAGTTCTCTTGTCTCATGAAGCCCAGCTATCCCATTTGTAATATTATGCTCTCTCTTGGTCATCTTTTTTGAAATGTGTTTTAGATCTGGTATTTGGTTAGCTCCAAAATCTGCAATATTCCCTGCTACACTTATGTTATACCTCGTTAATCCATGGCTTCGGTATGCTTTCTTCATAGCAGGATTGTTTTTAAATCTTGGATTGTGAAATTTAACAAATGCACCAGCTGGTCTTGGCAAGAGGCTAGTATTTCCCACTACTCCACCTGCTGATTCAACAGCTTTTCTTGCTACTCCCTCTACTTTAGAGGGAATTACTTCTTTTCTTATGAAAGCATTCTTTGTTTTATTTAAAACATTGCTGATTAAACTCATTGTTATTATTCCTATTATATTCTATTTTCTTATATACTATCATATATAAGTCCTGTAAAATTTTTACCTTTTTCTTACATTAAATTTCACCAAAAAAATGTCAATTTTTACATAGTTCTTCTAAGTTAAGTGCACCAAAGTTCGCCAAATTCTCCATATTTTGCTCGCTCATCTCACCCTTATATACAGTAAACATTCCTACTTTTGCTCCAGCCGCAAGTCTATCTCGATTCCAACAAGCACAATCCTCTCCTAAAATCCTAGGATCAACATCAAGAGGGCTTTTTATACATTCATCACTTAGACTAGCCACAAGCACACTATCAATGTATAAGTGTATTGCTCCTTTTACTTTGTCTACTACAAGATCAAACCTAAATAAATTTTTCTTTAAAACATATTTTACCGACTTTGGACTGTCTATTTTTCTTCTGTTCCAATATGTAGCAGTTAAAGTATTCTTTTTTGTCAACCCTACACCAACAAGTGTTTGTTCATCACAATTATAGTTTGATATAATATCTCCATTTGCTTTGTCCCAGTCTTCAATTTTCACATTTAACCCTATAGTAAATACAGGTAAATCATTTAATGTTGCTCTAGGAATCCGAATTGCTGGATGAGTATGATAATGAAGCTCTCGAGAACCACTTATCATTGGAATATCACCAGAATTATCAATGCTAAAATCAGAAGGTATCGACATATTCAAAATACATGATTCTGAAAAAGTATTAAATATTGCGAATTCATCTAAATCAAACAAAAACGAAGACACATTGTGTTTTCCGTAGAACTCTATATTTCCATTACTTACTGCTGTGCCAATTTTAACACTCATTACTTGTTCCTTATAAATTCTATTAAATTATTCATCATTATTGCTGTTCCTGTTGTGCTTGCTGTGCTGCTGCTGTTGCATCCTTGCGACCATTAAATTCCATACGCTCTTTAGTAGCAACATACAATAGCCAATTATCTTTTTGCAATCTATCCATTTCAGAGCGTCTTTGTCCAGCTTCCATTTGAGCAAGTTGTTGAGCCATTTGATCAGCTTCTTGCATAATCGCTTGTTGATTAACTTGTTCTGTAGAGCTTTGAGAAAGCATTGCTTCTTGTTTTGCTTTCTCTTCGAGGTCTTGATTAAGCTCTTGTTGATAAGATTGAATTTCCATTTGTCCACGAGCACTAGTTTTACTCTCTTCAACAAGTCTATCGCTCTCTGTCTTAGCATCCAATTTAAACATTGACGCAATCGTATGATCAGAGATTTTTTGATTTTGATAAAGACTAAGAAGCAATTGTTTTTCTGTCATATCATCAACAAGTTTAATTGGAACAAACTTGATGCGAACAGGTTCTTTTCCTATATACGATGCTACCTGCTGTGCAACAAAATTAGCTATATTTTCCATTGTCCCAGACAAGTCTGTTAATTGGTTTTCAAGTATTCTAATTGAAGCTCCCGCAGCACTGTATCCAAGTCCACCTGTAACAAATTCTATAGGGACCCCTATAGATGTCATAATCATTGTGGTTAGCTCATCTATCTCACCTGATAAATTAAGGCTCTTTCCTTCTCCAAATGCCGTTACTGGGTCTATCGGTATAGGGAAGTATTTAATACTTGTTGGATTTGTTTTATGACTAAGAAGTAACTTCTCAATTTTCGCAGAAAACTCTGTTCCACTAATAAAATTATACATTGCTTGACCGTCAGCACCAGTAGAACGAGGAGTAACACCCCTAAGAGGAAATATCATATCCGACAATATACGCTCATTCCCTTTTCTAAGAAGTAAAAGTGAAATCATTTCAGGGATAGCAGATAAAAGAAGAGGCATACCCCATTTAGAGTTTGTCCCATTCATCTTCTTTCGTCTTGTGTGTAGTATCTTGTTATTATCAAACTTAACAGATGTCCCACGAACAGCAGCTTCAATAATATCTAATGGTTGGTGAAATATCATATCGTTATAGCCATCTTTTATCAGCTTTTCCTCTGATTTTGGCATCTTGTAGTAATAAGTAGCTCTTCCTGTTACTGTATCTTCAATAAAACTCATATTAAATACGGGCCAAGACACTATGTTGATTCGGCTAACATCTTTTATAACAATGTCTTCTGCTTTAAACATGCTACTTGTTTTACAATGTGGGCAAATACCTTTAAACACAAGCATTTCTTTCTTTTTTTTATTCTTCTCTGTTTCAAGTCGTTCTATTGATGGCTTAAGTGTTATCTTTCCATCAAAATGTATTTGAGAAGATGACTGCTTACACTTTAAGCATCTCATACTTCTTTGTATAGGAAAATATACTGATGTAAATGAGTTCCCATTGAGAAGAAAGTTAAACCCAATTTCTTTAACTTTTTCTTCTATTTCTAATTTATCTTCCATAATATTCTTCCAAGACTTAGCATCTACTCCCGATGCCTCTGTTAAGTCTGAAGTTTGGTATTGTAAAGATGTAATTGCTACCGATGACAGCTTATCTAATGCAGTAGCTGCTTTTGGCACATTCGCAATAATGAATTGTGACCACTGAATTGCTTCACGAATATCATTTGGTAAGATATCAGCATACACACTACTTAGCTGATTATATCTTGTCATGAATTTTCTATCGTAAAGCTTTCCACTGAAAGTTGATGCCATTTCTCACTCCAAAACTATATTTTTGGTAATTATACCATATTATGCTAAAACTCTTATTGTTTAGAAGCTTCTTGCAATTCTCTCAAAAATGCATTGTTTAGTTGTTATTTTTTTCTTGATGTTCTTGTGAGGTCATACTTTTACCTCATCTTTTTGTTTTGCATAATTGTATCACATATAATTAATAATGATTTTAACTTACAATCTTAAGCATAAGCATGGAGATCTCTTGCCTTAGGAAAAATATTTGGTAATATTAAGCAAGAGATATGAGGAAAAAAGTCCCTATATTGAAAACCAATTAGGAACTGTGCACGAAAATTTTACTAAATCTTCCATAGCATTGGGGTTGGAAGTACAAAATTTTAGTAGAGCAATTATTTAGATAAAGGCATAAATTAAATAAACACTCTTCTTGTAGCAATCAACTATGGAAGAAATGCAATTATAACTACTGAGAGCTTATGAGAAAATAAAACAACCGTTTATCTATCATCTTTTATTGAACTTCTTTTTTAAAGTGCCAAATCTAAACTTCAATCCTTTTAATTATATTTATTGTTTTCCGCTCTTGTAGTCATTATACAATAAAGCTCCACCAAGCGCTAAGCCTGCAGCTCCAGCAGCAAGCGCTCTTCTTGGACGAAGTTTTCCACTCTCTAAGAAAAAATTGGTCGGCTTTATTTTTTCAGTATCTTTTGCTACTTCTCTAGTGAAAGAGTTACCCTTCTTTTTCTTACTGTTTACTTCATTCTTTTTAAAAGAAGAAGGTTTATCTTTGCTTTGTGTTTTATATGTTGTCGAAGAATCACTAGCTTGAGAAGAGCTATTTTTATCGTCTCTTTTAAATGAATTCCATGGTGGTTTAGGAATGCTTTCTAATTGCTTTTTCAGCTTCTGTGTTTCGTTGTGTTTTGTCATAGCCTGTTGATATAAAGGATCTCTATGTATTGTATTGATTTTAGCTAAGTCTTCAGGATCTAATTTGCCTTTTGCCTGTTTGGCTTTCAGGTAAATCTCTTTCGAATCTATGTCGGGAAATTTTGTTCTTAATTGGTTAAACAAGTCATGTTTTTCCTGTAGTGTTTGTTTATATTGTTTTTTTGTTTTGTGGTAATCGTTCATAGGAGCCTCCAAACCTTTCAGTATTGGAGGGATTATAGCATATTTATTGTTAGACCCTATGCAAGCGCTGCTATAGGTCTACTAAGCGCTGCTTTCTTTTCAAGTTTTTTCTTACTTTTCTTCATATAATCGTTATACTCAGCATCTGACCACCCAACAAAAGGATTTATCGAATTTTCTTGTCTCTTATGTAGATTGGCATTGTGTTGCTGCTTGTTGCGAATTTTTCTCTTCATAGCTGTTCCAAGCATTCCATTTCTCATAAACTCTCTTACCGGTGCTTTCCTACCGTACTCATCATCCGCCTTAGCTAAAGCATTTATATAGTCAGCATTGGCTTGATAATTTGATGCATCTAATTTATGCCCTTCTCGTGTGATTGCAAAAGCATTCTTTTCCATTTTATCTTCCTTTTTGAAATAATTTACACAATTATATCATTTTCTATAAAAAAAAAGAAATTTTGCCTACCCTACTCTTGTGTAAGCTAAAAAAAAGCAAGGTATTGTAAGCACAGCAGTTACGCCATGCTTAATTTAAAACTATTTACTCTCTTTTATGCTTTTTGATAGTGCACCCTCTTTAATGTCGTACAACATCCCAACAAATGCATAAGCATCTTTTTTATCTAAAAAGAACCAGCCATATCCAGAATATGATACTTCATGCACCAATCTGTCTTCTTCTACTTCAAAATTATCGCCTAAGGTCTCTTTCTGAATTGCTGGAGTCAAAGGAAGTAATCCTACCACTCCTACTTGACAGTCAAATATGTTTACTGTACTAAGCCCTTGCACAAGAATACCTTCGTCTGGGACTGAAATAAATTTGTACCCACCTATATCTAGTGTTTCATAATCTTTATATTTTTCAGGCAGCTGAAAAGATGTTCCTATTTTTGTTTTCATATTACAAGATCCTTAATGCTAACAGAATCTATAAACTCACATCCTTTTTTGTATTCAGATTCTCCTATTTTTCTTGCAGTACTCCAACCAAATGTTTTATACATTTTTATGATGATTGAGTCTGTAAGGATCTTAACAAGTTCAGAATTACCATTTGATATTTGTTTTGCTTTTTGCTCAGCATGTGTTCTAACAATAGCATCGTAATCAGCTTTTGATTTTGCTTGCTTATTGGTCATGGCTCCTAACTTTGCCTCTAATTGTTGCACTCTAGCTTTTGTTTTACTAAACTCAGCATTCAATATCTCAAGGTTTGCAATCAATACTGTACTTAGTTGGTCAGCTAGCCCTTCTGTCATCTTCACAATTTTCTCATCTATTATTTGTTCTAGTGTTTTCACTCTGTTTTCCTTTTTTTTATTTTTTACTGTAAGCACTTTATGCAACTCTTTTCCAACCCTTATTCTTGCTATTACATCTTACATTTTATTCTCCTTTGTTATGTGTAATTAGGATTTCTGTGTCTACTCCTGTATCGTAATTGTGCTGCCTTCTGATTCTATAACCACAACCTTTTTAGGACTAATTCCAAAGTCTAGAACCTCTATTATTTCTTCCAGAAATTTCTTGAAATCTTCATTTTGTTCTCGATTTGCAAAAAGTCCTGTATTATAAGCTTCTAAAAAAGCTCTTCTTGTTATTGTAGTGTTTGTCATTTTTTTCTCCTTAATTGTTCTGTGAGAGCAATACTTATCTCTCTTCTTTTAATATGTGTGTTTTTACAAAGTTATGTCTCAGGATGTAACACCGGTAATAATGTGTGAAGTAAAGAGATAGAGCGATGAGGCTCAATCCCAGTTTTGACAGACTGTAATTACACCTCATTTCTCTCTTTTATTCAACCTGACAGTAGAACAAAAGGTCACTTTAGCATATTCTTCTTAGCAACTTCACTTTACTCCCTTACAATCTTCGCATATCGCTTAGATTTTTTTAGATCTCTCAAGAGCTCTTCTGTCTCCATTATCTGTAGCTCCATAACTCCAACATTTATTCTGTGTTTACAGTCAATCAATTCACCAAACTTTTCGGTTTCATCAAAAACTTTCCCATTGCTGTCTTTGCATAAAAAACAGGTTTTTGGTGTCATTTGATAGTATTCTTTCCTATACATTGCTTTTCCTTATTTAGTATATTCCTAGTGCTATTTATTACCTCTCGCTTGGGAGGTTAAAATCACACGGAGTAACTTTTTTGAAGTCAACCAAAATTTGAGTTATCTCCTCAATACATTCGATATCATCACTATAGCGATATGCATATTTTGTTCTACCTCCTATATGTATACATAAATCGTCGTCTTTGCAACTCAAATACTCATCTTTATTCCTCAGCTTTACACCTTGTACTTTCTCTACTTTTTTTAAAAACTTGCGAAGCTTTCTATTTCTAAGCCATTTCAACATTTTTTATTCCTTTTGTTTTGACTTATACATTCATTTTTAAACGAATGTATAAATTAATATAGATATTTATGAAACACCACATATCTATTCACTTCTGATGAGTATTAAGTCTTCAGACATTTCATCAATAAGCTGTTCTGTAAGTTTTTTTGTTTTAAGGTATTGCCAGTTAGGATATAATTTACGAGTAGACCAAGCAGTAGCCCCTAGTTTTTTGATTAAAGAGTCGAAAGACCAATTTTCTTCATTACTTTTAAACTTGATAAATTCACCACCATTTAGTTCCCAGATATGTTTTTTTACTCTGTATTTAGCGGCACGAAGTTTTACCTCTTTTTCTGCTTCTTCTTCAGTTCTAAACATATTACCTTGATTGATAATATCTTTATCTTTTTCATGATTCCATTTTGTATCATAAATCACTTTTCCTGTTGGGCTAATACAATAAGCTGCTTCTTTATCTTTTGGTTCCCACCATTCTGGAGTTTCTTCATATAGTTCCCATTCTACTTGTTCCCATGCATTTATCATAGGAGTACTGTATAATGAAGGGATACTTACATATCGAAAAGGTTTAATATGTGCTTCATCATAACAACAATAGCAATTGCCAGTGTAACTTTTTGGTTTTAATTTTTCACCATTTATTAATCTTTGTATAAGTTCTCTTTTAGTTAATACCATAATATTCTCCTTTAGATACTTTCCAATAACTCATCAGCCGTTATATCCCAACCATAACTTTGTAGCTTTTTTAGTGCCCACACAAATTCAGATACTGTCATCTTTTTTGATACATTAAAATAGTTTAATGCATATTCAAAGTCATCTCTTAGTCTTTTTTCTATTTTAGCTTCTTCTCTTACTTCTTTTTCCATTTACTTTTCCTTTTTATCTGTAATACTAAACCCACCACTACACTCATCTTCACTCTCTATTCCAAAGAGATTTAATTTGTGTTCTAGTAGAGTTAATTGACCTATTTTGTCACCTTTGTTGATTATAAAATCTGTATCATATTCCATTGTCCCCATTCTTAAACTAAAGTTGTTGTATACAATAGGATTATGTATAATCACCTTAATCTCATCTTTATAATCCAGATTAAATATTTTAATCCCACTATTAAGCATTAGACCTTTAGTTGCTAACAAATCATTTATCGTTAGTTGGAGGTAGTGGGATTTTAGAAATTCGTTCTTTAAGTTTTCCAAAACTCTACCATGCATTACTAAGTAATTAGCTATGATTTTTCTCCAATCAATTACTTGAAAGTCAATCGCAATACCAAGCCCTACAAGCTTAGTCTCACCAGCACCGATAGTTACATCCTCATTTGCATAAACATCCATACACGCTGAGTATTTACTCCCTCGTGTTGGCAGTGTTGCATCTTCTGCTACTTTTTTAAACATTACTTTTCCTTTAAATGCTTTTGTGCTTTTAAAACTTCAACTAAAGCTTTTTCTATATTTTTCATAGATAAAGTATCTTGTTTAAAAAATACAGCCTTTGATTGAAGTGTCCTCCCCGCTACTATAAGTTCATTTTCTATTTTTTCTAGCATTTCTAAAACTACTGCTCTCTCATTTTTCATCTATCAACTCCTTAAATTTATCAGCATAAAATCTGCTGCAAGTTCCGCATTCAATAGGATAGTTTTCATTTGTCCCTGGCTTATGAATACACCCATCACAAGTTTTTTCTTTTTCAAAATCATCATATATTTCTTTTACTAACTCAGTTGATGTTTTTGTACCAACAGTATTAAGAACCCCGCAATTAAACATTGCCTCATTTCTTGATATTATTTCTGATTGTCTTATCGCTTCTGCTCTAGTCATTTAACGGCTCCTTGTGTTATTCGTTCTTCACAATCCATGCAGATATGGTCATCGAATGGTTCATTTCCCCATACTCCACACAATTCACACACCTTTGGATTTTCTATAACATGAGGTTCATCTTTTCTT